ATGAGAAATTATTATTTAAACAAGGAATATGACGTGGAAAATTCTCTATGGAGGGGGAGCTATGCTTCTTTAGAAGAATACTACCAAGATGTGTATTCTTCTAAAATGTATAAGATTCTTGACCCTGTGACCTTAAGGCCAATCACTGCTGGACCTTACGCAGGCAAAGAATTCCCATATTTTACATTTACAAAAGAAGAACTAACGATAGATCCTGATGAAGAACCGGAAGAATGGACGGTGGATCGTCAAAAGGATTCGCTAGAAGTGCAACAGTGGAAATTAGCAAGGCAACAAGAGGAAATCGTGAAATGTATTCACAGTTTCCCATATTTTACCCACCGATACGTTAAGATTTTCCACCCGAAACGTGGTTTAGTGCCATTCATTCTTTATAATTATCAAAGGCGAGTTATTGATGAGTATGACAATCACCGATTTAATATCATCTCCAAAATGCGTCAAGCTGGATTGACAACCGTAACTGCTATTTGGGGTTTATGGAGATGCATGTACCGCAGAGATCAAGCTCTGATGGTTATGTCGAAAACTGACCGTGAAGCTATGACTTCTGCTGGTATGATTGGTCGTGCTATTGATTGGCTTCCCACATGGATGAAGCCTGAAATGGGCAAAGATAATGACCACGTAAAACAATTCGTTACTACTGGTGGTCAAATTGAATTCCAAGGCCCTGAAGCTGCTCGTTCCAAAGCATTAACTTATATGATTTTGGACGAAGCCGCGCACATTCCAGATATGGACAAACACTGGAAAGCTATGTATCCGACACTTTCTACTGGTGGTAATTGTATCGCTATTTCCACGGTTAATGGTCTCGGTAACTGGTATCAAGAAACTTATTATAGAGCCGAAGCTGGCAAAAACAGATGGCATATTATCGAATTAGATTACTGGGAACACCCAGATTATAATGACCCCAAATGGGTAGAAGATCAACGTGTCCAGCTAGGAGAGAAAGGGTGGGCGCAAGAAGTAATGCGCTCCTTTCTAGGTTCTGGTGAAACTTATATCCCCGGTAAAGTAATCGCAGAACTAGACAAAGAAGTGTCTAAAAGAGAACCACTAAGAGTTAAATTCCCCGAATGGTGCAATGAACATGAAGATATAGAAGATTTTATATCAGAACGAGGCGCATTGTGGATTTGGAAAGAACCAGTTGATGGCCATGAATACACAATGGCTGTTGATTCTGCTGATGGGGTTGGCAATGATGGTGATAATAGTAGTTTTCAGATTTTAGATGATGCCACTATGGAACAAGTTGCTGAGTTTTATAGCAACCGAATTCCGCCTCATATTTTTTGCCAAGTGATTAACGAAGTTGGCATTTACTTTAATAGTTGCAAGGTGGTAGTGGAAAACAACGCTCCTTCCGGTGGCGCTGTTATTGCAGGTTTGAGAGACACTATGATGTATGAAAACCTGTATATGGAACCAGGGAAAAAGAATGCAATAGGCATTAAAACTACCCAAATATTGAGACCAATGGTATTGGAATCACTGCAACACCAGTTATTACGGGGCGGAATTAAAATCAACAGCCCTCGATTAGTACACGAACTTAAAACATTCATTTATAATGCTTCAAGAAAAAAAGCAGAAGCATCATCAGGGAAACATGATGATGCCATTATGGCGATTGCAATTGCGATTTACATAAGAAATCAAATTATGAAGGATATTCCTGTTGGTGCAGATGTGCCAAAAGAAGTAATGGATGTGTTTAAATCAGAGATTTATGAAGAGATCAAAAAAGAAATCAGGGATGGTGCCCCAGAAAACTGGGTAGAGGAGGAAGAAGATTTCTTTGAACTCTACAAGGAAGATGTTACTCCAGGTGTCGTGTTTAATGTAAAAAGAAGATATGACAGATTACTAAAAGAATTTGGATGGTAATGAGATTTAAACAGTGGCTAGAAGCTATCGACTTTGAAGACATGTTTGGAGTCGATAAGAATAAACCAAGACCCAAGGAATTGAGGCAAGATCCTCCTAAAGTTATCCCGTACACACTAACTTTGTATCGGGGTTCTCGGCATGAATTGCAGCAAGAGGGGGATCGCCTCATTCTTGATCCCAACAAAGGTGAGCAAGGATTGATTTGGTTTACCCATCAATTTATTTCATACTACAACCCTATCCAATATGCTGCCACTCATGGCGACTATTTTATAACTTATCCACTGAAATGCAAAAAACACATTCAAAGAACTCACTATGATGACGGAACACACTACGATAATATACCACAAGAAATAATAGATAAAACTAATCCTTACGAAAACTGTAGATTCTACGCCGGGTTGGAATTACCAGAAGGCTGGGTATTCGCTTACAAAACTGAGAAGTTTATAGGCTGCTCTAAGAAACTGCTAATAACGAGAGACATGATACAAAAATCGTCAGAGGTTTGGAATGAAGAATAATACAGGTCAAGTAAAAGGTTTAATTGTCCAGGCAATCAACAACATGCCTAGCGACTTTGCTTTAAGTGAAGCTCGCACATATTTGAATTGGGCACTTTCTTCATTGGAAAAGGTTGAGAACAAAAGAGTGAGACGAATGAAGATGAACGAAAACATAGCTAAAATACAAGGTCGAGCAAATGAGGCTGCTCAAATAAGTCAACCAACGGCTCAAGAGAATCAACAGATGTCGGTCGAACAATTAAGTGCGGCCATGCATAATATCGACAACATGATTGCAGATGAAAAGAAAAAACTTGAGAACATGAAGGTGAAGCCAGCAACTCAGTCAGCAACGGACGTTCTCAAAGATGAGCTTGATCAATTTAAAGCAGATGGTCCTACACTCTTACGAGATTAAACTGTTTTAGAAACCACAGGTGTCTTTCGTATGATTGTTGAGCCTCATCAACATATTGAGTCTCTACGATATTTTTGTAATCCCAATCTCGTTCTTTTAATTTAAGGGGCACCTTCAACTTCAAGTAGTTCTCAATTAATGGCAAGCCCTTGCCTGATGTCATATCTTCCCACGTCAAAGCCACAGCGTTTGCTGTTCTCTTGGCTATTTCACACATTCTTCTGAGTCGATATTTGTAATAATACATTGCGCCTCGTTGAGAATATCCAGCAGATACGATGGCGTTTAATGAAGGTTTGGCTTCTCTGACAAGGAATATGAAAGAAAACAAGTCATACATGCGCGGATCGCCCAACGAATAGTTGAACAACAACTCATCCATCCAAATAGAGGCTGTGTTGTTTGTTTTATGTGGGAGCGTTGTTAATTGCTCAACTATTGGGTAATTGTCATAAATTACAGGCACTCGGTAGCCTTGAATTCGAGGATTATTATTTAAAATGTCAAATAAGAAATCGGAACCGGACCCAATATGACTGATTAAAAACAAGACGTGTTTCATATATCCCAGTCTAATTCATTGCCAAAAATTACTATATAAAGGAGTAGCTACATTGTACAAAATAGTATAGTGTAGGATTATTGAGGTAAAAAATGGCTAACTGGTGGGATTATTTTAAACTGTGGCAGTATGCGTTGGGGACCAAAGATCCTTTATCGCAAAAAGATGACGACGCTCCTTTAACAGGTGCAGGTATCAGTCAACCTGACGCGATACCGGACATACGACAAGACGGAAGTTTCTGGGGTGGCGGTCGAGGTATGATTCGACTGCGTGACACCAATGACTTCATTGACTTGTCTTCCGTCACCAATCGACAAAGTAGATATAAAGAATATGAAAGGCTAAGGAACGTAGCAGAAATTGAGACGGCAATGACCGTCTTTGCTGATGAGTCCTGTTTAGCTGGTGATACTCTTATCAATACTCTTTTCGATGGACTTAAAAGTATCGAATGGCTGGCAGAAAACAAGACCGAAGAGTTCTTGGTTTATTGTTGGGATTTCGAGAAAAATGATTACACTTTGGGTTGGGCTTATGATCCTCGTTATGTGAAAACTGACCAAACGGTTAAGATTTTATTAGACGATGGCACATATTTCATATCCACCCTTGACCACAGGGTATTAACGGCTGATGGGGAATGGATTGAAGCGGGCGACATAAGACATGGCTATGAACTTATGCCATTTTACAGGGTGCCAGCTAATCACAATCTTACTAAGACAAAAACTGGTCATTTCCCCAGAGTCCACACAAAAACTGATGGGTGGAAACATGAACGACAATTCATCAATGAGTGGCGAACTGGTAAGGTAGACGACAAAGAACAAGTCGTAAATAAAATCACTCGTCTTATTAGTGGTGGACTAACAACTCAGCAAATATCAAAAGAACTGGGACACCAATGGAAGACTTTGGAATCTTGGATGCACAAGTATGGTCTTTCTTACAAGGAAATTCATCAACTGGCTAAAAAAACGGCCAATGGTGGCAATCGTCGTGTTGTAGGCGTGATGCCGTGGAAAGAAATGAAGGTCTACGACTTGTCGGTAAAAGACCATGAAAACTTCTGCGGTGAGACGGTTGTTTTCCACAACTGCCAAAAGAATGACGATGACCACGTATGTGAGATTCGAGTCTCAAACAAAGAAGTGTTGAAAGAGCTAGAGTTTCTTCTGTTCCATCGCAAAATGATTAATCTTGATCGGCGTATGTGGAACTGGATTAAAAACCTCTATATCTTTGGCGATTGGTTTGGCGAACTCTGTACGAATATGGAAGACCCTAAAAGCGGAGTATTAAAAGTAAACATGCTTCCACCGGAGTCTGTATTTCGTATTGAAACGACAAAAGGACGCCTCATTGAATTTCAACAGTCTAAAGATGGTCCTGATACAGAATCTCTCACGCGCTCGCCTGTAACGCAGGCTACTGAGCAAGAATTAAGGCAATCTACCGCCATTCGTTTTGCTCCCGAACAAATAGTCCATGTCAGAATTGGGGACGATAGAAAAACCTATTACCCGTATGGAGTTAGTTTGGTCGAAGCAGCCCGTGGTCCTGCCCATCAATTGAGGTTAATGGAAGATGCTATGGTGGTCTATCGACTTACACGCGCTCCTGAGCGACGTGTGTTTTATGTCGATGTGGGTTCTTTGCCTCCGTTCAAAGCTGAAGCGTTCATTGAGAGACTTAAAGACCAATTTAGAAAGAAAAAGGTAGCATCCACTAGGACAGGTCTGCCAGGGGCATCTCAAGTAGAGGAAAGATGGCACCCACCAGCAGCAGATGAAGATTACTGGATTCCCATTCGTGCGCAATCCAATACTAGAATTGAGACCTTGCCGGGTGCTCAGAACTTGGGTGAAATTGACGACGCAGTTTACTTCCGCAACAAACTGTTTACTGCCATGAACTTCCCCAAAAACTACTTCAGCAATGAAGACCCAAACGCAACCAGAATCACCCTGTCTGCACAAGATGTTAAATTTGCTCGACACATCGAAAGACTGCAACAATCTGTTGAAGATGGTATCTGGGAAATCTGTGATAGACACCTTAAACTGCGAGGCTTCCCCGAAGAGACTTATGAAGACTTGCTAATTAATTTAACCCCGCCCTCTGATTGGAAAGAGTTAAGTCGTGCCGAAGTGGTGACTAATAGGATTGCAAATGCCACCAACTTAAAAGGGGCGCAACTCTTTTCAGATTACGACATTATGGTGGATTGGATGAAGATGACGCCAGAAGAAGCTGAAGAGAAATTGGCTCGTCTGAAAATTCAGAAACTTGAGGATTTAAAGATTCAAGTTTTGGCACAAAATCCAATTCTTCTAGGTGTTGCACCACAACAGCCTCCCGAACAAGAAGTTGGAGCAAAAGAAGGTGGTCCTAATCCAATGTTGGGTGACGAACAACAACAACAGCAACCACCTGGACTACCGGCTCCTGAAGGCGGCGGTGGCCCACCGCAAGGCGAAGCACAACCACAACAACCACAAGGCGGTGCTGCTGCTTCAGCAATTGCTGACGCGGGTGAAGATGATATTAAGAAGTATGATCTTGAAATCTTGGATTACGGTCGAGAGCAAGACGTGGAGGACATTGACTGGGGTGAAATGTAATGCAGGGATTTGCCGAATTCTTCATAACAGAGGATTTTGATACGGTTTCAGATTTTTTGTTAAATCCTGAACATCGCAACAAAACCTGGGATCAATTAATGAAGGAATTTGAGGCAAGTGGTGGAGAATACGCTGGCGGTGGTAGACACGCCTCTGTTTTTAGCCACCCTAGATGGCCGTATGTATTAAAGATGTTCCATGATGTGAACTATTTAAGGTTTGCAAGATTTGCTTACAAGACATCTCACTCTGCATTCCCGAAACTCTTTGGCCCGCCTCAAAAAGTTGTTCCATTTTATAAACGAACACCAGAGGAAGCAACAACTTACATCGCCAGAATAGAGTTGCTACAACCAGTTGATGCACAATTGGCAAAAATCATCATAGACTGGTATCCAGAGGGTCTTTCATATGTTGACGCTGTAAAAAGAGGCGTGGGAGATGCTGAAGTTGAACAGGTGATTCGTCCCAGTTTTAAAGAAAGAAGAAATGGGGCACAGCCACAAACTGTTAAGGTAAAAAGGTATCAGGATTTATTTGATGTATTCAAGAGAAACCCCAAGATAAAAACTCTTTATGAGGGGCTTGCTTTAGTGTGTCAAGGTGTAAAAGAGTGTGCTTTAGACATGCATCCTGAAAATATTATGAAAAGAAATAATGGGGATTTGGTTTTAATTGATCCTGTTTGGGAAGGCAGTAACCCATATTCAGATTATCAAGCAATGTTGGATTCAGAAACAGATAGATGGGGAGATTATGAGCCACCAGAACCCACGCTTGTAGGCGGAAAAATGCCAACTAAAAAGCGACCTTGGCGCAAAGCCAAAAAGGCCGCTTCGGCAGCAAGACGTGCGCAAGAAGACCACGACGAAGTGCCCTTCTGATTATTCCCCACCATCCTCCATACCTGAAGATGATGCATCTGGGTGTTCATTCCCAAATTTGACTGAATCATCACCTAAATCCCCTAATCCGTCATCACGGGGCCTCTTAATAGATCCTTTGTTATTTTTAAATTGCATTATAGCGTCTTCAATTTCTTGATCGTGGAACTCTCGTTCGATAAGACTTGCTAATTTTATTGGATCAATTTGGACAGCTTTTTTAATTGCTCTGTCCAGGTGATGCATTGCATCATTTGCGGTATTATCTTCACCTTCTGGGGGTGTAATCTCTGTTGATGCCTGGTCTTTAGCGTCTGTAAACTCTTTAAATGTTCTCATTTTTGGTCCTATGAGGATAACTATAGACTATGGGCTATGTATCCAAAGTGTGGCGCTATTTTCAATGTTTAGCCCAAAAATAATAGCCACCCTAATATATACAGAACAAGCGAGCAAATTACATCGGCTTAAGGAGTCAAATAATTATGAAGCGCAAATTAATTGATTTTGACGTGTTTAACAAACTGGAACAGGGTTCGCTGACAACTGCGGAATATGAACTTGCTGAGGCTGAGGATGTCGTTTCTCACGCTCTAGGCAAAGATGTAAAGATGCACTGTCTAAGCGACTCGACTGTTCTCTACGAAACACAAGATGAAACATACGTTCACGCAACTTATCAAATGGATAAAGAAGCTCTAACTCTTGAAAATATTGAAGAGTTGGTGGTGGATGAATCCCAAGAAAGAGACAATGCCAAGGGTATCCTTGGGAAAATGGTTGATGAGTTGTTAGAAGGCGAAGAAGAAAAGGCAAATGCTATATTTGAAGAATATATTGATCTGCCTTTCGTGCGAAGAACCTTCAATGAAATGAAGGTGATGAAAGTGAGAGTTAGACCTGGACGACATCGCCCCGGTCAAGCGTCTCGCTCTAAGAAAGGTCACAGGACGGCGAACAGACGAAAAAATCGTCCTGAGAGAAAACGACGTGGTGCAGTCCTTAAAAGGTGGAATAAAAGCCACAAACTTCCAAAGGGCTATCGAGCCGTGGTCAAAGAGGACACAGCTAATGCTTTAATGGGCATCAGTGAAAACGTCCTTCGTTATGTCGATTACCGACATTTGGGACCAACTCTTGATGAGTGTAATGCTCGTTATGATGACGGCGGTAATGTATCAGCACTTCGTATTCCCAGAACATCAGTCAGAAATGAAGGTAAAATTCTAAAACTTAAGTATAACACACTTACCCACGAATTAACCTATCATCGTGCAGCCAGCAAGAGTCTAGGCGAAAACACAGAATTCTGCTCCGCAGTTGCTCACTTAAAGAGACAAAATGCTTTTAATGATTCCAACGCTCTACAAGAGACGCTGGAAAACATTGTAACTCAATGGCCGAGTGTAATTTACTTGTCTCAAAGTGAACTTTCAGCAATGCTTGGTGAAGCATTAGAATCCGCAAACGTCAAGAATTATGACGATCAGGTTTGCACTTTTATGGCCGAAGGTATTCTTAGGACCGCCTTTGATGTTCATAAGGACAAAGTAGAGAAGATTCTTAAAATCGCTAAGAACCCAGAGTGTGATGGTTTTGATTGTTTCCAAGAGACAGTCGAAGGTTTCTATCCTTACATTGATGAAGCCACATCTCTTGAAATGCAAGCATTTTATGATCTTTATACTGCTGTTGGCGAGATTTATCAAACTGCACGACGTAGTGGCGATGAAGTCGTTGGTGAACAGGCTGAAGGTTTCATGCGAGACCTACACGCTATTTGCGAAGGCCAAATGACACCTGATATTGCATTGGCTGAGGAAATCGCAGAATGGGTTCAAGTTTTAATTGAAACTAATCTTGAAACCAAGCCTTGGTCTCCTTCAAACAGCACGCATCAAACCGTAAGTGGAGATCACCCAAGAATGGCACAAAATGCTGCAACTGGTTACTCACCAAAGGGCGATTTCTCAGGTGATTGGGGCGACGTGGCTCCGGTAAGTGATGGTAAGAATTATAAAGGTGGTCTTGCTGACCAAATGCGAAGCAAGTCTTGGGCTAATGTCGGTGGACCCGATACATTCCCATCCTTGAATAACCCTTATGTTCCACAACCTTATGGTGACTTCACCATGAAGGGTGAGCCGGGTGTTGATAAGACTTCCGATTCTGGTTTGACCCAAGTTCAGAATTCTGATACTTGGCCGAGCCTGCAAAATCCGTATGTTCCACAAGCGGAAACGCCTGAAACATATAAGATGAATAAAGGTAAAGAGCAAGATTTAGTAATCGACAAATAAAGGAGCGGTTTATGAACGATTTTCAACTATTAGTTGAGCATGACTCCGTTCCAGGCATGGAGTACAAAGATGCACTTCTTGTCGAAAATGTCGGCTTCTTGCTCAACGAATGTGAGTTAAATGAGGCCACCTCCTCATCAGGCGGAAAGAGTTTACTGACGTTTAAAGGTAAATTCCAAGAAGCCGAGGCGGTCAACAAAAACAAGCGAATGTACCCTTTTAGTGTGTTGGATGAGAACATCAAAAGGCTTAATGAGACGGTGAAATCTAAAGGTTTGGTTGGCGAGTTAGATCACCCAACTGATAGTATTATTCACTTTAAAGATGCTGCTCATGCCATTACTAATTTGTGGTGGGACAATAACAACCTCATGGGTGAAGGATTAATCCTGAATACACCATGCGGTAAAGTGTTAAAAAGTCTCATCGAAGATGGTATCAGAGTAGGTATCAGTTCAAGAGGCGTTGGAAACGGCAAAGTCAACGAGGAAGGTATTCTCGTTATCGGTGAAAGCTATAAATTAATCACTTTTGATGCTGTAGCAGACCCGTCAACCTATGCCGCGTTTCAGCAACGAGTGACTAACGGCCCTAAACGTGAAGCCGTCCAGCCACAAAATTATGATAATAACACTGCCAAAAATGAGGCTACGAGCATACATAACAGTAATATGTTAGTAGCCGTTCTAGGTGGCGTTATTAAAGACAAAACTTCCGAACTTAAAGCGAGGTTATTCGATGGATAAGATACAAGAAGCTCTTAAAAAAGTTCTACCGGAAGATCAAGTAAAGGACGTAGCTTCTGCTGTCCAAGAAATGCTAGATGAGTCCAAAAAAGAACTTGAGGCAGAATACCAGAAGAACTTGGATGAGGCATATACGCAGTTGTCGAAAGAACTTGCTGAAGCTGAAAAAGTAGCTGAAGAAGGCTACCGTGAGGCTTGGGCAGTCATTCAAGAACAACAAAACAGACAAGAAGCTATGCGCGAAGAATTCGAGGGTATGCTTGAGGAACAATATGAAGAAGCCTACAAGATGATTCTCGAAGAACGCGGTAAAAACAGTGATATAGAATCCACAATGTATGAGGAATATGAAAGCAAACTCAACGATATGAAGACTTATATCGTAGAGAAAGTTGATCAATTCCTGCAACTTAAGGGTCGAGAAATTTACGAACAAGCATACAGAGACGCTACCAACGATCCGTTGATGGCCGAGCATAAAGTTGTTCTCGATAAGATTGTAGATTTAACATCAGATTACTTATCTGAGGAAGACATACAATTTGCCACTGGCAAAAAGTTAGAAGAATCTCAGTCTGAGGCTGAGAAACTTAAAGCACAGGTGAAGATGATGGAAGGTCGAAATATTCGCCTTTCAACTGAAAACACCAAGATGCAATCACAGTTAAATGAGGCGGCGGGACTCCTTCGGGATACACGTACGCTAAATGAACAGAAAGAAAGAGTTGAACAGGCAGCGAATGCAACGGGGAGAGGACAGGTCGTTCTTGAAAACGACGAAAAGATTATCAGCGAAGGTGGAGAACCGGAAGTACCTGCCGTAAACGAAGATGATCAACAAAAATTAAATGAAGACTTTGACATGGATCTAGAGCTTGCCCAAAAGTTGGCTGGCATTAGTAAATGATTTCTTCTTAGCAAATAAGTGAGATATTAAATATGTTTAGTGGCAATTCAAGGCTTCTTAACGAAGCAAAAGAATGCGAAGGCTTCTGGAACAAAACAGGTTTGCTGAAGAGCGTCAAAGGCGATTTAGATGATGACTATACCCGCTCTTGCACTGCTGTTCTTCTGGAAAACCAGAGATTGTTCAACGAAGTCTCTACTGATACTGGCGACATCGCCCAGTTCAAAAGAATTTCTATTCCGTTGGTCCGTAGAATTTATCCGCAGTTGATCGCAAATAAAATTGTTTCCGTTCAACCGCTACTTGGCCCAACTGGTTTGGTTTACTACCTGAGATTTAGATACTCCAGCAATAAAGGTGCCACCCGTGGTGCTGATAATAACGCTGGCTATCCAGATGACGATGTAAACACCCTCCAACAGTTGGCATCTGGTGATGCAAACTTGGATATTTACTACTCCCACCAGTTCATCCAGAACGAGACTAGCTCTCAGGATGATGGCTTGGATATGGTTAGTGTTTATGCTCCGCTTGAACACACCCCAATCCTCGCTGGTAGCATGACAGGTACCGTCTTTGATGGCACAACCGCAGTCGCTACTTTTGGTGTTGGTGAAAATGGTGCGTTTACATTTACAACAATTGGCTCCCCCGACTATACCCCAGTTGCTACAGGTTCCTCAATGGACCTTACAACGGGTGAAGTTGTTGTCCAGTGGTCTGACACTGGTGGTGGCGGGGCTGGTCCTGGCGAAAACTATGTGCTTGTAAATTATGAGTACAACATGGAATGTAACCCTGATCTTCCTGAGATCAACATGGTTATCGAATCCGAAGAAGTTGCAGCCAAGACTCGTAAATTGAAGGCCGTTTGGAGCTACGAAGCTCAGCAAGACCTGCGATCTCAGCACAATCTTGACGCCGAAGCAGAATTAACTGCTATCTTGGCTCAGGAAATTAACTTGGAAATCGACCGTGAAGTTCTCACTGACCTGAGAAACAACGCTGGCACAATTTCCTCCTGGGATTTCAATACCGCGCTTGGTGACACAATTAAAGAAAAATACGAATCCTTGTATGTCAAGGTCGTAGAAGTTTCAAATGTTGTTCACCGTAAAACTCTGCGTGGTGGTTGCAACTGGTTGGTAACTTCTCCTGAAGTAGCCTCCATTTTTGAAACCGCAACTGCTGGTTTCGCACCCGCTCCTTCCGAGACATTCACAAGTTCCTTGGGTATTCAATACGTCGGAACAGTAAATTCTCGCTGGAGATTATACAAAGATCCGCTCTTCCCGCAAGGGCAGATTTTAATGGGTTACAAGGGCGACAGTTATATGGATGCTGGGTATTTTTACCTACCATACGTCCCCCTGACACAGACCCCAGTGGTTCTGGACCCAGAGAATTTTTGCCCAAGAAAAGGTATTTTAACGAGATATGGTAAAAAACTTTTGAGAGAAGGTGCTAAATTCTACGCACGCCTCTCGATTGCCAATTTTGTGATTTGACGGAACTCCTTGCTAGACAAGGACTTACGACGATAAATAATAAGAACCTCAGCAAAATGCTGGGGTTCTTTTTTTAATATAATTCAACTACTGGTAAATTTTTAACACTTTCTAAATCTATTCCCAATTCTTGCACATCTTCATCAAATAAAATTGTATATGTCATGCTCCGTTCATTTGCATAATCAACTGCTGCGTCATGTTTTAACTTCACAGTAATTGAATCCTTATCTTTCCATGTTTTAGTCTCAATAATGTGTTCTAATGGATCATTTTTATATTTAACTAAAAAGTCAGGAAAGTATAGATGCTGTTTGCCATCTTGATCTAAATAGGGAATAGCAAAAGACTCATAATTATACCATTCTACATCTGGATGATTGTCTAAAAAAAAGTGCATTTGCAATTCTAAACCAGATAGAAACCGAGGGTTTTCTTTTTTACATTTTTTTGCTTTATATCTTCCTCGACAATTAGACACAAATCCTCCTGGCCAATTGCCTTCGGTAATAAGTTTAGCAACCGTTTCCCTCTGTTTCTGATTCCATTCCTCTGGCCTCGTAATTCCTTTGGCCCACGGATTTTTATAACTTTCAGCCAGCCATTCTGTACAGTGTTCTCTTAAATATTCTCTCATTTCTGGTAATTGATTATAATGCTCTACTCCATATTTTTCTAATCTCGTCTTTGCCATTTTAATTTGAACTTCTGGTCGAGATGCTGCATTTTCTACTCCATACTTTTCCAAATTACGTTTTTTCATTTTGGCCATAATCTCTTCGGATTGATATGGGTAATCTACACCATACTTCTCTCTCATTGATTTTCTTTGATTTTCTTTTGAGACTTCACTCTTCATATGGTGTTCGACACCATACTTCTCAAGTGATGTTTGCCGGTGTTTTGCCAACCATTTCTTCTTGAATTCTGGATCTTTGAGTTGTTCCCGGCGTTCTTGGATGTGTTCTTCAGAATTTAGCGGGTGTTCAGTTCCATACCTTTCTAAATTAGTCTTTTTGATCTTTTCAACGTTCTTTTTGTCGAACATCGGATTTTTTTGTCGTAGCGTACACTTTCGACAAATGTGTTTTCCTTCATTCTTCTTAAAATTCTTTTGAGCATCCTTTAATTTAAGCTCCCACTCTTGACCACAACGTTCAAATCCACCATTGCAGTCATACTTGATTTTTACTTTTTGAGCGGGTAGAATACCGTTCAGTTCTTGTAAATACATGGTAATTTCTCCTTTTGGCGTATTTTACCATAATTTATATAGTGAGGCAAGTGTGGATTTTGAAAAAATTAACTTTTGAATATGTAAAAAAATATTTTGAGAATCATGGATGTGAACTTCTTGCTGTGGAATATATTAATGCTAATGTTTCAATGCCTTACATTTGTGAATGTGGCAATAAATCAGAAATCAATTTCAACAATTTTCAACATGGGAAAAGGTGTAAACTCTGTGGAATTGAAAAGAGTGGTCTTGCACGCAGAACATCTTTTGAAGAAATGAGACAACATTTCATAAACCAAGGGTGTACACTTCTTGTTGAGAAACACGAATATATCGACACGAGTACACCAATGCCTTATATTTGTGAGTGTGGTAATGAATCAAAAATTCGTTTTAGTAATTTTAAGGCAGGTCATAGGTGCAGAGAGTGCGGCACTAAAAAGATGGTCAAATCACAAAAACACTCCCTTGAATATGTAAAAAAATACTTTGAAGATCGTGGATGTACACTTCTTGCTACGGAATATAAAAACAGTGGTACTTCCATGCCTTATATTTGTGAATGTGGTAATGAATCAAAAATTAGATTCTATAATTTGCAACAAGGTCAAAGGTGTAAAAAATGCAGCAATAGGAGGCTAAGCCAATTAAATAAACATTCCTTTGAGTGTGTCAAACAATATTTTGAGGATCATGGATGTAAATTACTTGCCACAGAATATACTGGCAAAGATGCTCCAATGCCTTATATTTGTGAATGTGGTAATGAATCAAAAATTAGTTTTGGTAGTTTTAAGGTAGGTCATAGGTGCAGGAATTGTGGTAATAATAAAATAGCAAAATCATTGAAACATTCCTTTGAATATGTCAAACAATATTTTGCTGATGGGGGGTGTAAACTACTTGCTACGGAGTATATTGGCAATAATACATCTATGCCTTATATTTGTAAGTGCGGCAATAAATCAGAGATTCGTTTTAGTAATTTTAAACAAGGTAAGAGGTGTCATAAATGTAAAACATCTCGAAATGAAAAAATAATTTATGAATACCTTGAACAAAACCAAATCATATTCAAACCACAATTCAGATTTAAAAAATCTTCAATTGGAAATTTACGATTTGATTTTGCTACCGAAAAAGGATTGATTGAGTATCAAGGAGAACCGCATTACATTCCTGTTTATTTTGGTGGCAAGCACAACACCAAGTACAAAAACCTTTATTCATATATCAAACGTGACCACCGCAAACTTAAATATCTAAAACAACGTAATATTCCTATCCTTTATATTCCTTTTTGGGATCAGGAACGCATCCCTGAAATTCTTGACAGTTTTTTCAGTGGACAAACTCCATCTTTCTCAGAACCACCAAAAGAAGTAAATCAGTATAAAGCAATACGGCAGGCATGTCGTGATAAATTAGAAATTACGGAGTCAGAAGTTTTGTGTGGTTTGATATATACTGCATGAATATAACAAATATAACACAATCGCCATTGAAGCAATTAAAATCACCTTTAGAACTCTTAGAATCTACAAAAATGGAATCAGCAAAGCCAACCGAAACTGAATTTAAAATGCCAAATCTTAAATCAGAATTATTAGAGCTACTAGAAGAACACAACAAATTATTGAAAGAAAACAACAGGTTGTTAAAGCGACTATTGAGGTTGTTGAAGAAATAAATGCGAACATTCAAGCAGTTTTTAGAGGCGCGGGCACCAATAGTCTTTGCATCATGGTCTAGTGATGGTCGGGTGACAGTTTATATCCGTGGAGAAAGATACGTCTACGCCACTGATGCTGCTTTTACATACGCAAATCACAGATTCAGGGCATGGGCGGAACGTGCTCCTGGTAGAGCACTTGCCAAAATGAGAAAAATGAGTGGCACGTATTTACTTGAAGGACCAAGAGATGAACCCGAACCAGCAGGATCGCCCCCACCCGCAGAACAACCAGAAGCTCCTCCCGCCCCTAAATTTGTTCAAGGCAATTTATTTTAATGAATTTCGTAGTTTTAGGTCCAGAGAGTAGTGGCAGTACTTTAATTGCCAAGACAATCGCCACAGCGATAGGGGTCAAAGATTACAATGGTCGTTTCTGGAGTAAATCAAATAAAAGGGGCGACAAGGTTTGTCATCGTTCTTTGCCGTATGGTGGAAAAGAGAAGCACTACCCCCCATTAGATGAATTTAAAGAGCCTTGCAAATTCATTTTATGCACTAGGGATATGAATTGCGTTTCACTTTCAAAAGAAAAAAAGCATTCTGAGCTTATTGAAGATATTCAAAAGCACAACGAAACAGCAAGACAAATGATGCACAAACTCATGGAAACCAGAAATTGTTTCATATGGTCTTACGAAACATTCCTTTTTTTAAGAGAACCATACTTGCAATTATTGTATGAATTTTTGGGCATCAAATCGGACTATTTCCCTTTTTTAAGGGATGGCAATAAAAAGTGGGTTAAACAATGAGTATTTGGACAGGTCGAGACTACGACATAGTTGAAGACTTCAATGCAAGAACTGAAAAAGCTCTGAATGGGGTGGTTCGCCTCTTTAATAATGATGCTCACCTTGATGGGGTCAATTCTGACGCTGTGGAATGGCTTAAAAAAGAGACAGCAGGGAAAAGGATTCTGGAAATAGGGTGTGGATATGGCAGATATTCAGCCATCTTGCCTTTTAAATCCTACGTTGGAATTGACATCACTGCTGCTAGGGTGGATTACGCCTCTAAAAATTACGCCTCAGATAATGTGAAATTCCATTTGGTCGAGGATAATTGGGACATAGGACAGTTTGATTTAGCTTGTTGTGTGCATGTAATTCAGCATTTGACTATGCCTCAAGCCATAGATTTAATTAAAAACGCTAAGAAGCACACTAAGAGGCTATTAGCTCAAGAGGCATGTCTGGACTACATGACAGAGGGAGAGGCTGAGCAGCGTTATTTAAAAAGCCCACATCACATGATATGGAAGCCTATTCAGCTTATTGAGTGTGCAACCGATACCAAGTGGAAAATTTTAAAAAAGCTCTCTAAGGATTCTCAGGCACTAATTGAACCAGTGCGGTGCTAGTTTTCTAATCTGCTTGTCGAAAGTAGGATCGTAAGAGCCACTTGACTTACTGATGTAATCCCTTAACGCCCTTCCCAATGGATTGCTTTTCTGGCCGAAGACGCACTTCGGTCGTGGTTCACCATTCTTTGCCATTTCAAGAAGCAGTTTTTTCTTTTCAGCAACAGCATCAACAAACCAGTGTGGTGCCAGTTTTCTAATTTTCTTATCGAAGTCTGAATCGTAAGCATTACTTGACTTACTGATGTAATTACTCAATGCTACACCCGGATGTTTTTTACTCTTTGGTCGTGGTTCTCCATTCCGTGCCATTTCAAGAAGCAGTTTTTTCTTTTTGTCAGAAGAAGATTCTTCATTAAGGAATTCATCCCATCCTTCAATACTTTCTAGTGCCGATATTTGCCATTTTTTAAGCATGATTCTTCCTGAACCAGTGCGGAGCTAGTTTTCTAATCTGCTTGTCGAAGGCAGGATCATAAGAACTATTGTTTTTACTGGTATAACAACCCAATGATATTCCTAATTTGTGTTTTTTTCTTTTTGGTCGTGGCTCTCCATTGCGAGCCATTTCAAGAAGTTGTTGTTTTTTCTGCTTGGCAATTTTAGATTGCTTATGACTTTTCCTATCGAACCAATGTGGAGCTAATTCTTTGATCTTCTTGTAAAAATCAGGATCGCACCTAAAGTAATAATTTATTATTCTTCCTAATGGGATTTCCTTAGATGGTCTTGGCTCTCCGTTCCTAGCCATTTCAAGAAGCAATTTTTTATTTTCAGCAGCATCAACAAACCAATGCGGTGCTAATTTTCTAATTTCTCTATCAAAGTCAGGATCATAAGATTTGTTTTTGTCAGTATAACGACTTAATGCAGACCCCAGTGAAGGATATTTCCTTTGAGATGGTCTTGGCTCGCCATTTCTTGCCATTTCAAGGAGTTGTTGTTTTTTCTGTTCGATAGTTTGTTCGACAAACCAATGTGGTGCCAATCTTCTAATTTGCTTGTCAAATTTAGAACCACGATGGATTCCATTGGTGTAATCACTCAATTTGCCTCCTAACGGATGTTTGCCTTGTTTTGGTCTTGGTTTTCCCTTCTTTGCCATTTCCAATAATAGTCTTTTATTTTCTTCTACAACAGCAATGAACCAATGTGGAGCTAATTCTCTAATTTGTTTGTCAAATACAGGATCGTAACAATCTCTCATTTTTCCTGTATAAGCAGTCAGTACAGATCCCAATGGGTGTTTATTTTTTTTTGGTCTTGGCTCTCCATTTCTTGCCATTTCCAACAACAGTTTTTTATTTTTGGCAGAAGACGATTCCTCATTGAGGAATTCATCCCATCCTTCAATGCTTTCTAGTGCCGATATTTGCCATTTTTTAAGCATGATTCTTCCTGAACCAGTGCGGAGCTAGTTTTCTAATTTTTTTGTCAAACTCTTTATCATAGGAGCTAGTATTATTCGTATATCGCACAAGACAATTCCCCAGAGATCCATTTTTGCTATTTGGCCTGGGTTCACCATTGCGTGCCATCTCTAACAATAGTTTCTTATTTTCAGCAGCAGTATCAACAAACCAATGTGGGGCTAGTTTTCTAATTTTTTTGTCGAAAACAGGGTCGCAACAGCCGCTTGCCTCGCAAAGATAATTATTTAATGCTGATTTTAGCGGGTTTTTTGTTGGTCGTGGTTCTCCATTCCTGGCCATTTCCAACAATAGTTGTTTTTTTTCAGCAGCAGTGTCAACAAACCAATGTGGGGCTAGTTTTCTAATTTCTTTGTCAAAAGCAGGATCATAAGAACCACTTGACTTACCGATATAACGCACAAGTCTTTTTCCCAATGGATTCTTTTTACAATTTGGTCGTGGTTCTCCACTTCTTGCCATTTCGAGAAGGGCTTCTTTGTTCCTAGCAGTAGTATCAAACCAATGTGGAGCCAGTTCTCTAATTTTTTTGTCGAAAACAAGATCACAACAACCCTTAGTATAAGAGTTTAATGCTGATCCCAATTGTGTTGTTTGAACTGGTCGTGGTTTTCCATTCCTCGCCATTTCTAGCAGCAGTTTTTTATTTTTAGCAGCAGTACTAACGAACCAGTGTGGTGCTAATTTTCTAATCTTTTTATCAAACTCTGGGTCGTAACTATTATTTGACTTACCGATGTAAGAATTTAGTGCTCCCGCAAGATAATGTTTTTGTGATCGTGGCCTTGGCTCTCCATTCCTAGCCATTTCCAATAATAGTTGCTTCTTTTCAGCAGCATTATTAGCATTAGCAAGGAATTCATCCCATCCTTCAATACTTTCTAGTGCCGATATTTGCCATTTTTTAAGCACTGTGCGTTGCCTTTCTGAAATCTCGGCGTTGTTTTAAAAGGAAATGATAAAGCCGACTTCCTTTTTGTATGTTTTCAAGTCCTATCTTTTTAATTTGTTCAACATTCTCTAGCCAATCGCCTTTGTTTAAAAACTTTTGCAATTTTTCAAGGTCTTTAGTTGCTGCAACGCCTACAAAGGGGGATTTTTTGGCGATATATTTTCGTATAACCTTATCCCAACCATGCTCACGAACAAAATCAACAATCATCCCATCCATACGAAGATTAGGACTACTAGGGTTTTGGCGACGGAGAATTTCTTTTCGCAATCGTTCTCTGAGGGTGTCATGTGAAACATCCTCCAACATGTCGTCTTCATATTCTTCAATGATCTCATCAACAAGTTCATTGATGGCTTCAGCGTTTCTATTTGATGCGGGAATTGCCAGTAATCGTCGCATCATATCTTCAACTAATTCATTTCGTTTGCTTCCATACACATCTTCAAGCGTCACATTGCAAACGCGGTTTTTATCTTGAGGTATTGCTGGCATGAGGATGGGATAAAACATATCATCCAACATAGAGGCCATTACAACAGCATTGAAACGATCTGATAGCTTTTCACGAACAGTATCAGGGCTATCGTCCCACTTCTTAAAATGCTCAATATAATTAAACATTTTAATATCGGTTTTTTCTTCGTGTTGACGCAAAGCTCTTCCGAGTTTCTGAATTGGTTGCAGAGTATTAGCATCTAATACCGTGTTATGAACACGAGAACATGCTGGCCAATCAGTTCCTTCTCTTCCAATGGCACAAGTGACAACAGCACAAAAATCTTGAACATCAGCAGTTAATCGTTTTTTGTCTCGTTGTTGACGTTCAGGCGTAACAAGATCAAGAACTCTATCTCCATAAATCTCAGTCAAACCATCCACGAGTCTTTCAACCCACTTCCATTTGTTTGTGCGTTTAAAGAACTTTTGTCCATCTGCTGGAACGATGATGATTGGTGGCTTATCTGGTTCAGCCGCTACAGCAGTTAGAATTTGTCTCAAAAGATCATTGCTATTTTTATAACAAAGGTAGTCCTGATGAAGTTCTTTTAATCTTAACGTCGCCCAGTGTTCAAGAAATGGGACACGGAAAACCTCAAAATCATCCAGATAATGACCATCAAGAATTACACCCCGATCACCACGAAAGAATGTCGCCGTAGTTAAGTGTAAGCAACCGTCATTGTCCAAAACGAATTTACAAAATCCTCCTAAGCGGTTTGGTGCAACACCACCTTCATCCACGCCAGAGATATGATGAACCTCATCGGGACGAAATGAAGTATTCTGAATAGCTCGCATTTTTTCTCTAGGAGTCATACTATTAAAAGCTGCCAACAATGCCGAATAACTCACTACAGCGGTGCAACCTCCTAGTACCTTGTTTGCTCGATATGATTTACATGGATGATCCTTCAGGAGGAAACCTCTGATTCTTTTAACAGACTGCTCATTGTCAAAACAACAATTTGTAGTAACCTCCCAACCATAAATTTCACCATTGATCCGCAATTTTTTGTGTTTGTAATCCGTGAAACCATCACCAATATTCAATTGAGGGACAATAAACACTTGTTTTTGTTCATAGTCCGATTCAATAATCTCTCTAGCAGCATTAAAAATCTGCACTAAACTTTTACCACTGCCTGTCGGAGAAATAAATATCGTTCTTCTTTTTCCTTGAAACGCTTCGTAGCATCTAATTTGGTAGTCACGATTACCATATCCCAACTCCTTGGGGTCGGTGTCTTTTAAGACCGCAATATTAGCCGTAATGGGCTTCCAATTTGGATCGTAGTAGTCAAAATTAGCTGGATGTAAATGCATTTATTTTCTCACGAAGATGTAAGTAGCCATTTCTGTATGACTAGATTTATACGAATAATACTTGTCATACACATCCCAATTACTGGGGGATCTTAAATGAATTCCCAGATTTTCGACCAATAAATCTGGGTCGAATCGGCGGCGAGAGTGCCCATCCGACAACATAAGATTAGCTGCCACGACTGTCTTGGGGGGGCACATATTCATCGTGCGAGCTAGATACAAGTGGCAAGCAGGAGTAACAACTGTGCGAGTGTAATCGAAATAGATTAGACCAGGATTGAACAACTCGTAGTTTTCTTCAATGACTTCTAACCACTCGCCTTTGAACCAATTGGCTTCAGGATGTTGTTGTTGGTTGAATTCTATGATGCCTTCATCATTCAGATCATAGTCGATTCCATAAAACTGCTTTTTTTGCAACAACCCACATTTCACCAATTGTACGATTTCGGCACCATCCACATTAGGTTGCTTGTTACAAAGTGTCCAATAACCACGATCACATGGGATAGAATATTGCCCAGTGATTTCACGATATGCAACTACAATTTGCCCTCTAGCCCTAATTTTTGGGGCTTTCGTATGATATACGGGCTGAGTAGCAAACCTATGTTTGTCAAATGGATTAAGCACTTCACCCTCGCCTGCGCAATAGTCTAACCTTGCGATCTTCTCCAATTTTTTGTCAATTCTTCTGATCAACTTTCTCTCTTTATAAGAGGAGAATGTTATCGGGGTTTGCCATCTGTTGTATTGCGGGTGTGGCATCTCATCATTTTATTGAATGTGATCCATTACTTACAGCTTTGTGGTCAGCCGGTAGTCTTGGGTTATGTTATGGTGAATTGGTATAGTTATGCCGAGAGAAACCCGTGGTGTTTGTTTGGTAGTTGGACAGGCATGTTTATTGGCAATTATGTAATAACCGTGTGGAGAAAAAAACGTAAGGAGAAACAACATGGCCAAAAAGAAACTAAACCCTTTCGACCCTTTGATTTCCAAAAAAAGGCACGATGAAGAAGCTGCCTCTTGTCTTGAGAAGTGGAAGGATCATTTTCCTTTTGAGAAAGTAGATTCTGAATATGCAAAACAGTTGGCGATCATATTAGAAAACCAACGATTGATGAACGAAACCTCATCTGGACATAGTAAGATTGACCTTCAACTGGTATTTGATATTTATTCTAACCTCATGGCTAGGCATTTCGTTTCTATTCAAACTCTTCTAGGCCCAGCAGGACTTGTTTATTTTCTTGCATTCAAAGAAGATGGTGATGAAATTAAATTAGTTTTAGATAGCGAAGAAATAGCTGCCAGGACCAAAAGACTAGAAACAGAAACAGAATGGGATGATGAAAACCTAGCCGCCAAAATATCAAATGAAATAACCCGTGAAATCACAACAGATTTACGAAACAATGTTGGAACTAAAGCTCTTGTTGATCCTGGGTTAGATGGAGAGGGTTGGTATTTTAGAATCAAGGAAATAAAAGATGTCATCCACAGAAAAACACTGTTAAGTAGCGATTATTGGATTTTAACTTCTCCCAAGATAGGAAAAATGCTATCAGAATATTACAGTGGTAGATTTCCCGAAACTGATGATGAAATTTTCTTTGTATCCCACATTGGTTGTCCACTGTATGTTGATGTGGAATTTCCCGAAGATACTGTGCTTATAGGATTAAGGGGCAGAGAAAAAGAAGATGATGAAGATAACCTCTGGTATTACGAGGCGGGATACCAATATTCTCCTTATGTTCCGCTAACTTTTACTCCTGTTATTCTAGATCCTGACACCTTTCATCCCAAAAAGGGTTTGATAACTCGTTATGGGAAAAAATTATTACGCATGGGCACTAAGTATTATGGCTTAATACAGGTTAAAAAAGATGAAGAAAAAGATAAGCCGGAAGAGGCATCTAGCTAAAGCAATAAGTTACCGCATCATAGGCAGCACTATTACAGGAATAGCAGGTTGGGCATTAACTGGCAGTCTTGGGGTTGGAGGTTTAATTTGTGGAATAGACTTCTTTGCCAAAATAGTGATTTACTATCTTCACGAAAGAATATGGTATAATTGCATTAAATTTGGAGTAGAGAGTGGACCGCCTCCTATCCCAGATGTTAAAGGAAAAGGTTTCTGGGATGATCCTAAAAATGTCATTCGCATTACAGAAGACAATGATTTTATAGATTTGCGTAATGTGAACAAAAACACTCACTACTCTTGTAGGTGCGGCAATGCGTGGGATAGAGATGGTTACGAGATTTGCTCTGAAAGGTGTTCTCGTTGTGGAAGAATGGTTTATTCACCACACAACACTGAAAGAGGGTAACAAGTTCTACGCTGCTTTAGCTGAAGACTTTTTAAACTCTACTTGGAAGTTCATGGCAATTTTAACGTGATGTTCGTGCATAGTATCTTTAAACCTACGCTCCTTAGCTCTACGCTCGGCATAACCATGTCCGTAGATAATTTCCATCAATTTATCATATGGATTGATGTAGGGGTCTAAACAATCCATCGTACCCCGCCTCTATTATCTTGCTTACTGTATTTATCCTTATTAACGTAAATACTTATATGGGAAGAATCGCCAACAGTCTCAGAAGACGTGGCCCTAAAATTCTGGTCACTAATCGTTGTAAAAAGGCATGTTCTGGTTGTAATCAATTGTGCAATGTTATACCTCCAGAAAAAGTCTGGGATATTTCTCTAGATCAACTTGAGCACAACATCAATCTCTGTGCTAAGTTTTACAAGTTAATACACATATTTGGAGGCGAACCTGTACAACACCCTCAATGGGCAAAAGTTAGAAAATTATTGATTTCTTACAATGTCAACACCAACCCCACAGGAAAAAACATCAGCTTTGTAGTTAGCACTGATCGTTATAAAGTCCATAAGTATGACAATAACATCTATTATGCAGCAGGACAGCAACACATAAGCAAACAACAGAGATGGTTTCATCCTACGCTGGTGGCTCCTTGTGATGTGTTTTTCATAAAAAATTACTGGCAACATGCCAGGAAGTTTTGTGGGATGTGGGATGACAACAATTGTCACGGTATAATTTACAACAATAAGGTCTACTTCTGCCAAAATGCTGGTGCGTTTGATTGGCTTTATGACATCGGTTATGGGTGGCCATTAAAAGATGGCGTAAACCCATTTAACAGAACAGATGAAGAAATAGCCGAACAAGCTGAACATTATTGTAAACGATGTGGATTTCTTTGTAACACAGAGAGAGTCGGTCAACAAAGAATTAGGCAACCCAATATAATTACAAAAACCAATTTAGAAGAACTACCTGATTGTATTAAGAAAGGTGTGAAATTCAAACTCTTGAGCTTCCCAGAAACAGACAAAGAGACTGCATTGAGGAAAATAACTCATTTGTAAGATCACAAAAATCTTTCATACTCAGTGCCTTTCAATGTATCAACAATCTCATCATAATTTGTAACCGCTTCTTCAATGTTATCAGAGGTCACTTTATTCCATCTACTGGTCAAGGTGATATTGGAATCGACTTCTAAAAAGTCTAAGATTTTTGCAAAAGTGGCCTGTTCATCATATAAAATATCTTCATAGCAAATAACCAGTTTGTTTGTGAACGATTCAGACAGACTTACTAATGCTTTTTTTCGTTCCCATTTTTTAATCTTTTTGATTAAATTTTCAACAGGTATTGTTGTTTTTTTTCCTCCTTTATCACCATCGTGGTGTCGAATTCGGGAGATTACTGTTTTAAGTGCGTTTTTCCTAAACAAACGTATTACTTTTACATCGTTTTCGAGAAGATACTCCCAAACATCAGGGTTGTCGAAATATTGAAACCTATATTTTAATTTAAACCCCACAATCATACCTGAGTTGTGCCAATTGAAAAGCTGCTGCAAGTCATATAAAGTATTGTTGGTGTTTCTGCCAAAATACTCGTATTCACAAATTATTTCGGGGTGTGAATTTAATGCGCTGCACAAATGAGTGGAGCCACTTCGACCATGAAAAAAGATAAAAAAATGGGCCATTTATCCCTGCCTTTCATTTTAAAATTAATTCTCTATAACGATAAGAGCACCAAGGTTATAATCGTTTTCGTAACAGGACGTAAGCTGGTGCCTTTTTAATATATTATTGACGAGAGACTGCATACCGGGACTGTTCCCAGTGATAATCCTACAAGGTAGAACACTGAGCAATACAAAATTCTCTACTTTGGCCTCAACCTGAGCGTGAGGCACCCCATGTAAATCTAATGTATCAATAGCCATTTGTCATATATATTTATTATGATGAAGAATGTGATTTTCATACACATACCTAAAAACGCAGGTTCGAGCATCCTAAAGGCTTTACACCCCACAGTTCTAAGGCACGCTCCAGCTAGAACGGTTATCGAAAAGTATGGATTAGAACATTTTCAAAAATGTTTTTCTTTTGCTTATGTTCGCAATCCTTGGTCACGTATGGTTTCTTTGTTTCATTTTAAGAGAAAACAACACGAAGATAACCCAAGTTTTAAAAACCCATTTGTCCTCAAGAATGATTTTAAAGGCTACACAAAATGGTTTTTATTGGAATACAAAACAAAGTGCTCGGTAAATCTCCATAAAGGAAATTGGCAACAGGTAGAATGGCTGACTGATGAAAGCGGAGAAATAATTGTAGATTTTGTAGGGAGATACGAAACAATAAATAAAGACTTCAGATTAATCAAAAAGAAGATAAACGTAAAATGCCAACTCCCTCATGTCAACAAATCCAAACACGATCATTACAAGACTTATTACGACAAAAACACAAGAGACCTTGTGGCCAGAGCTTATGATAAAGATATTGAAATGTTTAATTATGAATTTTGAGTCCAAACACTAACACTGCTGCCTTTTATTGGGCCTTGATAACCTTGTATGGGTCCAACATATTCACCTGTAACACAATCTGTTGAATCCCCAAATGCGAAAATTAATTTCGCCCCAGTTCCTTTGAGTCGCCTGTTCCAGTGTTCTGCCGTATGATCGGAAGAAAGCCTAAAGAGGCCGGGGCCTTGTCTTTGATGGTATCTAACTGAATAGTCTCCACCCATAGGGTGAAACACTCGCATCAAAGCCACCATATCATAAGTTTTACTTTCCTTGAGGAAATCCCTGCCATCATTGAGGTCAATAAAATCCGGTTCTATATTTCCCAAATCCACATCAGGATGGTGCTTCATCATGTAGTCTGCAATAGCATTTAGCATCCACCTGTCACTATCTGAATATGTTTGTCTCTCCTGGCTGTTTGGATCAGCGCTTGCGCCTACGCACGCGAGGCGAATTTTACCTTCCATCCATTCGGAGAATTGCAACACAAACATACCCTATATATGAGTTATGATAAAGAACATCGTGATCAAGCCCAATTTTATAATCACATCTCATGGTAAGTCCAAACCTCAGCCTAAACCAAACCTGTTCGAGATGCACAATATAGCCAGAAAAAAGGCCCAAGCCCCACCTTTGACCATAAATGATCGCTTGGAAGAGGCGGCTGTAAAGCACGCCGACTGGATGGCTAAGCACGATAAGGTGCAACACCAAAACCTAAAAACGTTTTTAGGGAAACCGTGGCGAATGGTGGCAGAGAACGTAGCCGCTTACTATATCAATAACGAGGCTGTCATGCGTGGCTGGCTGGAATCTAAGGGACACAAAGCCAACATCCTGAACCCAAAATTCACCCACATTGGGATTGGCACAGCAAAACACGGGAAAAAAATTTACTGGTGTTGTGTATTTGGTAGCAAAAAAAGTTAATAACTTTCATACATACAAACGGATTATTTGAACACTTTAACTTAGAAAGGGTTATTGAACATGAAGCTAACACGTCAACATGCGATCGGTAGCCAGACGGACTTCCTTGTGGACAATCGCTTTAGCATAAGGTCTAGCTCGTATATCAGCGACAAAGAACGTTTGTTTCTTAAATACTGTCGAGAGAACGAGATAGCGTTTTCACCAGCTTTGGTGGATACAAATAGACGAATTCATTCTTATCATGTTACTTTTGAACCCACTTTCATTGATGATGTGGAGCGTAAAGTCGTGAAATACTGTGATGAAAACCACATCGCGTACACTTTCGTCATAGACGAAGATGGTTCTCATCACTACTCTTTTTCGGGTTTCATCGACTTAGCTGGCTATGAAGACTCACCCAAGACCTTCATCAGCCTTGACCGCATCTTGTGGGAAAAAAGGAACAAGGGTACCAAGCCCAGAATTCATCCCGATACAGGCGAGAAGGCTTCTTCTGCATGGTCATGGTTTAAGGGACTGTGGCAGCGAAAGGTAACGAGGCGTAAACCCTCTGAAATGGACTTATTTTACGAATCTTTGGGCACGGATCGATATACCCTCCTATCGCTAGGTCTCCCTATCGACCCAGAAGACTTCGATGAGTTCTACGCGGCGCTTCTTGCCGAGGATGAAGAGAATGAAAGAAAAAGGAAAGAACAATGCGCACGTCACAAGGTAGATGTGAGATGGGCTAAACACAAATAGCCCGCGCATACGAGAAGCCCACCCCCACCGGGGGTGGGCTTTTGTTTACAAATTTTAGACTCGATTGAGTCTACTTCTTTTCGCCTTTTCCGTGTGCCTCTTGGCTCTCACGGATTTTCTGGGCGACCATTGCGATGGATTCCTTTTCCTCGTGCGGGAAAGGAAACTGTTCGACTTTGGCAGCGTGGGACTTACGGTAAACTTTCTCATCGAGGAAGGCCACAATAGCCCCTTCTGTCAGAGCGTAGCACTCAATGGAACCTCTGGCCCCATGTCCCGGTGCCTTGCGGGTTCCAACTCCCAGCAACCTCTCTCGCAGCGTGTGGGCGGCGATGTTCTTGTCAGCACCATACTGCCCGTCTCTCAGAACAGAGCAGAACAGCTTGAGCCTATCCACTGCCCTCTCGTCGTGGCGACAGCCGTAATAAGCCCTGGCTATAGCCCCCAAGACGGGTGCCTTGGTGATACCTGGAATGGGCTTAGGAATGGCTTCATCTACGAAGTCCAACCCTTCGGCGTAGGTTTCCAGCAACTCCAAATTGATGGCGGTCGTGATGCCAGTATGGGATTGTTGACCTTTCATGCCTACGTGAATCATCTTGGCAGTGGCATTTCTTCTACCAGTGGTATCAATACCCTGCAACTTGGCCACGTCGGCGGTGGTCCGCTTCACGCCTTGGTCAATTGCCGCCTGCGCTTCAGGGTCTAACCCCAAACAGACCAACAACTTGATTGCCTCACCAGACTGGATGATGGCAAAGAGGCGGTTTTGACCATCCTTCAGGTAGCCGTCAATTCCAAAGGCAATACCTTCGTGAGTCAGTTTCCAGAATTTGCGAATCATATCGTTCGCGTAACGATTGATTGCTTGGTCCTTGCGTTTCCGGTTGGCCATATTGTATTCGAGCCACCGACGCGCACAGTCTTCGTCAATTTCATGTATTCCCATATACATTGAAGTGCCGGGAATGCGGACGAAGTTTTCCCACTCAATTCCTAACTCCATCGCCAAATTCTCAATGGCGGCGAGACGAGATTGGCCGATTTCCTCTGTGGCGGCTTCTCTCTGCTTGACACTAAACGGTTTGGAAGACTTACTCATGGGCCATGACCCTCCGAAGGTGAACAGGAAACCAGAATCCCTCTCTGCTAAAGCCCATTCTACCTGGATAATGACCATTGTGAAGCGAGTTTTCGCAAGTTAGGTCGTAAGTCCTTTAGTGATAAGCACTTCTGGAACTTTTTTTCTGGTCTTGCTGTTTGCACCTACAGACCTGCGAACATCCATTTCAGAGAAATCATACCCAGCGAACAAGTCTCTAATGAAGGGGACATCGTGATTGCTCAACAAGATAAAGGCACCTGATTGGCTCCAAAGATCGCATTTTTCCCGCATTTCCTTTTCATCTTCATCGGACCAACCCTCACTATTGTATTTGCCGAAATTCGCCGTCTCCGTCAGGGGATGGTAAGGTGGATCTAGGTATACTATATCCCCCTCGCAAGGGTTGGCGTGCCGGAAATCGCCTTCATATATCTTGACGCGGGGCGAGCTAAGGAATGTAGCAAATTCGTCCAGCAAATTCAGATCAAGGGGAAAACCTCGTTTGCCAAAGGGGACATTATATCCGCCCTTGGAATTGTATCTCATTACCCCATTGAAAGCGGTTTTATTGAGAAAGTAAAATATGGCACTCTTGCGAATCGTGCTCATTTCCAAAGTATTGTATTCCAACCTGTAATCGTAGTAAATCTTCTCCTGGTCCTCTAGCGTGGTTCGTGAATAGTCCTCATTCTCGTTGAATTTCTTGGCTATCTCGATCAGGTTTGCATACAACTGCACTTTCTCTATATCGTTTTGAAGAACCTTGTAGAAATTCATTAAAGAAGGACTGCAATCACTTAAAAAGAGGCGACAGGTGGTGTTTTTGAATACATGTAGAGCAAGTGCCCCACTGCCCAAGAACGGTTCCCAATAATCATTAAAGCCGTTGGGGAACCTACTGTAAATTCCTTCCACGAGTTTTGATTTTCCGCCTAACCACTTTAATATAGGTTTCAACCCACTAACTCCTTCAGAGTATACATTCTTAATTCTCTTTCCATTCTGGCGATAGGAACGGGGATACCGAGCGTGGTATACCCTTTGTTTGGAACGGGTCGCTCTCGATATTTGCGTCTAAACTCCGATTCATTGGATGCAAAATATTCTCTGAGTTTTTTAGTCATAAACATGTAGTAAGGTTTGCGACCTTCTACCTTATTTTTAAAACGATACATGAAAAAATTAGAACTACATGTGTGAATCCACCCCGGAGTGTCTTCTGATCCGTTTCTTCTGACGCTTACGGTTTCTAGGAAAATATTGGTGTATTTCGTTTCATCGTTTTTAACTTCAACACTTAAATCAACACCTTTTCGATTAGTAAAATTTACGTCTCCTAAAGTGCGATTTTCTTTTATGCTTTGATCTACGACTTCACCTTCAATTCCGTATTTCAACAATTCGTTCAATAAAGATGATTCGCCACTGTCCCCCACTTTCTTTTGTTCTTTAAAAGTGAAACAACTCATAACAATACCCTTTCAAGACACAACTTATAATATTCTTTCACCAATTCGGAACCTACATAATTACGATTGGTGATTATTGCAGCTTTAGCTGTGGTGCCACTGCCCATCATAGGATCATAAACAATGTCACCTTCATGGGTCCATGATTTAATATGATCTACTGCTAATTGACACGGAAATATGGCTGGGTGTTTGTAGGCTATTTCATCTTCTTGCCCATTTTTGGATGTTTTATATTTCCAAATGTTATACCTCTGACCATACTCCGTATTAACCTTTCTGGCGTTCTCCTTCATGGTTCCGTCTTTTTGTCTGACGGTATTTTTTCCCCATGAGCCTACTTTTCCGCCCCATTTATTTTTTCTATCTTTGATGGGGACAAAGGTTTTAGGTGTTCCTTTGGAGAAGACAAACATGTATTCAAAGATTTGATGGTATCTATTTTTGGAAGGATTGGAGAAATTGTTCTTTTCATAGATCATCGTGTCATGTAGCCTGAATCCGATTTCTTTGAAATACAAGGCTTGTGTAAAAGATGTTCCTGTTTCCGACCCTTCATGTGTAGCATCACCCACCACCCAGACCACTACGCCTCCCGGTTTAGTGACTCTATACAATTGCTCAGCAATTGCTTTAAAAGGGAATACAGCGATCCCTTTGTAAGTTCTCAAATCATCGTAAGGAGGAGAAGTGACCGTTAAATCCAAGAATCCATCATTCATCCTCAACATGGTTTCTCTACAATCTTCATTGTAGATGGTATTTAACTCGATCATTTTATGATTATAGATGGTTCAAATTAATATGTCAAATAAAAAACCCCCTCCGAAAATAGGAGAGGGAATTTTTTAGTACCGTAAACGCGAAAGCAGTGATTTTATATATTGATTTGCCCTTCGATTCTGTTATACTTTACTCCCGAAAGGGATTGAAATGTATAGAATTGATAGAGAATTCCAAAGACTCAAAAAACGTTATAAATTGGGTGCATTGAGAATACACTTTAACAGGTCTGTGTTAGAGCAAAAAGACATGGAAGCTGCATTTAATTGGCTGCTGTATGAAGTTATGCTCAAAGATCGTCATGTTTGTAAACTTCGCCTCTTATCTTTACTACATGAACTGTGTCATGTTAAACAATTTAATGAAGGCAGATTGATTCAAAATAGGCGAGATACGAGACTCATGTATATGCAGGAAGTCGAGGCTGAGATGTTTTCCATAGATGAGTATGAGAAATTATATGCCAACGAATTTGGAACTTGTTTGAATGATCTGTGGTCATTGGCCCCTTATTCAGAATACAAGGGAACCTTTAAAATGGCTGCTCAGATGGGGTTTGGTTCCAAGCGGGGCCGCATGAATTTAGGGACATAATTAGCGATTGTTTTAAGGTAGGCTATTGTTCCCTTTTTGGTGAATAGAATCCTAGCTGTTCCTCTATCTTTTCTTATTACACACTGCAAATTTACTTCATTGAAGTATCTGTGGATTATCGCGTTTCCCTCTACGCCGTAAACTGTGGTTCTAAGGCCGATTCTACCTTTATTCCAAAATCCCTTATCAAGAAACCACACAGCTAACCCTTCAGCCGTGCAGGGATCAAGCAGTTCCATTTTAACCATTTTGTTGTCATTGTTATAAAATTGACTTCTGACAATATGCCAAACAGGATCACTACTTGATCTCCATAGGGTGCGATTACCGTTCTTTATCAAGGTCTTTTTGTTTGGCTCTAAGATGTAGGCTTTATATTTCAGCCAGTTCAAATCATGTTGCTCTGGGATGGTCAGAAAGCAGGTTTTACCTTTTGGTTTGGTAATATAGCTTTTCCCCAGCATCGTTCCTATGATGATTTGGCTTTGTTGTTGTGTCCATTGCATATTCTATGTAGTTCAGATACGAACTTTTTGTGGTTCATATGCGAACACTTTTGGGAAAAAATATTAACAAACTCATACATAATCTATGAACACCTGGAAAATAGAACATTTTAAAGGAGATTATAAATGGGTGCAACAAGTGTAACAGGTAAAGGTCCGGGTTCTGCTGAAGGTTCTGCCAAGGGGCCTAAAGAAAGAAATTTTGTTGGCGTAGAGAAACTTATCGGCCCACGAGTTATGATGGCTGGTGTTGATGCTTTAGTTGGTGGTGCTTTAACCATCACTTTCCCAACACCACTTCCATGCGTTACTCCGCTTTCAGCCGCAGCTTCTCCTCCGACACCGGAAGTAGATTACGTGATTTTGGTGCATGACCGAACAACCGCAGCGAATGCTGTAACAGTCACGACAATCAATAGTGATCCAGATGGAACCACCAATGGTGATGACACTGATACCAACTTGAAGAGCTTTGCTCTTGCTGGTACTGGAACTGACGTTATTGATTGGGTTGTAATTAAAGTCGGTGATGCTGTTTAATTTGTGAACTAAGTTAGCTTCATGTTCAATAATCCTTAGACCCCTACCTCGTTGGTAGGGGTCGTTTTTTTGGTTTTGGAATTATAAATCTAGCATGTAAAAAACAAATGTCGGCAGGCATTTTTAACAACATTATTTTCCTAGCAGATCCATCTACTCTCATACAATACAACTGTTTTTTATTTTTTTCAACATGAATGACAAACGATCCTTTATCACTTCTCTTTATGGATGTCAAGTCTGAATGCTTTACATGTCTTATTACAGAAAGTGGAATTTCAAACAATTGATGAATGTTGTATTTTTTTCTGTAAGCTAGGCTTTGCATGAAAATTATACGATCATATTTTTCAGAATGCTCCAAATACATGGAAACAATCTCTAAAGGATTTAGCTCTCTCATGTGACAGCATTCCATGTATTTAGACATGTTAAGCTGGTTGAATTTAGTTTTCTTTGTACATTCTGTTTTGCAAGAATACCTTACATTTTCAACTATTACATCTATTGGTTGAATTACATTATCGGCATCTGCGATTTTACCATCTTTTAAACTTGCATTTTCATGCATTACTTCAAATGCTCGTCCTTGTGGATACAGTCTACATATTTTGTATAACTGCTCACACATATCATACATTGTAGTAGCGTAGATATAATTACAAAAATCGCTTTTTGGATTGAGTATTATTTTGCCTGATTGATATTTCATTTATTTAAATAACTGCCCTTTGCCGAATGTCTTCATTTTCATGTGTTGTTTCTTTCTATAAACGCAATCTCTTCATTATCAAGATTAAATGATTGATATACGTCATCTTTTGTTGGTATGGGAAATTTTTGTAATATTCTAATGTTGTTGAAGTTACCCCATCGGCATATGTTATTTAAAAAACGATAAAGAGGGTGATCTAGTTGTTTTTTTATTTGTTGAGCAACTGCTTTATCTTGACATAAAATAAAAGCAATTGATTGTGTCATCCCACAATCAGCATCTATGAAGACTTTATATTTGTCTGTAGTACTAATGAAAACCTTATGACCCTGTTGAAATTTATGAGGCCGACTAGCCCACACTGTTTGTCTGGGGGTGTGAATTAGTCTGTAAGGGTGTTTTTCATCGCGCTCTTTTGAAATTAAATTTGCTTTAGTGTATTTGTGAAGATCGCTGGAGGTTTGTATTTTAAACTTCTCATTATCTGCCTCTATGGTTTTAGACAGGATAGATTGCACTTCCTTTGTATAAAGAAGTGGAATAAAATCTCTTTGCTGAGAGTCCAAAGTAGATGTGTATTTTTTACCCCTAAGCGTACATTCTACCACAAAGGGTTGCTTTGCCGTATCTGGTGAGATTTTTTTCAAAACCAACCATGTAAATGAACTGCCAACTTTAGGAAACCACTTTTTAGCTCCATGTATGTTCAGCCATATTATTTGTTGATCTGTCACTTCTTTTACAATTATGTTTCTATCGGCTAGAGACATCCAATTATCGGGGATAATGAAAGCTAAATAACCATTATGTGCAAGAAGTTTAAGTGCTTTCTGTGTAAAATCTCTCACAAGAGTGTGGTTTTTAGCTGCTCTTTTTCCATTCTCTAATATTTTAGCATATGGGGGATTGTAACAAATCAAATCATAAGCTGCATTTTCAGCTTCAAAAAAATCCTCTTGTGCAACATCTAATTCAAAATTGCCTCGAAAGATATTTTGAACATTTCTTAATCGTATCTCATTCATGTCTCTAAAGACAAGAGTGTTAAATATATCTTCTTCAGCATGATGGGGACGAAGTTTATTCCATACGACTAATGGAAAATTTCCATTACCACAACAAGGATCTAAAATTCTCAAATTTTTTCGCATCCAAAACTTTGGTGGTATCTTAGATAAAATATCTTCAACGCAACCAATAGGCGTGTTTTCATCATTGGAAGTCTGATAAGTAGATTTGTCTACATTTAAAACTTCGTCATAATATTTCTTTAGTTCACTATAGGTATTGTTAATTATATTAATAGTTCACACCACCACTTTCATTTTCTTTTTCGCTCCATCTTTTCTATTGGTTGGAAGAGGAGATGTAATGCCTAAATCTCTTATTTGATCATCATATGCTCTAATTGCCTCGGATTCAAATTCGCGGCTCACACTTGCAAGCACACGTCGATCAGCTCCATACATAGGTATAATAACAGGTACGACTGGCAATTTATATCCGCATATTTCAACCAAATTGTTGTGATGTATAAGATGCAAAACAGTGTGTAACACATGAAAATTAGTTATAGAACAGTTAGCTTTGCCCTTCTTCTTGTTCTTCGAGGCTTCCAATTCTTGCAACCTGTTCGTATAAACACCAGATTGATACGAACCCCACCTTTCTTTTATTCCGTTAGTTGTAAGTCCTATTTTTAGAATTCTACGTTCAGAGTTTGGCAATTGATAGGGCTTTGTTGTAAGAGTGTAGACCCACTCCCCCTTTTCGTTTAAATCTTTGTTGTCCCGATCATCATCTGCTATCCGAACGCTGGGATATTTATGCAGATGTTGATACGATTCAAGCCTCGCTAATGGCTTAAAATAGTCGCAATACACATATTCATCAAACTTCAGTGAACTCTCAGCGAGTTTGCTCGATTCTCTAACTTTACCAGAGTCTTCAACAAGCCTTGGATTATTTAGCACAAAATTTAAATGGTCTTCGATCCATTCATGTTCAGTTGCATATTCACACCTACCCTTAAACGCCATTTCTTTATCATAATCCACTACAAGTTTAGGCTTTATCAACGGGTGCATTACGGGTAATCCATCACAAACATTCATCATCACTCTCCTTAAGTTAAATCTGATAGGATGGAGTTTACTAAAAATTAAATCCAAAATCAAGCGAATTTTTAACTTATCACGCCACTGTGCCCTAAAACCTCAGCGAATTTCATTAAATGCTTGCACATCCCTGGCATCTCTTGGGGATTGGCGGAACCTGGGTTGAATATAGCCTCATATGGGCTTCTTTTCCGACCATACAAAGAGCGATCAACGTGGTCATAATAATTAAATCGCCAGTAGAAGTCCTTACAATTACATCTGACTAGGACATCATTTTCATTGACTGAGAGGCGTTCAAAGAGGTATTGGGCACCATCACTGGCTGTAATTTCCACCAATCCATAAATATCACGGACATTGTGGTATTGAACATTTTTAAAAACGATAAATGGAGTGTATTCTCGATCCTCGTTTCTAGCTACCGCTTTGACCATTAAGGTTCTCATGCCCAGAAATGGAGTCCACCTTAGATTTGAGATTTCAATAGGGTGAGTGGCGTGCTGTCGCCTCGTTGTACCTGGGAAGGCAGCAACCGCACTTTGATGCAGATCATTCAGAGATGATTCATTTAGCCAATATTGAAACTCCATAAGAATATTTATCTTTTCTAACTCAATTATTGTGAGGTATCAAAATGGAAGAAGAAACAAAAGAACAAATTGAGACAAGAATGCGAGAGGCGGGCAAGAAGAAATTCGAGGTTCGCTTAATCACAGACGAGGACAATTTAACTGAGAAGTGTATCTACATTGATGGTGAGTATTTCGATTGGAGCATTGATGAAGAGTCCTTTGATTGGGCTAAGAAACAAGGCCCTGAGATATTTGCAGCTACGCAAAGAGACATTGCCCAACATTTTATTGATAGTCTATCAGAGATGGTGGGGCGAAAAGTCACCATACAAGAGTTTGCTATAGCTACGAAAATCGGCTGGATTTAACCAATACCTATCCTTTTGGCTGTATCTACCCATTCCTGAATGACTTCGCCTTCAATTTCGTTGTGGGCAACTTGTGGTTGATTGTTTCTTAAATAATCATACCACTGAGGATTCTGTTGCTTTAATTGTTCCCATTCTTCAGGTGATTGCGGCATCTTGGGTTGTTGGGCTTGGGCTGTAGCTTGAGTAACTCCTTGTGGTGGATTCTGTGCTCCGACTTGCTGCGAGCCAACTCCCTGTGTTCCCTGTGGGGTTTGTGGTGCTGCATCGAGCACGCCACCTTGATTGCCTTGTCCTGTTTGCGGTGCTGCATCTATTACACCACTACCTTGATTAGATTGTGGTGTTTGAACTGTGGTTTGTGTAGTTCCGTCTTCCGGGTTAGGAAGTGCGTCAGCCGTAATTGGATTTGCTGCGGTTCCTGTTTCTGCGCCTCGTGGGCCTGGACCGGGTTTTACATCTCCGTATTGTTGGTCAGGGGTCTGCGGTTGGTTTCCTGTTTGTGGATTAGTTTGTTGTTGGTTTGCAGCTTGAGGGTTTTTAGCCACATATCTAGTTTGTACGTCTTTTGAAATTTGATCTATTGGAAGATCCTTTAATGCATTCATGGCCCCTGTGGCTGCTTGGCTCAATTGTCCTGTTGTATCATATTGGGCCAGATTATTTGTCCAGTGGTCTAAGTGCTTTTTAATAGTAGCCAAATCTTGTTTGGGATTAGCCATCCAACCCGATTTCATGGTCTGCCAAGTATTACCTAAAGAAGACCCTAATCTACTGAACCAGTTTTCATCAATTGCTTCAGGATGATGCTCTTGGATATAAGAAAGCATGTATTTATTAGGGTCAATTCCCTGCTCTTCCATTATCCGGGCAGTTCTTTCAACCAAAACCCCAACATGCTTCTCTTCAACAAAACTATTAAATGATCTCATTTGTAACCCTCACTTAAGTTATTACTATATATAATTCACGATTAGTTTTACCTCTCTAATGAATAAATAATATTGGCCCTATTTACGAAAGGGGGGGAAATGGACGACAAAAGATCGCTCCTAACAGTGGTGGTGATAGTTTTGGGGTTGGCGATAGCTTACTTCTATCTAAACCCGGTAAATCCAGAACCCACGCCACAAATACCGCAACAACAGTGGCAACCCCAACCTGTGCCTCCGACAACACCGGAGCCGCCGCAGCAACCGCAACAACCTGCGCCTCCTGAGAGGATAGATAGTTACGAGGATGCGATAGAGACGGCAAGAGCATTAAATAAACAGGTTTACCTTTATTTTACAGCTAGTTGGTGTAGTTGGTGCAAGAAGTTTTCGAGTGAAACACTTTCTTCACCACGGGTACAGAATGAGTTGAGTAGCTACATTGTTTATAAAGTAGATGTTGACAAAGAGAAAGCCGTAGCAAGCAAATATGGTATCTCTGGCGTTCCGGCACACAGGATTGTGGACGGTAACGAGAAAGAAATTAAATCTGGCAAGGGATATAAAGGCGAAGCCGCTTTTATTCTCTGGCTAAAAACTGCTAAACTAGACCGATAAGGAGATTATTATGGAAGAACAAAAAAGAGAGTTTTGGTGGGGAAAAAAGAAATTCACCGTCGAAGACATCCAAGAGCTTTTGGAAGATGTAAAAGAATTCAATTGTGGCGCAATAGATGCGTACCTTGACAATCATGTTGAAAAGGTATTTAAAGAGTGGGCAGCTAAAAAAGGCATTGATATTTAAGTAAAAGTGGTTATTGGCAAGGTTCCACTCAAATAAGTAGTTGTAGCATCGTTTTCTACAGCAATACAGAATTCTCGATTATTTGGGTTAAAACTTGTGATAACCCATTTGTCTCGTGGTATATCTTGTAGTGTACTAAACAGCGTCCTTGGTATACCACCTTCATTTTTCCTTGCAATTTGCAATAAACCAGCAGGACTTCCTGAAAGTGTTAAATTGTTTTCTTCTAGTTTAAGAATTGACTTCCTTTTACCCGCATCAGCCCCTATGAATTTTATCAAAAATTGAGTGGCGCTTCTGCCAACTATCTCCACTTCCGCAAGAGGGGATAATGCCAATCTCATTGTTGACTCAACATAATTGTAATTCTGATCGTATGAAATAGGGACAGTTTCAACACCATCTAATGACAATATAAATGACCCACCATCAGGAAGCCCTTCTTTCGCTTGAATCCAAAGTGTTTGAACCTCCGATGATGTTTCCGTTCCTAATACATTAAGGAGATATGCTTGGGTTATGCCAGCCCTTTGGGAGCATCGCCTGCGTTCTATTTGATTCTTCACTTTTTCTGTCTCTCTTCTGATTAAAGTCCCCAGTATATCTACCACTCTCAAACTGACCTACAAACACTTCAGGCGTAATTTTTCCTACCCATGTGTAGTTTGCACCATCAATCGTTGCTACGCCTCTTAAATTATCGGGTGGACCTTCCCATGTCACATCGTAAGAATAACTAACTCCGCGCCACGTTCCATGAAACCTACCTTCCCATTGATGATTCCCCAAATAATGAACATCAGCAGTTTGAATTCCATCTAATTTTCTATTTTTTACCGTATTCCACGGGCCAGTGTAGCTCGTAAATTCTTCAAATTCTGGCTGCTGCGGTTGCTGCTGCTGCGGTTGTTGCGGTTGTTGCGGTGTTTGAGGGTAAGGATTTGTAAAACTTTGTTGCTGAACAGGTTGTTGTTGGGGCTTGTTTTGAGTATAATACATAATCCCAAGCCCGATTACTATGATAAGTGCTACTAAAATAATTCTATCGTTCATATGACTTCCTCCTTGTTTAAACTATATTATCAATAAAGGAAGGATGCAAAAAAATATGGAAATCCATCAAGGCGAACCGTGTTATTTTTATATTGATGAAGAAAAATACATGAGAGCACTCTGTTTAAAGTGTGGAAAGGAATCTGGTAAAGGCTGGGAATGGCGAGAAGGCACATATGGGAACTGGGACGTAGAGTGCTATAATTGCGGTCACATGATTCATAAGAAAAAAGATGCCACGAAAAAGAAAAACCAGACCACCAATTAAAACTCACGGTGGCAAATACTATCTCTGTAATTGGATTATTGAACATTTTCCTCAAAACTACCAAGATATGGTATATGTTGAACCATATTGTGGTGGTGCTAATGTGCTTTTAAATAAAGAGCCATCCAGGGAAGAATGCATCAATGACATAAATCTCGGAATCATCCAGATTTTCCGTGCATTGAGAGACGAGCCTGGGGAATTCATAAGACGAATCAAAAGGCTAACATACTCTCAAAGAACCTTTGATCGTTTGAAACGAGAAGCTGAAGAGGGAGAATTCGCAGATTATATCAATCATGCCATAAATGAATTCTCACTAAGGAGAATGAGTCGTGGGGGACTCAAAAAGCACCTAGCTTGGTCTACAAGACAACGAGGCGGGCAACCCGGTGATGTGAATGCATGGAAAACTATAATTGAAGAACTGCCTGTTATCTCTAACAGGATCGAAAGCGTTTACATCATGCAAAAACCGGCTTTAGATGTAATTAAGGCTTTCAACAATGAAGAAGTCCTGTTGTATTTAGACCCGCCATATCTACCGGAAACCAGGACTACGCCAAGTGTATATGAAAGCGAAATGAACACTGATGACCACATAAAGCTGTCTGCAACCTTGTCTGCTTTTAAAGGCAAAGTTATCCTAAGTGGTTATCCCTCAAAACTTTACAACAGATTGTATGAAAATTGGACTTGCAAAAGGAAGGCAATTGCCAATCATTCATCACAACAAAAGTCCAAAAAATACAAGACAGAGTGTATTTGGATGAATTTTTAAACAGTGCTGCCTACATAATTGCGATGCTCGCGGTGAGCGTGTGTTGCCCACTAAAAGAATGAAAGTTGAAGGAACGACTGGGGATTAGAGAAATCTCTAAATGAAATGAAAAAGCCCGCTTCGGCGGGCTTTATTTTTTAATGGGTTGGAATCACAGCCATTACTGTAGTCGTTTGAACAACAGCTTGTTTTTTTCCTGTGGCTATATTACGAGCGGCTATATCTAAAGCCCCCTCTACTTCTTCATAATTATAGGATGTGGGCTGTTGAATTCTGTATTGGTCTAGTTCGCTGGCTTTAATTTGGTCGGCTCCAGCACCATTTGCAAGGCGACACCAATAGGTCTCTTTTCTGTGCTTTGCTAATTTTTCTAGCGATCCCCCGCATTTCTCTAAATCTAAGCTATACCAGATGCCATTATTGCGATCACGAGCGCAAGGGACTTTCGCCCCTCGATGCTTGATAACATTAAGTGTTCCAAGCCCTTCGATGTCTTTACCCAACCTGTAGTCGCTTTGGACTGCTTCTAGCCACTGCAAAAAACTTTTCATTGTTATGTCTCTTTTACCTATATATCTACGTTATGGAATTTAAAAAATGGCTAGAAGATGCGGGTGAAGTTCACGGTGGCCCTAATAGTGAAGATGCGGGATACTGTGCTAAACTAAAAAGGCACAAACATGGTGCGCCTGCACACGAAGATTCACCAGAGGACGAAGAAATGGACCCGAAGATGGGTTTTATGAAACGCAAAATGAAACGCAAAATGAAGACTAGGTGATAAATAAAGCATGAGTACATTTTGGAAGATTTACGACAGGATGATCACGGAGAACCGTGAAATGCTTCCGGCAGATGCGGACAAGAAATTCACCCACACAGTTGATAGTGATGGCGATGGCCCATTATTAGACAGTGGTGAAGACTCTAAAGCTATGGAGTTGATTCGTGTTGGAGAGAGTATGGACCCTAATTTCTGGGAACATTTTATGAAAATCTGTAACAACTCTGAGGGCTTAGCTGACTTGTTGAATATTTCTACAAGTGATATTTCCAACTGGGCAAGCCGCATAAGGGACGCCCTTGCTAAAGTTCAAAAAACAGACGGCGAGGACAGAAGAAACAAAATGCTTCAAACAGGGGATGGTGAGGGAGAAGAGCCTGCTGCTGATCCCGATCAAGAGAAGTCCCAATTAAGTTATCCAAATGATACCAGACCCACCCCATAGGAGATTAAAATGAAAACGTTTAAAGAGTGGCAAGAAGAAATTGATGAAATAGCGGCAGATGGCAGTGATCTTGATTGGAGTAAATTTTATCAATTTCGAGGCACTTCATACGACTCTCTGCCTGATATAGAAGCTGCACTCAAACCCTTAGCCAAGAGGTTTAGGAAAGATTTTGAGAGCGATGATGAACTTATCGCTGCAATGATAGATGCTGTTAATATGGCGGTTAGAGGCCCTGAAATTGGTTCTCGATCTGGTTCAACAATGGGATTCCCCGGAAGATTCAAAAGAGGAGTAGGGGGAGACAATGAAGAAGTTTAATGAGTGGTTAGAAACAGTTGAAGCAGTTCAAACTGAGCTTACTGCGGTGGGAAACAGTAATGCAGTTAATACAAATGTAGCTGGGGTGGGAAATACAAATGTAACTGCTAGTGCTGGTTTGGAAACTCCTAGTGATGCTCTTGAAAAAGGCGATGTGGCTTCTTATTTAAGGTTGATACAAAGAATAACAGGGGAACAGGTATATGACCCTAAGTTAGTTCAAGCCTTGAGACGAGTTATTGCTATTGCACCACAAGAAATGACCAGTTTCTTGCAAATTCTAGGCAGCATGACTATAGGGCAACAAGGCAGAGCCAATAAGGGCGTTGCAAGTTTAACAGGTAGGTAATGGCATCTAAATTTAAAAACATTCTGGTACAGAGAAATACGCGCTCGCATCCCGAAAATAACAAGAAGATCCAACAGCTTGTAAATGACCCTAACCGCAAGGGCAAGATATATAGTAAGTCTTCAAAAAAGAGAAAAAAATTAAAAGTCTCACCAGAGCGGCCCGCAGATAAAGTCTTTGTTCTCGATCCATTTATTTATCCAAAAGCTCAAGAGTTGCCCACGCCTGATTGGTTTAGAACCTCTGAAAAAGTTGATGTTTCAATCATCGTTCCTCTTTTCCGCAGTAAAGCCTGTATAACAGAACAAATTAAAAAATGGTCTCAACCAGAACCAGACATATCTACAGAAATAATCTACGTTGATGATTGCTGTCCTGATAAGACATACACGCAAATCACCAGCATTTGGGCAGCTAACAGACCAACATTCAAAATAGGCAAAATAGTAAAACACTCTAAAAATGCCGGATTTGGACCCACTTGTAACACAGGGGCCGCTCATGCTTCAGGGGATTATCTGATTTTCTTGAATGCAGATACAGTAGTCACACCCAACTGGATAAGCCCTTTAGTAAAACGCCTCAAATCTGATCCTAAAATAGGATTAGTCGGCAACCTACAATTAAATCCCAAAGGTTATATTGATTCTGCTGGATCTCGTTGGAGTTGGAGATCAAAGTCATTTCTCCATATAGGCCGAAACATCTATCAAGATCGTGAATTAAAAGAACCAATAAGATACAACAAAGCCCCTAGAGATTTACTTCGAGCAGCACCTAGAGACATGGTTACTGGGGCATGTTTTATAATTAGGAAAGAACTGTTTAATCGGATAGGTGGATTCGATCTTGATTATAGAATTGGCTACTGGGAAGATTCAGACTTGTGTATGAAGGTGAAGGATGCAGGGTTGGAAATATGGTATGAACCTCAATCTATGATATACCACAAAGTAGGCCAATCAAAAGGAGGAGGTCACAAATACAGGTCCAACAACAAAAAGATTTTCATGGAAAGATGGGTCAACAATTACAAAGTAGATAAACATTGCAGTGCTAGACCAGGGTTGCTACATATCCCAAATGGACTTAAAGATGCTAAAAAAGGTAAAACCGTAGGATGTGTAATTGCTCTAAATGAAGAAGAGTTTTTAGAGGCGTCTGTGGATAGTGTTGCTCCATTAATAGATGAATGGATATTTGTGATTGGTGGAAACGAGTATGCCCAAAAAGCAGGCATGTGTAATCCAGATGGCACCCCCATAGACAAAACTTTAGAAATAGCCCATGAATTAGCGAACACACACAACGGCACCGTCATAGGACCACCGGGAAGATTGTGGAAAGACAAAGTAGAGATGAGAAATGCTTATGCCACAAAACTAAAACCGGGTGACTGGATGTTTATGCTCGATGGAGATGAGGTCTATACAGAGGATCAACTGTGGCGGGTTACGCAATTAATGACGCAATACGAAGTGCTTATAATGCAGTTCTGGTTGTTTTGGAATAACGTCAACACAATTGGGACAGGCAAATGGGACAATTACCCCCAAGAACGAGTTGTTAAATGGCGAGAGGGTTACGGTTATCGTGGAAAAAACCACTTGCACGTTTCTGCTCACGATAGTGTTCTCGTCAACAAAAAAGTCAAAACATGGAGAGGTAATGAGCGCCTCTTTTATCATTATTCATGGGTAAGGCCACTTGAGAAAATCTATCACAAGATGGAATACTACAGACAGCAATCAGGGGTTGATAATAGAGGTTATGTTGATGATGTATTTTTAAGATGGAGAAAAAACCCGAATGCTGTTAATGGGAAAACACACCCAATGGGTGGTGGAAACTGGACTGAATTTGGAGGACAACATCCTCCCCAAGTTCAGAAATTAATTGATGAAGGAAAGTTGAATTTCTAATGCGAAAAATAATCTGTGCTGGGTGTCATCGTTCGGGAAGCACTTGGCTATTTAATGCATTGAGGCTTTCTTTGCGGGAAGCTCAAATCCCTTTCTATTCTTGCTTTCACAATGAGTATGATTCCACAAGAAGAGAAGAATACCATGTCATTAAAACTCACAACTTTTTAAAACAACACAAACACGCCTATCGCATTTTCACTACAACAAGAGATTTACGAGACATAGCAGCTTCAGCAGTTCGTAGAAAATTAATCGAAAACACACCTGAAGAAGTTGTTAAGTATGTAAAACGAGTAGTTAATAGAGAACACACTCCTTGGAAGAAATACTCTCATTTAGAAATTAGATACGAGAAGATGTATTTCAATAAAGTCAGAACCCTCACTTCAATTCTTAGAAAATTAGACCTAATTGTTGATCCAAAAAAAGTTCATAAGAAAGTTGAAGGATTAATTATTCCTAAAAAACAAATGAGTCAAATCACTCAGTTGCACCCCAACCATATTACCAAAGGAACTAATGGTAGGCCAAGCAGTTACAAAAATGTGCTTTCCGAGGAATCTATAAACTTAATAGAAGATGAATTTGGTTGGTGGCTAGAAAAACACAATTACATTTGAGCACGCATTTGTTTCAATACAAAATCAACGGACATATCATTCATGCACTTCATGTTTAAATAGCAATTGCCTATATTGCCATCAAAAATAGACTTTCCATTTTTTTTCTTAAACTGACATGGGCGACAAGGCAAGTTGATGGCTACCACATGTGCCTTGTGGGCTTTAGGTTTATTTTTAACATCCGATGATGGACCGAACAGGACAAAGGTGGGTATCCCAGTAGCGGCTGCTACATGAGCCAACCCGCCATCATTGCCAATAAACATGTCGCATTTAGAAATAAAATGAGCCACATTCACAAGTTGAGGGTCTTTTGCAAATCTCACATGCTTAGGCCATTTCCAAGAACGAGTAATCCATGTGGGATTCCCATGCGTGTTAATGTCTTTATCTGTTCCAACCACTGCTACATGTTTGAATTTTTTGGCTAATTCATCGTATTTATCCCATCTTTTCATTGCCCAGTTGTATTTTGAACCAGGATAAATAGCAACTGTGTGTTTGTGTTCTGGGATAGGCCCATTTTGACCTACATTTATTTCGCAATCTCCCATAGGGGCTTTGATTCCGATTTGTTTTGCAAGGCTGTAATAAACTTCTGATTCTGGGATATGTTGAGCGTAGCTTATTTTGCATTTAACTGTTTTTTTAGCACCATGAAGGCTGCTTGGAATGAAAAGCCCTCGCATCTCACAATCATAATTGCCTTTGGGTTCTTTATCTATAAAAACCTGTCGAACACTGGGGATATTGAAAACCTCTCGAATGTCTGCGCCACTATTACAGTGAAGCCGAAGATCCACCTTATGTCCTTCAATAGCAAGGGCTTTGATGGTTGGGGTGGCTTGAATGATGTTGCCAATGCCCCCACCTGTAACGAATAATATTTTCATTTCACAACCTCATAATAATATATACACACAGGAGGATACCATTATGAAAGCAGTAGCACAAGCCAATCCTATTGGAAGGGCAACTACAGCGCTGGAACCTGAGATTCTCAAGTTAGCAGAGCAATGGAATGAGGAGAATCCCGTACCACAAAAAAGATGGTGGGAATTCTGGAAGAAGGGCCGCAATGGTTTAATGGTGGCCGTTTCTTTCTTAATCAACTGTGTGGATGAATTAATTCTAAGAGTTGATAAATTTGTAGATTTAGACAGTCCAGATAAAAAAGCAACGGTGTTAAGGGCAATAGAAATACTATATGATCATGTCATAAAAGAAGTATTGCCAATTTGGCTAAAGCCAATAGCAGGGAGAGTTAAGCATCTAATAATTTACGTGTGGATCTCCTATGTGATAGATTTTATGGTTCAAAAATACCGAGATGGTCTATGGAGGGAAGATGAACAAGAAGAAGCAGGAGATGGCGAATAAAAGACACTGTTCTTTACCTCCCTTTGAAATAGTAGAGACGCTTTCTGCACAACAAGCTGGGGATAGGCCAGGGTGGCAAATAACCGCCTTTGATCTTCCCAATGCATGGAAGTATTCAAGAGGCAAAGGCGTGACCGTTGCTATCTTAGACAGTGGTTGTGATCTAGATCACCCTGATTTAGTTGATAATTTAATCGTGCCCAAAGGGGCCAACATTCTTAATCCCAAAAAGCCGCCGCATGATGATAACGGACACGGCACGCACTGTATGGGGGTTGTGTGCGCAGGCGAGAATGGTGTGGGTATTATAGGTGTCGCACCAGAAGCTAAAGGAATGCCTGTCAAGATTTTAGATTCATTTGGCGATGGTGATCTTGTTAATGTAGCGAAAGGAATCAGGTTTGCTGTAGATAATGGGGCAGATATTATTTCTATGTCTCTAGGGGCACCATTTCCCTTACAACAAGTAAGAAAAGCTATTCAATATGCTACAAAAAAAGGAGTGCCCGTATTCTGCGCAGCAGGCAATGCTGGGAAAATCAAGGAGATTTATTACCCAGCACGCTATCCTGAAACTATAGCCATAGGCTCAATTAACAAAAACTTCACCCGTTCTAATTTCAGCAACACTGGTAAGATGTTGGATTTCATGGCTCCAGGTGGTAAGATTCAAAGTTGTATTCCCGATGATTGGTATGGTGTCATGTCTGGCACTTCACAGTCTGCTCCTTTTGCTGTAGGATGCACAGCATTATTGTTGTCTTATGCTAAAGAGCAAAAATTAGATTGCAAAATATGTGGAGATGATTGTCAATTAATTGCTAAGGGAGAGTGCGCGTTACAATCTGTAGATGGCATCAGGGCTTTGCTGAAAGAACACACAGTTCACATTGCCAACAAACATCAAGCTGGCAAAAAGTTCTTCCAAGGATTTGGAATTATTGATCCAAGAGAGTTTTTAAAATATATTGAGACCCACAAAGATGAGGAGTTAAAAGAAGAACTGCCAGAAGGTTAATCTTCCGATTTTAGTCCATCTGTTATTTTTTTAATTTCATCTCTAAGCCTAGCAGCATATTCATAATCTTCTTCTTGAATGGCCATTTTCATTTTATAGTTCAGTTTCACCATTTTCATTTTTGGAGATTCAGGTGGTGGTGCTGGTGGGGTCCAGTTTTTGGGTTTTTTCCCTACGTGTTCAATTTGTTCCGATGAATTAGGGCCAGAATGCGCATTGAATATCACAGGCTGCATTTCTTCCTCAAATGTTTTATAACACTCTGGACATCCCATTTTTCCAGTTTTAGCTATATCAAGGGTCGTTGAACCGCACTTGCATGTTTTTAAATCTTGTGGAACAACCAAAGGTTGGTGTTTTTGTACGATTTTCTCTACAAACGTCATCATGTCTTGCACAAATTCATCTGCTACTTGAGGAGTGAGATTTTTTAAATTTGGCAAATCAGGAAGTTGTGGCTCTGGTTCTTTCTCTACTGGTTCTTTCTTTACATAGGCTGCAAAGCAATCAGGGCATAAATCTAATTGCTTAGATGCCGTCCCATCTTCTATTTCAGTAACGTGATAAACTCTAGGCTTGGGACACATTTTCCCTGTGACTGGACATTTCATTTATATTTCTCCTACACTAAAAGAGTTATATTACAGTCGATGCGCCTCGAATAGCAACTGTAATTTTATCATTTCTTTTTTCAGTGTCATCAGGAAAATTCTCACGCATCAACCAAATTGGCACATATTCATCAGGTTTTAAATCTCCTAACTGGATAGGTGCATCCCTACTGGTCAGGTTAAAAACCACATTATCAGGGCGTTGGTTTTCTGCCGCTACTTGGACTGCTACAGAATTACAAGGGGCACCAGAAATGACTTTATCTGAAGATAAATTAACGTTAATTCCAGTGATATTGTTTTGATTTGGTTCAATTAGAGATTGATTTCTCTTGCCGTCACGACCTAAAAATAAAATTCTAAAAGTGTAAAATGTTTTGTTTTGATAATATGGAGTAGAATGATCTGGGAAATAATGGCCAGTAACCTGAACATCTCTTAACTGCCTGATTCCTTTAAGGGCTGTTTCAAAGTTAGCAGCCCATGTATCTAAATCACTATCGTGATCAACTCGAACATTAAGATCAGTGTCAAAATCAAAAGTAAAATAACCACCTGTAACATCAGCATCAGCGATTACGCTGAATTGTTGTTCTTCATCTGCTAAACCTACTCCCAAATACCCAAAAGCCCCATCTTCTACTTGACTTTTGATGTAAACCTGGATGTTTTGCCAAGTTTGTTTAGAGCCATTTTTAACATAAAAACAACGATAGTCTACATTACCTCGTTTCATCTCTAAGCGGGTTACATCATCAAAAAGATTATTTAATCCATCCATTATGATTGTAGTAGAAGGCTCACCGCCCAAGGAATCATTTACATTACGATTGGAGCGGCCACCAGATAATACCCAAACTATCTCTTCTTTTATTGGCATGTTAGTCTCTTAATTTGCGAACAAAATCTCGAACGGCTCGTTCTGACATATCAACCAAATCAGCTATCTGGTGCGTGTTATAGCCACCATTGTGGAAATAGCCAATTAACTCATGTTTTTGTTTTAAACGATTAGCTCCAATGCCATTTTCCTTTAGCATCTCATAGAATTTACCCATAGAAGTAAATCCAAACTCCTGAACAATATCCATTACTGGAGTGCCTTGTTGATACTTCTGTATCGCTGCCCTCTCTTTTTCAGAAGGGGCTATTTTATAAAAAAATGTCTTGAAATCCATGATGTTATTTATTAAGTCGCATCTGTTTTTTGATCCTTCTACATGAAGGACGAATATCAAATCTTCTACACTTAGAGCAACACCACTCTTCCCGCCTCTCCCTAAAAGCGGCCTTTTCTCGTTTATACCGCGTGCGATTCATCTTTATTTTCTTATGACAACAAGGACACTGGATTATGATTAAATCATGTCTCGGCTTCCTCGGAGGACACGTTTTTGGTACTGCTTGAAATTCACCATATAGCTCCAATAGAGCGGGAGGCATTGGTGGTATAGGAAAAAAGTCAGTCAACCACTTGTATTGAGAGCCATCTGGGTGGATGCTAGGAGGAAGGACAGATTGGTGCTTGAAAGCCCTGAATTCAATTCCATTTTTGGATATTCTAGTCAAACCCTTATCTGGATTCTGAAATAAGTGGTGAGTTGACTTGGAACCCCGATATGAAGGGTGAGGATAATCACCGATCAGTTCATCAATCAATTCATTAGCTTCAATGGTATCGCCTTCAACATCAACAACAGTTCCCAGTAAAATTCCTAAATTGGCTCCAACGTGAAATTGAAAGAGACTACGTGCGCCTCTTTCACTCCAATTTTCATTCCACTTCTTGCCAATTGGAATTTTAGTATTGGGATGCAAAGGGATAACTTGAAACCCTGCTTTGATGTAATTTTCAAAATGCTTGATTGTGTCCATAGATACTCATATGACTTTTAAGCAATGGTTAGCTCTCCAAGAACAGAGTATAAATAAAAAAGAAATAACTGACAAGATGGATCGTCTCAGAGTTGGTGGAAAAGAGCGAAAAGGCCCCCAATGGGCACCCCGTCCCGAAGTATTTCATTCAAAAAAACAATAACTTCCCTCTATTAAACCAACATAAATAGAGGCGATCATGAAAGCATTAGTTACTGGCGGAACGGGCTTCGTTGGACACCACTTAGCTTCAGAACTTGTAAAACAAGGCCATGAGGTTCTAGTTACTGGGAGTTGTCCTGAAAGAGTTCCTGAAGGAACCGAATTTTTGCCACACGATTTGAATGGCATAGATTGGCGACGTGTCGAGGGGGTGGATGTTTGTTTCCACCAAGCCGCCAACAACAAGACAACAGAGACCGATCATAACTTAATGTTGCGTTCAAATCTATATGCAACTACGGATCTTTTTAACGCACTCAAACTAAACAGCAATTGTTGTAAATTCGTTTATGCCTCATCAACTGCTGTCTATGGTAGAGGATTCACCAAAGATCACGACCCATTCAAAGAAACAGACGAATGTAATCCACTGAATGTCTATGGAATGTCCAAATATAGGCTAGATCAATACGCAATATCATTTGCCTCAAGACATCCCGACATTTCAATTGTAGGTTTGAGATACTGCAATGTGTATGGCCCAGGAGAAGAGCACAAAGGGCCTAGAATGAGCATGATTACAAAGCTGGCCAATAAAATAAAACGAGGCGAAGCCCCTGTATTGTTCGGAAATGGGGAAGAAAAAAGAGAGTGGCTTTATGTGAAAGATGCGGTAAGAGCCAACCTGCTTGCTGCTGAATTCAATGGAACTGCTATATTTAATTGTGCAACTGGCGATCCTATTAGCTTCAATGAGGTTGTAGGGGCATTACAACTGCATTTAAAGACGAAGATGCCACGACCCAGAGAGCCATTTAAGAAAATTGAATATGTTGAAAATCCCGATCCAAAGACCTACCAAGACAATGTTCATACAGACATGAAAAAAGCCCAAGAAATCTTGGGCTTTTCCCCTGAGTATAGTCTTATGGACGGAATACGCGATTATATTTAACCACGCAAATCATTTTTAACTTCTTCTGGCACTCTTGAGTCGTTGAGTATGGCATCTACAAGATTTTTTGTAGACTCTTCATATTCAGCACCCAAACCTGCCACTTTACTGTAAGGAGAAAATCCTACTTCACCGGGCTGCGGATTGTCTGGTACTTCCGGTTGTATATCAGCCAGACCTTGATTCGGGTCTGATTCGGGATATACAGCATCTTCACTAAGTCCATCCCAATGTCTTTGGTTAGGATCATATCCCAATTGCTTATGCAGGCTTTTGAAGCGACTAAGGAATTCGTTGTCTTCCTTTTTCATATTCTTCTTCATGCCCTTCTTTTGCTTTTTCTTTTGGAATAAAGTGGGTTTTGCTTTTGGATCTACTTTTTCATCGTCACCACTGGAATCGGAATCGGAATCAGAAGAGTCATCGGAACCAGCATCAGCATCACCTGAAGGCTCATCGCCGCTTTCATCTTCATCGCCGCCCGGTTCTTCGCCGCCATCATCGGCTTCGGCATCATCTGGACTTCCTTTTTTCTTAAGGAAAGGAGGCTTATCTCCACCTTCATCATCAGGAGATGGAACGTCGCCGTCCATTTTTTTCTTAAGGCATTTCTTAGCTTCCTCAAGTTCAGCTTCAAAGTCAAGAGGCTCAACTGGCTCTGTGATATTTCCAACCACTCCGATAGTTTCGGGAGTTTTAATACCAAGAGGAATTGCTCCACCCATAGACTCACTAATCACTTTCCATTTTTCGTATGATAACATGTTTTTTTCTCCAACGTAAAAACCAAGCTCAGTAAGGATATATATAATAACGAACGTATTTTTTGGGAGGGACTCTATGAAAAACACGCTCGCAGGAATTGCGGTATTTCTGGCCGCATTGATGAACCTGCCTTATATTACAGAACATATTTTGAATATACCGCCAAAAAGAGCGGTTGTGGCAAACACCAATCATCAAATCGTGGGTTTGGAATTATGTGATTTTTCTTCAAGGAAACCTAATGAAGAACCTTTAATTGGATTGGAACTAAGGGAATATGAAGATGAATACATCGAATATGTCCCTTATCAGGAATTCACCCCTTCAAACGGAGAAGGGTTGTTAATTTGTAATACCTTCGTGGAAACGCCCACTTGTGTTAAAAAACCATGCGTTACTCGTCATAGATGTAGACCATTTAAGTATATACGTCATAGACGACCCTTGCGAAGGTTGTTGGGCTGTTTTGGTGTGAGGTACTACCGTTGCAGAAGATTTTAGTAATAACCATAATGATTTTGGCAATTGTGTTTTTCTGGTATATTAATTTCCAGGGATCACCACCTTCTTCTCATTATTTGAGTGCTGGTGGTGTTGCCAATTTAGAGCCACAAGAAACCTCAGAGAAGCAAAAGGTGTTGCAATTATTTCACGAAATAAATGCTCACAATAAACTGCTGAGGACAATGAAAACAGATGTTGCCATAGACATAGTTGATAGCCCCTTCAATCTTAGAGGTTCCATTGCCTACGAAAAGGATCTTAATTTTAGGATGCTTGCTAATTCTATCACTGGAAGAGAATTAGATGTCGGCTCAACTAATAACATATTTTGGTTCTGGTCAAGGCGTATGAAGCCTCCTGCGCTGTATTATTCAGAACACGCAAGTCTTCACAAGACACGCCTTAAAACCCCGTTTCACCCTTTGTGGATGATAGAATGTCTAAATGTTGGGGTAATAGAACTGCCAGATAAAATCAAGAGAAATGAGAAATATATCCTAGTTGAAGAAAGAAAAGTGAGTGCTTCAACGGGCAATTGGGTTAAGAAAATAACTCTCATTGATGCAGAGAAAAAAGCAATAATAGGACACTATTTGTTGGACTTATCTGATAATGGAATAGCAAGTTCAGAAGTCTTGAGCTTTCAATCAGTGAACGGATTTTTGGTTCCAAAAGAGATGAAGATTTGTTGGTATGAGGAAAACAAAACGCTCTACTGGTCCTTTAGCAATACCTCAGTCAACCTTGTGGTTGATCCAAACAACTGGGTAATGCCATATATGAAAGACACCGTAAACATGGCAGAAAACTAATGGTGTCCTAGTTTTTGAGCAATAATTCTTCTTCTTATGTCTCTCAACTTGCGTTGTTTTTCTAGTGCGGAAGTTCCTTGTTCTAATTCAGCCTGCTTGGCAGCTTGTTGTTTCAACACTGATTGAGGGATCATCCTGCTGGCTCTAGTGCTTTTAGAAGATGACACAACTCTGCTGGCCCTGGCTACAGTCATTTTGGTTCTACTACCAGTACTACGAACACTTTTATTACAACCACATCCCATAATTTTTACCTCACAAATGCATTTTATTGAAAACCATTCGGGCCTTAGCATGATAATGACTCATCTCACGCTTTCGCTTGATGATAGCTTTAGCCCGTTTGCGACTCTTTTCCCAGTCATAAGTTCTCATTCTGACTGTGCCTTTTTTTCCACAATTTCCACATGCCATTTAATTATATATCTTCCAATCTAGTAAACTACCGTGATTAGTGTAAAACCCAGGCTTTCACCCTCCTCTCGGTGGAAAAGGCTGTTCCGGTGGCATTTGCTGCGGAGGCCCCTGTTGCGGTGGTGACTGTGGTGGAACCTGTTGTTGCGGCGGCTGTCCCGGTGGAACCTGTTGCTGCGACGGCATCCAATTTTGACCAAATGGAGATTGTGCATTAGGTTGTTGTGGCGGTGGCGTATTTCCTTTTTGGTCTTGCATCCAGAAATAAGCACAGACAGCACCCAATGCCAAAGCAATAATTGCTAGTGTGTTTTTATCGAATTTCATAATAAATATCCTCCTTTGATTGTGCTCCCCAATATATTTATCCTTATGAGCGCACAAAAATGGATTGGTAATAACGAATAAAAAATGAAACTGGGGGCTATATATAATGAACTGAGATCCCCAGTTGATTTAGAGAGGATAAATTATGAAAACGTTTCGCCAATGGGTAGAAGAAGATAATGCTAAAACAGATTTGCTGAACACCATAGCTGGTGGAGAAAGCACAGAGGATTCTAGTGAAAACACCCATAGAGCCGGGTCGAGCAAGAACTATCCTGACGCATATGTTAGAGCACAATATCCGCACAAGTATTTCAACCCAACATCTGCGACGGCTGATGGCCAATTAACCGGCAAGAACGCCTAAGCAATATTGATTTTATAATATGAGAAAAGCAAGCCCGCTTGCGCGGGCTTGCTTTTTTTCTTTATAATCGTGCCTTTTTGATTCTCGATTCTTTATCGGTTCGGGAGATACTGGGCTTTTCTTCGGGCAGCAGACTTTCACATCTTTCCCAATATCCCCATTGATCTTCGTTTTCTGGATTTTGTAGCACCACATTTAAGGTGTAGTATTTTTCTATGATTTCTTCCACTCGCTTCTTGCTCAATTTAGATTCTTGAGCAATTTGGGCAATACTCAGAAAGTCGTATTTGCCTCTTGATAGAACAACAAAGAAGTGTTGCTCTTCGTCTCCTTTCGCAGTTCCCTGTGGGTAGATTTGCGACCATTTAGGGGGCTTATTCATACTAACATCCTTTCTTAATAATTTAGCCGAGCTACTACTATATACTAAGACGATTGGTTTAAAAATCTAAACCAAAAAGGAGAAAACATGAAGCTAAACAAGTATGAAGCCAGAGAATACAGGCATAAAAAGATTGAACAAGCCAGAAGAGGAACTGGCGTGTATGTCTACAGGAACCACAATGATGCCACCTTGATGCTACCTAAGCCATTGGACGATGGCACCAAGACAGTAGCACCAGGGGCAGAATTTCAAGGTGATTCCTACTTTATGGAAATGGTAAAAACGAACGAAATTCGATTGGTGAGAGCATTGATCACTGAGGAGCAACAAAAAATGCAAGAAGAGAAATTAATCTTAGATCAACCTGATACTGTGACTACAGAAGGCAAAGTTGAGCAAGTAGTAGTAAAACCAGAAACCAAGCCTCTCAATGAGACTCCTTGCTGTGATGATAAGTGCAATGAATCTTCTGAGGACGTACTGTTGAACGAAGAACCCGTTGATGGTGTGGATTTTCTAGGTTAAATCAAGCTCTTTCCTTCACTTTATCGCTATTTATGCTAACATGTTGGTAATGTCCAATAATGTGTTTATAGCGAGTCTGCGCAAATGGATAAGATAAAACCTTCCGACGTGCGCCCGCTTACTGTTCGTATTGAGCACGCTATCCGTAGAGGCATGGTAGGAGACTACTCTTACACTACCGATGCTGCTGTGTTAGCCTGCGAAGATCGTGAACAAATCTGGGAGCGGTGCGAGAAACTAGGCAAGAAGATGCCCTTCAGCAAGGCATTGGCAGTTGCCCAATTAGAGTTCGTGGAAAGCGTTATTTTGGAGTTCCTAACTCAAAATAACGTGATAGAGGAGGAAAAAAAGGAAGATGCCGAACTACCAAGTGATCGTGGAGAGGAAGAATCTGGACACCAAGAGGCCGAAACGGAGAAAGTTGCAGTTTAGCTGCCCTTCTTCGTCTGATGCGGAAGAAATGGCCCAAGATGAATTAGAATCGGGCGAATATGTCATTGATGTATCTCGTGGCTGGTCATCAACAGACGCCGCCGTAGCCGTATAGAAGACCTTTTCATGGTCGGCCCACTCTGCCCCTTGCATCTGTCGGGGTAGAGTGGGTTTTTTTTATGTACTACTAACTATATTATCTTCGAGCTTTGAAAGGCAATCGGAGATAAAATAATGAAAGGTATTATTCTGGCTGGTGGTCTAGGTACACGCCTTAAACCGCTTACAAAAGTCACAAACAAATGTCTTTTGCCTGTTTGTGATCAACCAATGATTTATTATCCAATCAGGTCACTTGTCGAAAGTGGAGTGACCGACATTCTCTTGGTTTGCGGAGGCAACGCAGCAGGAGAATTTCTTAGAATATTAGGAAACGGGGAGGAGTTTGGATTAAAACGCCTCCACTACACCTATCAAGATGAACCCAGAGGGATTGCGGACGCACTATCTTATGCTGAAAGTTTCGTGGGAGATGATCCCATGTGTGTTGTTTTGGCAGATAATTTAGTTGAAAATCCATTCCCAAAAGCTGTAGAAGAATTTACAACCAATCCCAATGGTGCTAGAATTTTTCTAACTAAAGTAGAACATCCAGAATGGTATGGTGTAGTAGAAACAGATGACGATGGAAATGTTCTATCAATTATAGAGAAGCCCAAAAACCCCAAGTCTAATCTCATTGCCACCGGGATTTACATGTATGACAGTAGGGTTTGGGAGTATATCAATTCTTTAAGCCCTTCGGCCAGGGGGGAACTGGAAATAACTGATTTGAATAATCTTTATTTAAAAGATGGCTTGTTAAAAGCTAATCTCCTTGATGGTTGGTGGCGAGATGCTGGTGAAAGCCTAGAAGTGTATATGGAAACATGTTGCGAGGTCTTTAACTGGAAGCGTCAGAGTTGAGGAACGGTGAAGTCGCCCCTAATTTTTAGGGGCGACTTTCTTATTTAAGATATGCTAAAGCAAAATGGTAAAAAACTGCACTTTTTTGATGAGCAAAAGGCAATAAGTGAAGATGCCAATGATGGCATTACAGCCATTGTTCCTACTTATAATTGCCCGCCTCAAATGCTGGCTCTTAGCATTGTGAGTCTATTCTTAAATTCAACAGATTATCTAAAACACATCATCGTGTCTATCAATGGTCCTGATAAAAGGACTGGAAATCTTGTAAACCAAGATAGGAAGCAGATTTTCTTAGAAAAAATTAGAGAATATATTCCCATTACCGTTCAAAGAACATGGTCTCGTATTGGTCAAGGTCAAGCCTTAGATTCAGCATATCCTTGGGTTTTTACAAAAGACTATTTGGTTATGCATGATGATGTATTAATTCTAGATCCAAGCTGGTGTGCTGTAAAAGAAGAAATTAATATGCCATCAGTTGGTGCGGTCTTTTATGAAGATCCTAGATTTGAAGACACAAACAGGCTAAGGGTGTCTAAGATAAAAGATAAAACCTATTTGACATTTCCTAAATTGGGCACCGAATTTACGATAGTAAAAAAAGAAGAATCACATAGATGGTCTGGTTACTGGATGGAAGGTCCATTTGTTGAGGGTTTTGCAGATTTAGAATATAACGGTGGCGACCAACATGTAGCAGGAGAAGAAGCTAGGCAGATTGATATTGTTACTTATGAAATAGGGTCTTTCTTAAAACGCAGACTAGAAGAGCAAGATAAAAAAATTGTTAAATTAAGTCAAGTTACCAAAGAAGAATGTGTATATCATTACGGGGTGTTCACACAGTCTCCTAACCGACACGCTAGAATGGAACGACTTCGTTTGGGTGCATACCATCTGACTCAGATTGAGCAAAAAATGGAAGAAAAGCTCCCACACGTTCATGCGTTTTACAAAAGGTATTTTGGCAGTGACGCTAAGTTAGTATCTAGATCAGTTAGTAAAATCAGCGACAAAAGTAAACAATTAAGAAAGAATGGAACAGGTAGAGGCAATGCCGATTTCTTTAATCGTCCCCGTGTACAAAAGGATTAACTGTATTCACATAATTGTGAATTGCATGTTATGCCAAAATGATCCAAACTGGGAGTTGATTTTGGTATGTGATGGGCCAGACAAAAGAGCAGATGATATAATTTATGGGTATGTGGCTGACAACCGGGAGAAAATTAAATATTTTCACATACCCTACAAAGGACAATGGGGACATCATGCTAGAAATTTTGGACTAGAAAAAGCCTCTGGTGACTTCATTGTGTTTTCAGGCCATGACAATTATTATTGCCCTACTTTCGTAGCAGAAGTCAACAAGATTAAACACGAATTAGATTTTATCTATTGGGACATGGTGCATAGTTATTTTCTATATAAAAAATTAACCACTGAATTGGCCATAGGACGAATAGACATGGGGGCTTTTGCTATACGCAGAGAGTTGGTTTTAAGGGCTGGTGGTTTGGACCCAGGTGATGTGGCCGCTGATTGGTTGCTTGCTAATAAAGTCTTAGAAGAAAATGTTAGAGTGGGAAAAATTAACAGGGTTCTATTTGTCCATAATTAAACATTTATATTCTCTATGCCTTCGTTGCGTTCAATGCAAATTGCCAACGCAGTAGGGTCTTTTGATTCTTCTTTTAAATCATTAATTAACACTCTAACTCCACCACCAATGCCCATAATTAGACCATCATACACAATACCTACAGATTGCAGTTGTTCTTCTGTCTTTTTGCGTTCGCTTTCTCTACGTCCAGTTACTAAAAATATCCTATAGCCTTTTCTATCCCACTCATCAAATTTTTTATGCACTCCTGCTAAGAGCACTGGTTGCGTATTAGCTTGAAGATTGCCGCAACCGTGGTGGAATAACAAGGTTCCGTCAATGTCAACGAATAAAGTCTTGGGTCTTTCTATCATGGAACCCTCTTTTTAATGAAGTTTTTCACATCTTTTATCACATCTTCAGAAACTTGTGATATATCGTAAATTTTTTTAAATTCGGGGCGACTCAAAACATAGTGCCCGCAAAGTCTTATCACTTCATATTTATTGGCATCAGGATCGTAATTTTCAGGAAACCATTTTTTCCAACTGCCTTGTTCTAAACACAGGGCGAACCACATCTGTTTCTTTTTAGGAGAAAGTCTATCGAGAATAAGCTCGGTTTCTATGTGTGCAACTTCAGGCGCTATGTTAATGGCTGACAATCCTAATTCAAATTTTTCTTTCATCTGCTTAGGTTCTAAATAATCTCCATTATGCTCCTTGGACAACAGGCCATTATCAGAACATATTTTGATCATTTTAATCAATCTATTCCTGTCGTAATTGCCAGTATTGATTCCACTTTTCAGCGATGTTCCCGACTGAATAACAGCATAAATTATTTTTGGATAATGAGAAGACAACTCTTTTACTTTTCGGATAAGTTCTTCAAGCATCTCAGTTGTCATTGGGAAGATGGCCTCCTCTGTGCCTATTTCAAACAGACATCTATTATTTATGTTGCTGCATCTTTCCATCAAATCCACGGTATATTGAATGCTATCTTCAAAACCTAGTGATTTCCACGGGTCAATATGGATTATATCCAACATTTTGGCATCACATAACAATGAATCTACACCCGAATCTGGAACGGAACCTTGTCCTATTCCACCGTGATCCCTGCGGAACCTTGTCCTATTCCACCGTGATCCCTGCATATCAATGTAGATTTATTCGTAATTCTAACATAAGAACTAAAAGTTTCTGTAGTCCAGTTGTTTACATAACCACCTGTATGATCTACCTGTCTTCTTGAAGGTATGAGGCCCACGTTTTTACAAACCACAACTCCATCAACAATGTTTTTTGTCATTGGGCCTAAAAACAATTTGGTTTTTTCTATTTGTTCCCGCATAATGCTCTCCACAAATTATATCTGCCGAAATAAAACAGGAAATTATTCAATGGATAGGTGTGTAGTGGTGACATGTTCAACCAAATTAGAGGCGTAAGAACCTCAATCTTGTTGAGGTTAAAACCATTTGCTGCCAGTGCATCAAGATAAAACTGTTGGCATTGCACCATGTTGTGGCTTCTAAGCACATCGCATTTGATTGCTTTATCAGTTATATCAATTGTAAACAACCCCTGTGTCAAAATATCGTGATTAAGCGTTAAATTATGGTTTAATTTAGACAAATCATAATATTTATCTCCCGCTACAACGTCTCCTGCAAAATCCTGCCTCCAATCTAATAAAACAAATGAATCCAGTGTGAAGAGGATGTTGTCTAATATGAAATCACCATGAAAACAAGTTGGTTCTGTTTCACATAGTAACTCCCAATCTACTTGGCTTAATAGCGATTCACAGCTAGGCACTGTATGATTATTGATCACACACTCTCTATCTGGCATGTTAGAGTTTTTTATAAATTTGGCTATTCTGCCCTTTGTTTTTTCTTTGTAAAATTCATAACACTTGCCTTTGAAAGTCTTAGAATCTACAGAAACCGGGTGCCAAAGGTTTTGTTTGGCCCACTCCACTAAGTTAGAAATCCTTTCTTGTGTGATGTCGCTGGCTAACAAAACACCATTAGCTAAGGGGTATTTGTAAAAGTTTTCTGTAGAGGATGTTATTTCTGGAACCAGTGTTCTTAATGCAGATGCTCTCGTTACCCTGTTTTTGCAAATAGTGGAATTTCGGAAAAACTTAATTACTGTATTGTTTACGAAATATATGGCCTCTTCGGGTTTGTCCAACACATTGTATTTATTGGGGTGTTTTTGTTTGGCTTTATTTAATCTTTCGACACCACCCGTATCATCCCAATCATCAATTTTTACTAAATTAATGGAAACGGTATTTAACATTTCCATCAAAATATGACAATCACTAGAATCCTCAATGTAGCCAGTCAACAGAGAATCCACAATCTCCCAGAATAGGCGGTAATCTATTATTCCAGCAACACCTATGTAAGCAAAGTCGTAATCAATTTCACCCTTTTCATTTATTCTGGTAATCTTGTTATTTGTTGTGCGAACGGTTCTAAAAGCATCTGATTGTTCTGATTCAACGCAAGCCATCCAATTTGAAGTGAGGTTGGGCTTGTAATTAACTATGGTGTCGCAAGCGTGGAATATGAATGGTGTTTGAAGCAGATTTCTAGCAAAAGACAGAGACTTGATAAGACCGCTTCCGGGGCCGCTATATGGATCGACATAAACAAACTCAAAATTCCTGTCTGGATGTGCTATTTCTAAATATTGTTTTACATAATCGCCCAAATACCCCAAAGTTATCACAAAATCAGCATAAGGATATGTGTCAATTATGTGAGATATTACAGCTTTATCGCCCAGTTTAATTAAAGCCTTGTTGGTATATTTGGTGAGGTCGCCTAGTCTAGTGCCCAGGCCGCTTGTAGTAATTAATACCTTCATTTTCTATTGTAAAAATCCTCTACCCTAACTAAATCTTCTAATTGCGGGGTGGATGCCTCCAAATAAAGACAATCCGTTTTTCCGCACATCCTGTGTATTTTGTTGGGTGGCACCGCACGAAATTGACCTTCGACTAAAACATCAGTTTGCAATGCATCCTCAGCATCTCCATGAACAAACTTCATTTCTCCTGATACAATATATATCGTTTCATGTTTTTCCTTGTGATACTGCAAACTGCAACAGTGGCCCTCTTTCATAAAAATTCTTTTGAGGACATAGTGATCATTGTGCTCTAAAAGCTCTTCGTATCCCCAAGGTTTATCAGTGTGACTTATCATTTTGTCGCCCCTAATTTTCTTCGTTTATATGTGCCTATTTTATCAAGCAACATTTGACCATCATATTTAGTCGGCATAATGGGCTTATCTTTAATTTCTTGCTGATGCCAAGATATTTCTCTGGCCTCTATTTCTTCAGCGGACGAGACACTACCACAGACTTCATCAATGCCCAAATCTAATACAGGATACGATCTTTTAGTCAGGATAGAGACTCCACACCTACGATTACCCAAACCAAATGGGTAGTCTGAAACATCAAAGGTTCCGTCGTTGTATTTAGTTCTTAAATCTAAGACAAACTCCCTACAACCATCTATTTTGGCAGTATCGTGAAAGGCAACTACACCTGCGGGTGTCAACAATGGATATACTGCGAAAAAATCATTTGCTATACCATAATACGAATGACAAGCATCTATGAATGCAAAATCAATTCCATTTGGACACTGTTGTTTCAAGTGATCGATAAATACATTCCTATTTTTCAATGTATCTATTTTTGTTAAAGTGAAGCCTTTACACCCTGTTTGAAGCAACCTTTTATTAACAGCTTCTTTGCTACCCAGTTGTTTGAATTGTGACTTTAACCCATGCCTGTGCCAGACATCAAATCCGCAATATTTTCCATTATTTTGGTTTGCGGCCTTGCAAAGATGAACGGCCACATCTCCATGCATGACGCCCACTTCAACTATGGTCTTAGCTTCGGTAAATCGTGCTAAGGATGCCAAAAAATCAATTTCTATCCTCATTATTTAATTTCCTTTAGCAGTTCTTCCAATCTCTGTTTGGTTTCATTCCCGCCAAATTTAAATCCATGCTTGCTCTGTGATGGATTCATAACCATGCGATAAATTTCCATGTCTATATACCTATCAAAGCCTATATGAACTGCATCTGGGTAATTGGGAAACATATCGTGCAATTTATAAAATAGCATTCTGTGGGGGTTTGGTGTATATTTTGAATCTATATCATCTACCATTGTGACAAATCGATCTGCATTTTTTGACCCAGATACAAAAATAATATCGTGGAGACAGATGTTTCGTCTATTTGGGTTAATTTTCCGAGGTGTATAACCAGGATTATCATACCAATACGGTTCTCCACAGATGTAAAACCTACTAGGAAGAAATCTTTCTAAATAAACCCTTTTAAAAAACACAAGATCGTATCTTACCATTAAAACCAGTTGATATTTAAAGTTGTGTTTTTTCTCGTGGTCCTGTTTTAACTTCATGGCCCGACGTAAACTTTCATACCTGCTAATGGTTCTAAATCGAAGAGTTCCCACCCCTTTGTCGTTGTTGTTTTTGTTCAAACCAAAGAACTCTTGAGGCTGAAAAAGGGAAGCTGTGGGTCGGTAAATTTCATTTATTTTATCTTTGGCTTCTATCGTCCAAGAATGAGCAAAAATATCACAATCGTAATGCGATAGCACATTATGTTTGAATGTTTTGGCACAAATTTCGACATCTATAAGTTCTCCCAAACCATTTCTGTCTGTTAATCCCCCCACTATTCCATGAAACACCACTGCTATTTTGCCATTCTTTAACCTGGCATTATTTGGGAAAATGTGTAGCATTTATTTGCCTTGGTAAGTTTTTAATTTTTCTTCAATGGCTAAATTAATATCTTTCATAGCTCGCACACGAGCTTCTCTTAATTGCGACAACTCATCTTCCATTTTTTTCTTTTTGGTAATATCAAACAACAAACCCTCAAAACACGCACCGCATCCTTTATCACACATAGGGAATTTACCACACCTGCAAAGGCTGGCTGTTACTTCGACCCACCTTTCTTCTCCATTTAACAACTTAATATGCACTGGATGAGCCGTCACTTTATGGTTATTTAGAAGCTCTTCAATCAGCACTTTGCGATCATCAAGATCGACATATAAATCTGTGGACTTTATCCTCCTGGCCATCTCTTCAAATGTTTCAAATCCCAACATACGAACACAGTAAGGATTGGCTCGGATAAATGTTCCGTCTTTTATTGAAGTAGTAAAAAACGATATAGGAACAGAATGGTAAAACTTCTTGTAATATTGTTCAATTTGTTTAGCCTTACATACATCTGTAACGTCTCTGAACATTAAAACGCCGCCTCTTTTTCCATTTTTGCCAAAATATGGGCGACCACTCAACAGAATGCAACGAAAGTCAACATGGTCGTTTTTTAGAAACATTTCAACATTGGTGAATACATCGCCTCGAATAGCCCGAAATAATGGCAACTCTTCCGCTTTGAATAGATTGGTGCATTCTTCATCTTTGTAAGTGCCATATATTGCTGGGTATTTATCTGGATCTACATCTTGGGAACCCATTCCAACGATTTCTCTAGCAGCATCATTCCATAAAATAAATTTGCCATCTTGATCGGCAATTACAATACCTTCGGAAGCACTGTGTAGGACGGCATCTAAGATGATTTCCTTCTCGCTGATTTCTTTTTCAACGACTGGTTTCTTTGGATTAGGGTTGCTTTTTTGTGCCATTTCACATCCTTGAATTTACTATTATTTAGTCTTGTAATTCATAATTAATTGGTTTATGATATTAACATGTTTGACGAGATTAGAACAGAAAGACAGAAAGACGGCTCCATAATCGAGTGGAAACAAACACCTGTGGGTAAGGCAAAAAAACAGTTTGGCACTTGGCTCCTTGAGGAGTTTGGTCTTAAAAACTTTCATTATCCAGGCAAACACCCGGCGTGTGCGTTAATTGATCCAGAGCGAAATTGGTATCTGGATTTAATGTGGGGTTATATCTACCAAGAGGATAGAAGCGAATACAGACCGGAATATGAAATATGAACAAACAAGACATGTTGCAAACCCTGGCTGGAAAAGTGGCAGAATGCCAGAAGTGTCCCAAACTTGTAGATAGAACACAAACAGTATTTGGAGATGGCGATCCCAATTCCAAAATCGTCTTGATTGGTGAAGGTCCAGGTAAAAATGAAGACGAACAAGGGGTGCCATTTGTAGGTCGTGCAGGGGAATTATTGAACAGTATATTGTCGGCTTGTGGGTTGGAAAGAGAGAGTGTTTACATCTGCAACATCGTGAAATGCAGGCCACCCAGCAATAGAAATCCAGAAGCAGAAGAGGCAGAGAATTGCCGCCCCTACTTGGATCTACAATTAAAAGTCATAAGACCTAGATATATAGTATGTCTGGGAGCGACGGCTGCGCAGAACTTATTAGGAACGGATACTCCTATAGGTAAGATGCGTGGTCGTTGGTATGAATACAATGGGATGAAAGTGCTTTGCACTTATCATCCTGCGTATTTACTTAGGAATCCCAAGGAAAAAAAGAAGGTTTGGGAAGACTTGCAACCCCTGTTAGGAGAATTAAATGGCACTTAAAACCTGGAACGAATGGCGAAAACAAGCTCCTACTTTTCTTGAAGAAGCAGAGGAGTTTAGAAAGTGGGCATCAGGCGAAGATGTTGTAGATGACGATGACGATGTGGAACCTGCACAAAGTTCCATAGAACTTACCGAAGAAGAGTGGCTAGAAATAAAAGGTATTGGTCCTAAACTGGCCAAGAGATTTGTAGAAAGTGGGCCACTTGATCTTGAAGAAATAGGACAAATGAAAGGCGTCAGACAGGCCGTAATTGAGAATATTAAAACTTTTCTCGATGAACGATCCACTCCCGAAACGGCTTGAGAAGATTGAGCTTCTTTCTAATTAACCTAATGTAATCATCCATGTTCTCTTTGAACTTAGGATGAAGGTTTACATTATCGAGCCTGTCTAAATCATACCATTTCCACATTTTATGCTCATCGCTGAGTTCACACTCAAATGGTTTTTCTACCACATAAATATAGGTCATCCATCTGTGTAGTCCATCTTTTTCTTCAAATTGGGCTATACGATGGCCTTTCACCTTACCGCATTCTTCTTTGGCTTCTCGAATAGCGGCATCAATATAGGTTTCACCTTTTTCTACTTTACCTCCGGGTTGACCCCATGTATTTGGGTGATCGCCAGGGGCCGCACGTTTAAGTAATAAAACCTTCTTGCCATCTGTGAACAGAATCCCAGCGCCTCGATTTCCGAAACGACACCCTCCATCTGCGCCTATACGGTGATACTGTTCAGCCATTAGTGTTTTGGTCCTCTTTTGAGGGGGACTGGCTTTAATTTAGGATGGTGTCTATCAGGCTTGTCTTTCAGATCGTGCATGAAATTTATTATTTCTCTGGCAACTGCCTGTGCTGACTTGCCATCGCTTTGGTGGCTTTTTTGAACGGAGACAGTATTTCTATCCTTATTATAAAACCCTTTAGATACTACAAAGCACTTGTGTTCTGGGTTCCAAGAGACCAGTCCAACCCACTCGCCATCGTCCCAATTCCTACGACAACATAGAATTCTCAGAGGTTTTTCATCAAAAACCTGCTTGACGTGGTAATCTTGTGCTTTAAGAGATGCGCTTACAAAACCGAGAGCAATCTTAGCGAAGCCTTCCATGACCTCCTTAAGATTGCTCCTATAATTGATTTCTACACTATACCTTGTGGTATGAGTTTCTTCATTGAGCAACGCATCAAATGTCCAGTCTTTAAATGTCTTCATAATTTTAATCCAAAGTGATTGGAAGAATGTCACCGTATCTAGTTATGAGATTTTCTCTCCATTCTTTGAGTTCTTCCAAGCCTTCTGTCAAAAGCCGCTCTCCATCAGTGGCCATTCCGCCGCCACCTGGGCCAGCAATTTGAGAAAACTTCCCTCTAATTCTGCCTAACATTTGCTTGGCGTAAGCCAAAGCTCCGTCTTGCATGGACTCAGTAACTTCGTTCCAGTCTTTGTGTTTTTGGAGGTAGTGAACAATTACTTTTTGGTTTCCTACTGGGGCAGGATACAATTTAACATGTTGAAATCCTCCTACCCACTCCCATCCACCGATGTTGGAACTAAGCCTAGAATACATCATTTCATATTGTTTATACAGTGCCCACTCACCCATACGTCCCCAAATGGGCTGAATTGGGTCAATAAGACCACCTTGGATACTAGCATAAGCTCCACCAGGATAGAAATATTCAACCGGGATGGCACCATCTAAATCCGATGCTTGGAAGGCGAAATTACCATGTTTTTTATAAAAAACATTTCTTATCAAACCCACATCCGGGGGCATCTCATATACACTTTTACCGGGTGTTGTAGCAAAGACATAATAATCGAAATATTCACGAGGAGCATATTCCTCAAATATTTTTAGAGCCTGATCGACAGCTAAATCTAAATTTTGAACATCTAATTCTACATCAATTACGGGCGCACCAAGCATTAATAATACAAAGTCTTTGATTTGTTCTCTGACTTTTTCTCGTTCTTTACGAGGACCAAGTTTGCTCTTGTTCAGAGGATCGGTAGGACCGAGTTCTCCACTACAAGAATTGCTGCACGCTCTGCCTTGGGCATCGCGTGATGGAGTGTTAAGTAAAATTGTATTTGCCATAGTAACTGTATATATAGGTTGAGTGTTTATTAAAATAGGTGCATCATGGGATTGACGTTTGCTGATTACTTGAATAATGATAAAAAGAACCAAGTTTTCCTTGAAATGGCCATGTATCAAGGAAATAACTATAAAATTCCCATCGTGTTCAACAAAAAGGATCTGGAATATTTACAACAATTTCCATCCGAATGTTGGATGATGGCTATGTGGTGGAGATATTCTTCTGGTTTATTGAAAGTGGCCCAAGCATGGGAGAACCAAGGTGGTGAAGATATGCTTAGAGCCAAGTATGGTAGTGAAGGCGATGTTGGGCCAGATATGTCAAAGGACTACACCAGAACCTCTGAGGTTAAGGATTTTCAATATCCTGACAGAGAAGATGTCATTATTAAAAAGTGGGCAACACAACCAAAAGAAGAACACACTCACACTTACACTTTTCCAAACATCCGAACTGGACTCAAGGATTTGTGGATAGACTTACAAAAGAAAATCGATCCTGAATGGCTGAGAGAAAACAAGGATAAGTGGGATCAGTATTTACGACAAGGTTATGGCCTCCACGATTACGATCTCACAGAGCCACTAGAAGCAATATATGTAGCTGATGATGAAGAAGTGCAACAAGGCCGTGCAACTGCTGGTGAGCCAATTGTCGCTAGAGATCCCCCAAGTGTATTTAATAGGAGCTTCAAGACAGCCCAATTAGAGGCAATTAGAAGAAACCTTCGCGCATGGACTAAGGTGAACGAACTTAGACTCGCTGAGGGAGACGTTCCTGATGAATGGACAGCACCAGATGGGAAAAGTTACCCTATTAAATGGGTTGATAATGTTCAGGTTGATGGAAGTATTGGAAAAAACCCAACAGGCAAACCGCCCGCAGGTGGACCGTGGGCAGGAGGCAAAGCCTTAAAGTATAAGCTGCCTTGTATCAAGATCGCTCTACCAGGATACCAGATAGCTGATGAAAGAAGTGGCGAAGTAAGACAGGTTCCAAATGGGGCTTATTATATTCCAGTGCTGTTACCAGGAACCATTTTTGCAAAATGGAACGATGAATTAAAAAGACACGAGCCACCAATTAAAGTAAAGAAAGATGATTTCATTCTTAGGCAATTCAATAAATTAGACGTTAAAGGAAAAATAGGTCAATTGAGAAAAATGCCTTTAGTAGATCATACTGCTAGAGATTTGGCAATAGAGCCTATTCCTGTTGATGCTAATTTAGAAAGAGATGTAGATTGGCAACCCAGAAATGAGGAAAACCTTAAAAAGTTCATACGTGCGTGTAAAGAAGAATTAAGATTATCAGATAAGTGGATTGTATTGCTTGATGATTTAATTGATAAGGCTGGCACTGAAGCGTTCCAGGGCAAAATCAGCATAATGAATTTATGCAGAGCAACCAATCCTAGAGCTTTCGGTGGAGAAGCAGGGTTTGGTATAAATTACAAAGCATATCCTGGGAATGGAAGGCCGCGAGAAGACATCGATCAATTCACAAGAAGTATACCTCTTTTGCATGATGAAGATCAGCAAACTCTCAGAGATAACAGGATTGCTTTGCCTGATTTGGTGCAACACTATGGAACTCCAAGTCAAACACAGTTGCAAGCAATATGGGTAACTGGTGGTATCAATAACTCCTCAACTGATTACGCACTAAATAAAAAACAAGATGAAGAAAGAATCAAAAGAGCAATAGGCGAAGATGTTTGGGCAGAAATATACAAAGAATACACTAGAATGGCATGGGGTGCCGTGCAAAGTATTCTGGCCAAGTCTGGCGATGCAGATCGTGGAATCATAAACACTTATGGCGAATCCTTAGTGCAAAATGCTGTTATGGGTTTGATTTTATCTGCTCATCAGGAAGTCAATATTCCACTGAAGATAGATGATAAAGCCAGTGCTGCGGCTGGACGAGAGGTTTATGTTCTTGATGAAAAGAAACACAAAAACGGCAAAAGACAAGCTGCTAGAGTGGGAGTCTTAAAACAAAGAATCCAAGCATCTATTGCACGTCTAAAAAGACATGGCATAGGAGCAGATTCATTAAATAAATCTGCTGACCCTAGTGGCAGTGGTGAACCAGGAGCAGAACTGGGAGACTTGGCCCAGAAGGATGATGCAGATGGCGGTATGTCTGATGATGCCCTGTCTACAATGGGACATAGTAGACGTGGAAAAAACAGATTCCAAGGCGTTGGACGTTACGGTGCCCAAGGGTTTGGGTCTAATTTAGGTGCCCGTCAAGCAGCAACTTTGGAAACAATAGACAAGAAAACTATGGAAGAAAATTGGGGCGATGTAGAATCTTCTTATAGAACAATTCTGGAAGCCATCCAAAGTGGAAAACATCCATCGCTTCAAGGTAAAGCACTATCTGGTGCTGAGGCTGAAAGGAAAGCCGCCTCATTATTGAAATCTTATTTAAAAGAAAAGGGCATTCAACTGAAATCAGGCGATAGTGTTGTTGCTACTTTGTATCAAACAATCAGGGATGAAAAATTAGTGTTGCAAAACGCTCCGGCAGGCGAAATTCAAGCTCGCGCACGAGAATACACCCCCGATACCATGAAAACTGATCCTTTAACAAGAGGACCAGATAGCGAACAATTAGAAATCCAACAAGATGCCATAGATGAATTAGAAGCAATGGCAGATGATGGTATGATGGTAGTGCCCATTTTAGACCAAGAAACCAACAAAAAAGAAAATAAAGAAATCGATCTCACCAAGGTCTCAGTTGAAAGCAAAGAGCATTGGATTGGTATGTTGATGGGTAAATTTGAACGAGCTTTTGTTCCCAAAGAAGAGTTTCATAAATATTTCCCAGCAATTGTAGAAAAGATAGCTTCAGTAAGTGCAGGGGTTAGTGCTACACCAAAAACAAAAACTCCTGATGCTGTTTCACCGCAAGGTCAACCCGCAGCGCCAGCAGCGCAACCCTCTCCTAGAGCAACAACAGCCAGATCGCCTGCGACAGAAAGAGGGAAAACAATGGTTGGTGATGTAATTGCATCCCTAAGAGCTAATGATGAAAATGCACCAAGGGCTAGAGAGTTGCTAAAATCAAATGCAGAATTGAGAGGCATTTTAACAAATCCAACAGCCCTACTGGCAGCTTATCCTGAAGATCCAAGATTGGCAAAACAAATCCAAATCCTTCAATCTGCATCTAAACGACTTGGATTCATGGAAATGTCTCTGCCAATAGGCTACCCAGATTTACCCAATGGTAAATATAGTGACAAAATTAGAGGCGAAATTACACGTAAAGGGGCACAAGCATGGGGCGCTGCTGGAAGTAGAACGGGTGGATTGTCTCCAATAGAAGATCCAATCACCAAACGATCCAAAGAAGACACCGGGGGTGAAGGAGATGGCTTGCCTATTCAAAAGTGGACCTCTCTTAAAGAGCATCTCAACCATAAAAGTGTAGAAATTCGCAAGAGATTACTAAAAGAAAGAGTAGAGAAAGAGATAGAGAATGCCAAATCCATATGAAGCATGGGCAAATCCCCGTGGCGTAGCACTCAAACAATATCTATACCAACTTCTCAAAGATAGGTACGGAAACCATGAGGATATGGTTGAACGATTAATTCATGTCGTTAGAACGGATGGGGATTTAGAGGCTTTGGGCAGAATGTTTATTGATTCCTATGAAATGGGCTTTATAGCTGCGACCGATCAGTATAGGGACATATTAAATAAAATGGGATACAATGTAAATATAGAGGCCAAACAGGAAGAGTCTTGTCCAGAGTGCAAGCCTATTTTTCGGCAAAACTCGGATTAACAGTGCTTGGCATGGTTACATGTAAATAGCCGCCGCCTCGTTCTTGAACATCTATTATTTCCCACCATCGCTTCTCTTGGTTTTGAGGATAAACCACAGATCGTTCTGGTATTTTAATGTTAGTCCAGAACATCATGTTTATATCATTTTGGGATGCTATAATAGCCTCAAAGTTAAATGTCTTGTCATATTCAACTTTAGGTCTGCTCTCATCATAAAAATCATCCCTTGTTGTGGTAGCGGTCGCCTGTAAACAATGCATTACCACTTTGCCATCTAATTTACGAACAGTCCTCTCTGGTGGCTGTGTTGGGGCATTCCTCTCTACTATTGTGATTTCTGGCATGTCGTCGTCTTCATGCCTATCTACAACATTGATTTCCATTTCCGGTTTTGTTTCCGGTTTTGCTTCCGGTTCTGGCTCTTCTTTGATTGTAAAGTCGCTTTTTGTGGGGACTGGCTGGGGGAGGTTGTCATCCAGCACTTCAGTTTCCCAACTACAGTTGTGTAGTTTAAACTCGCCTTTCTCATCCCATATTTTCTGCTTCTTCATCATGGGATTCGGGCCTTGCAATTTATAAACTGTTCCATTAGAATTGTATATAGCCATACTATATATATTAAGGAGGAATAGCGAAATGCCTAAAAAATACACCTATGAACAAGTAAGTGGCATTTTTGAAAATGCTGGTTGTAAATTATTATCTGAGGATTACAAAAACAACAAAACCCCCCTAAATTACATTTGTGTTTGTGGTAATGAGGGTTCGACAAGATTGAAAAATTTCCTAATAGGACAAAGATGTGTGGCTTGCGGATTAGAAAAAAGAAGAACCTTGAATCTACAAGAAGTTAAAGCCATTTTTGAAAAAGAAGAATACGAACTATTAGACTCCAGCTACACTAGCTGTGTTCAAAAGTTAAAATACCGATGCCCTAAAGGACACATAGGCACAACCACTGTTGTAAACTTCACTAGAGGACATAGATGCAAAGCCTGTGGGCTTTCTGGTGAGAGTAATCCTAGATGGAATCCAGATCGAAATGAAGTAAGATTTAATGAAATGTTTAGAAAGAAGTGCTATAATTTACTATATCGATCTCTTTATGCAACCAACAACTCAAAAACATCACCTACTAAAGATTTGTTGGGGTATGATTCCAAAGAATTAAAAGAACACGTAGAACAACACCCAGATTGGCCACAACTTAAAAAAAGCGAATGGCACTTAGATCACGTTTTTCCTATAAAGGCTTTTATTGATCATGGTATCACAGACATGAGAATAATAAATTGCCTAGAAAATTTAAGACCATGCAAAGCAGTTACTAATTTAAAAAAACAAGGTAGTTATAACAAAGAGGAGTTTGAACAATGGCTGAGAGAATGGACAAAAAATCGAAAAGAATGTTCATCAAGAATGTTATAGATGATGGGTTTGAAGAATCTGATTTTCACAAGCACATGATATTAAATCGCAAGGCTTGTGAAGATTTGTCCTTAGTATCTGACAAAACCACTGCTATCATAGCCACCTACCAAAGTCAAATTGATTGTTTGATGTGGGCTGTTTTTTCTCTTTTGTTGCGATCTTCTGGGAATTTAGAACATCTCATTGTTTGCATTAATGGGCCAGACTCGCGCACAGGAGACACATCTGTTCAAGATACAAAACAGGAGTTTTTGGAAGACCTAAGAAGTTTAAAATGGAATGATAGGGACATGCCCATCACCATTGCTAGGGTTTGGAGCCGAATTGGTCATGGAGAAGCCATAGAAATGGCAATCCCTTGGGTGCATACAAAAGCATATACATTGCTCCATGATGATATGATTGTCACCAACCCCGCATGGGCCGAGGAATCTATGCAACTTCTTGAAAATGAAGAAGTTGCAGCAGTTTATAATCCTCCTATTTTAGGATCAATAGTATCAACTTATAATTTCCAAGGTGCCAAAAAACTCAACCTTCCACATATCAACACACCTATGGTGACATGTAAAAAAGCGTTAATTAAAGAGCGGTGGACAGGGTATCACGTAAACAAAGAATTCAACATCAAAAAAGATTTAAGTGAAAAAGAATTCCGTCGTTTCTACAAAGGACTGCTTGCCAAATACCCAGAAAAATTTGATGCAAATTTTGAGTATGACTGTTTGAGCCAGGATTTCGGGAGTTGGGTGTTTTATCAACTCAAAAGTGAAAGATACAAACTGATTCCAAAGAGAATGGCAGAACACCTTCTTTCAATGAGTTGGCATCCCCAGGATGCGAAACTTAAAGCCGCCAGACCGCATATCGCAAGTTTAGAAATGGAATTGATAAACTACCCAGAATATTGGGAGCTATACAAAAAATACAAGACATATGACTTATTTACAAATAGTCGAAAAATCAATTACGAGGGCACCATTGCATGAGAGATAGAATTTCACCCTTGAAAGGGCGTCCCACAACGGAATTACCTTGGGAGGGAGATTGTGAAAAGAAGCCTTGGGAATATGAAGTCACTGCTGTTGTTCCAGTTTTGGATACTTATGACACCCTAGAACTCGTAGTGCAATTGTTGAAACTACAAACAGTTCGCCCCTTTATTGTCATTATTGATACCGGAAGCTGTGAAAGTGAACTTGAAAAGATAGAGTCACTAAGGGATGAAGATGTAGAAGTGCATTCGCTTCGCTTGAATGGTGTTGTTCACCCTTCAGATTATCCTGCTATAGCAATGGATTTGGCATTTTCGATGTGTAGGACAGATTACTTATTTGCTACTCATTCTGACTGTTTTCTAAAAAGAAGAGATTTTGTAGAAGACCTTTTGCAAAAATGCAAAGAGGAATCACCAGTAGTTGGTTATCGACTAACTCCTCGTGAACACGCTGATTGGGAATTCATGGTGAGTCATACAGCCACCATGTATCACATGTTCACTATGGATAAGATAGGTTTCGGTTGGTCGTTGAGAAGATTATGCAATACAACCGGAATTCAAAACAGAAAACCCGATCCCAATTCTCCTAATTGGCCCGATACGGAAGTGCTTGGAAACTACATATTAAATCGAAGTGGCATAGAACCCTTGTTTATAGGCAATGAAAAAAACCATTGTAGAAACCTGGATGAAAACATAGATCACCCTAGAACTTATACTTCTGCCAAATTATACAGCCCGCCTCATTTAGAAAAAATGATAGATTGGGTAGAAGACGCAAAGGAAGATGCAAGGAAAAGAATCGAGGCGTGGACTACATAAAATCAGGAGAGTAATATGTCTGAAAGCCTAATTGTACCCGATGTAGCAGAACTGAATATGCTGAAAATCATTTTAAATGTTAATCCAGCATCTAACGTAGCATTAAGATTGTATTCTAATGAATTGACCTTGGATGGGGATACCATTTTAGCTGATTTTACAGAGTGTCCTGGCGGCACTGGCTACGCTGCTAAGACTCTTGCCTCTGGAAGCTGGGCAATAAGCACCGATGGTTTAAACAAAGGATATGCTGAATATGCATCCGAACAAGAATTTACATTCACAGTAGCACAAGACATTTATGGGTACTTTGTAACCAATGCTGCTGGAACTGAATTACTCTGGGCACAACAGGCCGCTTATGCTCCGGTTGAACTACCATCGGGCGGGGGTCTTTTCTCTGTGCATCCTAAATTCACTCTTGTTTCTGAAAATAATTCGTAACATTCATAAATAAAGGCATGAAGACTTTAAATGAATGGCAATACGAAATCGACGCTCAGGGTCAACCTAATTATTTTTTTGATACCTTAACTGAGGCGTCTCAGAAGCTCCAACAGGAACTCCGTCAATTAGATTCACCAGGATTCAGTGATATGGCTGATATGGCTATGTCCATTAACAGGGTTCTTGTGGAACTACAACACACTGGGGAAGTTTCTGAGAGAACCGAGTGGCAATGTAAATACCTTGCTTGGAAATGTGAACAATTCCATGAAAGCAATTGGATTCATGGTGCTTGGGGCACTTCTCTTAAAACCGAAATCAAGATAGCTATAGAGTCTTTCTTGAAATTAACGGAAAACTTAAGAAAGGTTCCGCCTACTGAGATTGATGAGGCTTCCAGGGGTCTTATCAGACAAGGTGCTACAGCAATTAGGGAAATGGCCACAAGGTTGGATGAAATGGATTTTTGGAGTCAAAAAGGACGAACACATAAAAGTGTCCCCAACTTAGGTGGTGCTTAATGGCAATTTATAGGACTGATGGAACAGTATACCACCCAGTAGGGAGTATGCGTCAATTTAATCCTGATTCACCTGATCATGAAATATTGAACAGGTGGGACGAGGAAGCTATAAAAATATCAGGGACGCCTCTTTTTTATTATGAAGTCTTCATTCAAGATCAAACAGTAGATCCTCTTTATGTCGAAGATAGAGGCAAACTTTGGTCGGCCAATCCTATAACAATTTATGCTTATTACGAACCTATTCCATCTCAGAATGATCAAACAGAGTGGGGAATTGATTCTCCTGACGAAATTATTTTTCAGGTTAATTACAAAGCCATATTAAAAGCGGTAGGACATCCTCCCAAGATAGGCTCTAGGTTCTTTTCTCCTCACCTTAGTGAGAATTGGATTCTCATTCAAAGAAATCTAGGTCAATTTCATAAATGGGGCGCTATTCGCCTTGAGATGATTTGCCAGAGATTCCAAGAATCCACTACGACTGGCGAGGGGAAAGTTACTCAACAGAAGCCAGACTTCACGATTGATGATGTTCTGGGGGAATAATTTCTTCCCCATATTCAATGCGATGAACCTTTTTGAAGAATGTTAAGGTGGGCCTGCATTTAGGCAGTTTATTTTGAAATATACGCTCTGTTACCACGGGGGTAGGGACTTTGTTTTTCTTAAGTTTGAAATATTTCATTATGAAAATAAAAGAGTAATACCAATAAATAGTGGAAAGGTATATTTATGGCTGAACGCACTGAAAACTCAATCAACACAGAACCTTCACTAAATCCTTGCAATCCAAAAAGTCCGGTTATTAACAAGTTGAATTTAGACCCTCCTTGGGGGAAAAGATGTGACGAAACACAAGAGCCTACCTTAAGAAGAGTTGCCACTGGCCCCGCTTCTTGGCTTGAGACAGACTACATGAAGAAAACAGGGATTGGTTCCCGTGGTGATTGCGATCCTATGATGACGGGGAATATTAAAAATGACCCGCAAGAGCCTTTGACAACTCCTCCGCATCGTGGTCATATTATAAACAGGTATTCCAAAGCAATTCGTGGCTGCGATGAAGCAGTTACAGACTTGTTTAGGGATATAATTGTTTTTGATGAAAATGGCAAGGAACATCCTGTTCCTATTATTTTTGGACCCCAGGAAAAAGCGGTGGCAGCTATCGTTCAAGATAACGTCCGAAAGGACAATACGTTGGTGGTGGATCGCATTCGTTTGCCTTTTATGGCCATTCATCAGAACGACATGCAATTCAATCAGGATAGATATACTTATAGTGCCGCAAAAAGGTGGTCTAGGAGTAACTATGTCAACGAAAACAAGCATCGTGGAACGCTATTTGGCGTTACTAGAGGTATCCCAGTTGATATTAGTTATAGTCTTTGGATATGGACACTATATATCGAAGACATGAACCAGATCGCGGAACAAATTTTTCTGAAATTCAATCCATGCGCATATATAAACATACGCGGTGTACATTGGGAGATAATTGTTAAATTTGAATCTTCGGGTAATAATACAGAGGTTGCTCCGGGTGATCAAGCTATCCGAATTATAAAAATGCAGTTTAACATGTTGGCAGAAAGCTATATCCCGCAGCCCATTGAGAGACGAAAGGCTGTTTTGAGTATTAACCAAGAGTTTGTTAATGCTGTCAAGGACGAGGATGTGACACAGGTTATTAGTAGAGTTAAAACTACGGTGAAAGATTTAGACAATGCTTGAAATAAGAAACAAAACTAAACAACCAGTTCAGCTAGTTGTAAGATCAAGAAGGAAGCCTCGATCTTTCACGACCAAAATAGTCCCAGGATTGGGAGAAGGAAAAAACACAATTTTGCTTGAAGATGAGCGAGCAACTGAATATATAGACCGTGTAGAAGCAATGGGTTTAATTTCTACTCGATACGTACCTAACAGGTTAAATTAAGGGAGAATAAGAATGGCAATTTTAAAAGGGTTTCCTCCATCTAATACAATCTCAGCGTCGGTGAGAATTAAAGAAACCGACTTGAGTTTCTATGACGTAGGATCATCTTTCCATCGTGCTGGATTAGTAGGATTTGCTAGTAAGGGACCGATTAACCTCCCAACACAAATCAGAACTAGAAGAGAATTAACTGAAGTTTTTGGGTATCCTCACCCCCAAACAGGCGATCCGTATTTACTTTACGCCGCTACGCAATACTTAGCTATTGCTAACGAGCTTTGGATTGTCCGTGTGGCCGAGGAAAACAACACAAGCTGGGAGCAAGCAACTACGGCTGAAATCGAAGTTCCTGCTGCTGGTGGACAAATTATTATTACGTCCAATGTTGCATCTCCAACAGCACTTCCAGTTTACAGCTTTGCTGTGGATTCCTTCTTCCGTTGGAGACTAAATACAGTTCTATCCTCAAAAACCTTGCTAGTTTACGCCGACGCAAATCGTCCGGCTCCGCTAACAGGTGATAAGTATAGCTGCCTCCAATTAGTTGAAGACTTAAATCTTCAACTTACAGATGATGATGGGATTGAATTTTTCTGCACTACAGGAAATGAAATCGGTGTTCGCACCACTTTCGCGTTTGGTCCTGATGCCTCACTTGAGTTGGTATCAGTCAAAGACGCAATTTACGGCGGTTCCACAGTAGCTCTTGGTGGACCTAATGTGACTGGACTCGGAACTGGAATGACTCGTGCTCAGGTTCTTGGAACCACCACGGGCTACCCAGACCCAGATTCTAGCAGCTTAGGTGTAGCAGACACTTGGGACTTAACCTCCGAAACAGATGTGCTTTTGGAGATTGTGGTAGATGGAACAGACAGTACAAGTATCGACCAAGTAGTTCAAGTCGTAGACTTGGGAGACTTGGAAGGTATCACATCCACAACTGATGAAGTTGTTGATGAAATTAATGAACAAATCGCAAGTTTGCCGGGTGGCTTTGTAGCTATCGGTGGTGACGCGGCTTCCGTGCCCACTGAAGTATCAGGCGATCCAGAACTGGCCGGTTTGGTAAGTTTGAAGAGTATTTCTATCGTATCATTGCATCACGGTGTAGACGCAGCATTGCGTGTAAAACCGGGTAGCTCTGGTGCTCCTATCTTCGGCTTCCCAACTGCTGGCCCAACGCAAGCTGACACTGGTGTAAGTCCAGCAGGTGTTTCCGGTGATGCGTCAATTGATACTTACGGCATTGTCGTAGGCGATGCAGCCGCAACCGGCGATGTAACCTTCAGCTTGGCTGCTGACAGCCCAGGTATTGATGGTAACAACACCCAGGTCGTAATTACTAATGACCTGAGACAAGGCACCTTTACTTTGGAAGTTTATAACAACAGCACGCAAACAGAGTCTTGGGGCAATTTGACCAAAGACGCTACTAGCCGATTTTATGTTGAGAGCTTCCTCTCTATCGTTTCTAACTGGGTTAGAGTTACAGACGATCCAGACAATCCGGCATCCCCAGCAGATGGCACCTACGATTTAGCAGGTGGTAGCGATGGTATTCCGGCTGATCCAGATGACCAAGATGATTTAATCATCGGTGATCTTTACGAAATGACAGGTCTTTACGCTCTGTCCGAACCAGAACAGGTTGATATTGACCTTCTGGCCGCTCCGGGTCATTCATCTACTTCCGTTATGGAAGGCATCATTGATGTTTGCCAAAATGAGAGAATGGATTGTTTGGGAATTCTTGACCCGCCGTTTGGCTTGTATCTACAAGAGATTGTGGATTGGCACAACGGAAGGCATCCACTGAATGATACCAGACTGGATTCTGACTTTGCGGCACTTTACTGGCCGTGGCTGAAGCAGTTTGATTCTTTCAATCAGGTCGATGTTTGGGTTCCACCGTCTGGAAGCGTTTTAGCAACAATTGCACGTAGCGATTCGCTATCCGCTCCTTGGTACGCACCTGCTGGTGCCTCAAGAGGACAGGTTCCGAATGTTAAAGACGTATTCCAACGTCCAACTCTTGCAGAAAGAGATTTGCTCTATGGTTGGAGAAATGCTGTCAATCCAATCGTTCAATTTAGAGACATTGATGGTTTCGTTGCTTGGGGTCAAAAGACTTTACAACGAACACCAACTGCATTAGATAGAATTAACGTCCGAAGAATGATGTTTGTAGCTGAGAAGAGGATTCGTGCAGATTCCCGAAGATTGCTCTTTGATCCGCATGATGACATCTTCCACTCTAAATTTATCACAATAGCTTCACGAGTCCTAGACACTATTAGGTCAGGTAGAGGTTTGACGGACTACAGAATACAAGCTGACTGGGATATTAACACTCCAGACAGAGTAGACAGAAATGAATTTTGGGCAAGAATCGGAATTCAACCAACCAAAGCTGTTGAATTCATATTTATTGAGTTTTCAATACACAGAACAGGTTCCTTTGAATATAACAGCGATTACGTTGGAACCGATTTTTAATGGAGGTTTTTAAAAAATGGTTGCAAAATGCGCACCAAGAGATAAAGTAAATATGGGTATGGGTCTATTAGTAGACTCAACCACTATTTTCAAACGTAAATTCAGATGGGGCATGACAATCACTCCGTTGTGTACCAAAGGCAATAACACTTCAATTGAAGAAGAATTTGTCAAGTTGGCATCTCGTCCGAACATTACCATTGAAGAAACCGAAATCAATATGAAAAACGGTCGAACTTGGATACCTGGAAAAGCAAGTTGGGAAACAATCACTGTTACTTTCTATGATGTTGTAGGCGAAGCTGCTGGAACCGGCATTATGGCTTTGTATTCATGGTTAGCCAGTGTTTATAACTTCACAGAAGGAATTCAAGGCGGGCCGCGTGGCGGAAATAAAAACGTTGCTCATATGGGTTCTGCACGAAGCGATTACTCCGCAGTAATTAACTTGCGTATGTATAGCGGTTGTGGTGATACCCTTGAAGAGTGGACTTTAAAAGATGCATGGCCACAAGCAATTAATTTCGGTGATTTAGATTATGCAAGCTCCGAAGAAGCAACAATCGAACTGACAGTTAGATATTCAGATGTTGAATATTGTTCCTGTGCAGGTGAATTTGATTATTGCTGTGATGCGTCTTGCTAACAAACGATAAGAAATACAGATCAGTAGATGTAGTAAAGGAGTCCTCCTTTACTACTCTACTGTTCTATAACTTTCTTCCCCCCCTTTTTTTTAACAATCGGAATAACCTATGGCAAATATGGGCATGGGTGTTCTGGCTGCGCCGGACACCATTTACAAAAGGCGATTTCGTTGGATGTTTGAAATTATCGGCGTGTGTGGCGAACGAGAAGGCGTCAATGTTTTACCACCTTTGAAAGGTGCTAGACCTAATTTAGCATTCAAAAACATTGAAGTGCAACACTTAATAGAAAATGTTTATCTCCCTGGTAAACCTGATTGGAAACCTATTAATTTGACGCTTTATGATATTTGCACGCAAGGCGGTAGTCATCCAGTATGGGATTGGATCTATGAAATCTATCAACCGTATGAGGGCAACTATTTTCCAATTATAAATGAAAATGGTATATTCAAAAAAACTGGTGAACTGGAGATGTACTCAGGTTGTGGTGATATAATAGAAAGTTGGACTTTTGAAAACTGTTGGCCGGAGCAAATAAATTTCGGAGAACTTGATATGGGTAATAACGAAGTTGTTACCTGCGACATCACTCTGAAATATGATCGTGCTTGGAGAAATTAAGAAACAACCCACCCCTACGGGGGTGGGTTGTTTTATTTTACTCTTCTTCTACATCATCGTGTAGAATTTTGCGACACTCTTCCAAGGCATCTTCTAATTGTTTAGTTTTCCAGCCCAAGACTCTACATGTGCCACTTTTGTTTAGACGCCCCTTTTTTGTATAAACCTTAGTTTCATTCAGCAAAAGGGTTTCGACTAATTCTCCGTATCCACTATCCACTAATTTTTGTATTAGTTCTGCTCTCTCTATTTCTTCCAGCATACTGCTTTTTAACATCATAATGATTGTCCTTATACGCACACATACGAATTATACACATTTTAATTTAATTACGCAAGTTAATCATTTCTTTGTCTACTATTTCCTACTGGAACTGGTGTAGTGTTGTTACATAAAGAGGTTTGTTTGCCATTGTGAATTATAATTCGGTCAATTTCCTGTTGGATAAATGCGAGATACTTCTTTTTTAATTCCTGGTAGTTTCTTGCCGTTCTGTAAAGTTGCCTAAAGTGGTTTAAAATACAAGTGGTCATATAGTTAAAAGCCTTGCCTTTATCAGGATTGAATCTGTCGATTTTCTCAAAACAAATCACTACACCTTCCTGAATAGCATCATCTTCCTCTATGAACTGAAACTGGGCATATTTCACTAGGTTTTCACTCAGAGTATAAAATGCCAGGGCTAAATTGTCCTGCAACACATTAAAATCACCCAACACAGAGCCATATTCCTCTTCCTTCTGGTCTAAGAGTGTTGCAAGTAGCTTGCCTCGCCTCTTATTTTGATTGCTTCTTTTTATGCGCCTTTCTTTCGACCCTTGGAGGTCTTCCATTATCAATTCGTACTTTCTTTTCTCTCTCTTCGACACTTGAAATTCCTGAATAGTTCTCTCGAATACCTTATTGTTTAGATATTCAACTGCCATAAGCCCTCCTCGAAGATTAAGTAGAAAAAACCCTATGTATTTACTGCGCACGAGAAATTTTTTTCCATTTTTCTATTCTTTTTTCAGCGTTTTCTTTAGCTTTATTAAAAAGATCCTTTGCTCTGGCGAAATTTTCGCCTCCATATAATTTTAGGGATGTATAACTTCTTATGTGGTCTAAATTTTCATCTAAAGTTCTTTCGTTGTTCTCTTCCTCGCCTACAAGGTGAGGAGTGATGTCATGTTTTTTTAAAATGTAATTACCTAATATCTCTGTATCCGGCCAATTAGGTCTGCTTGGCACAGGAGTATAATCTTCTATCCCATACTGATTACACAATCTCCTTAGATTCCAGCCAAAACCTATTCTGTCCATTGTGGGAATGTGATACATAGACGCTGTATGACTACACATACCTTTCCAATCCTTGTGGTTTCGTGGACTTAATTGATAACCTACAACAGGGGATTCAATCTTGCAGAGTTTAAGTAAATCTTCCACGAAATCTTGACGCCTTAAAAATACGTCTGCGTGTGTTGCAAAAAGATATTCAGTCCTACACATGGCAAAAGCAGCATCCATAGCCATTGCAGGATAATCTGATGGGTGTCGTACACCATGCAACTTAATAGAATGAACCTCTACATCGGGTGCAATTAATTTTTGAGTAGCTTCCCATTCTTCGCCCGTGCTGCCCGTATCTATAATCATAATAAATGGACGCACTGTTTGTAGTCTAAGTAGCTCTATGCACACAGGGAGCGTCTCAGGCGTATTTAAAGATGGAATGACGGCTGTGACCTCATACTCCCAAGGTTTCTTATCACAATTGCCTTCCCACGGCTTGTGTTGGGGCTGAGAACCTAAGAAAGGAGATGATTCTACTTCGGCTAATTTCACCGGACAAAATATGGGTTTTTGCTCATCTCTATCATAAAATAGAAAGTGTTTATCCCCACTTTCCACCTTCTTATGCGTATCAGGAGCGTTTTTCCAACGATTAAATGATATAACTCGACAACTCATTTTACTATATTAACTTTATGAAGCCAGATTTACTATTTGCTGCCTTGTTGGACAATCCATTTGCTTTCAAATCATACGATGATTTGATCAAATATTATGAATCTGTTCATAAACACAACGAGGCACAAGCCTTTCTGGAATTAATAGAAGATAGATTCCCCAAAAATGTCACAATTAACCGTGCAAATTTTGACTCTGAACAATCAGAATCAGATTGAAACAGCAATTAAATCCATTCTTCCCCTAGAAGCTGAGATTCTTGTTGGTGACTTTGGCAGTAAAGATAAGACCAAAGACCTGTGTGAATCCTACGGGGCAAGAGTTGTTGATTTAGAGAGCGATGATAGAAGTGAGGCGAGAAATAGGCTGGCTGAAGAAGCTAGGCACAAGTGGCAGCTTTATATACAACCTTATGAAAAACTGGCTGCTGGTCAGGTTCCCACCTTGATGAACGTAATGAAAAAAGACCACCCATTGTGGAATTTTAGAGTGTTTCAAGCACAAACCATGACAAAAGAAATAAGGATGTGGCAAAAAGGATTTAAATTTGTCAATCCTATTTATGAGTGTTTAGCTGGCAAAGCTGAAGATTCCGGGTGTGTAATTCGATCTAAATTGATTGAACAATCTAACAACCTGCAATTAGTTCAGAAGTGGAGAAAAAAAGAACCCGCCTCAAGTGAACCATATTATTATGAGGCGTGTGCCTTGCTTTCCCAGATGAACTATGATGAATTTCTTAAAATAGCCAACATCTATCTGTTCAAAGAAAAAAGTGAACTTATGCCAATAATTATGACCAGATACTATTGCTCGATGGTATATTGCCATGTAAAAAAAGACACAAATCTAGCTATTCGCAATTTGATGCCCGGCCTGATAGCGAAACCTCTTATGGCTGAATTCTGGTGTCTATTGGGCGATATTTATTATAAGCTGGTGAAGAAATACAATAAGGCTAATGTGTTTTATGATAATGCTCTAAAATTAGGGGCGCGTCGTCTTCAGAATGATGTGTGGCCTATGGAAATAAACAAATATAGGGACTATCCCATTCTTATGAAAAGACAATGCGCCCACAAGATTGATCGTTCAGAGCATTTTGGTTTGATAATTAGTTAAAACTCGTAATCAAATACTTTCAGGAAACGTTTAAATTTATGACTAACAAAGTCTTTAGTCTCTTTAGTGTAGTATTCTCTGTAGTGTCGTTTGTCTTCTCTTTGAAAGGTTTTCAGTCTTGGGAGTGGCAACTCTAAAGGGTATCCAGTGTATTCGCAAAAATCAGTGTAATCTTTTTCTAAATGTTCAAACCTCATATAGTGGTCACATACTAAACTTCCGTCTTTGTTGAAATAACAACGCCTACCGTTATGGTCTTTTTGCCTTACGACAAAATCATCAAAACTTAATTTGACTTTGAACCAATACTTCCTCCACCACCACAATGAAACTAAATAATCCCAAGGATTGCGAATGACAGTCATTTTATAGTAACTACTCCAAATATCTTCGGGAACCTCTTCTCCTTCAGCTAGGGGGTTATTGGTATATTGTTTGAATTTAGGAACCGCTCTTATCCTGTCTTCTTTGCCACAATGCTGGACAAGTGCTGCCGAAATGCTGCTCCCGGCAGTCTTGTGAGCTTTTATGTAAATGAATTTATACTTATGTGATAAGATGGCTATTCTATTGCTCATATCACTCCTTTAGTTCAGATATAGTCCCTTCTATTGTATTTATGGTTTCTTTAACTTCTTTGTTTTCTAGTGCTTTTTTTACTTCTTCCAAATCATCAAATTTAACCTCTACTCCTCTTACCTTTACCTTCACAACAGCATCGTCTTCAAGACCCACCTTCTTTAAGGTCTTTAAAAACATGGTAGCTAAGTCTAGTGTGTCGGGGTTTTCTTCGCACAATGCACAAAGAATATCGTTCACTGTTTGAGAGAGAGTTTGACAGGTTGTTTGGTGAAGGGCATTACTTGCGATTCTATTCCCAATTCTGCGAAATATGCAAGGCAAAGATACCGTGACCTTTAAATAAACACTCACGTCAAATTTACTCTTGTTTCCAGCTTTGGTTACAGTAGCATTAAAAGAACAAGCGTCCACCCATACTGTTCTACCTTGAATGCACAATCTAAGTCTAGGTTGCACCAAATACATGTGGGATTTTATCACCCCCGGCTTTACATCTACACTTTCATGTAGGGTTACTTTATATCTGCCCAATGTCCTATTCTGGAGTATTACATCAATGTTTCCTTTGGCTTCTAATCTAATTGCATCATTATCCAATTCACCTTCTAATTCTTTCAGCCTTATGGCGAGTACATCCATTCTGGTTCCGTCAATACTATCCCCGTCTGAAGTTATTTTTAACACTTTAACTCCAAGGGATTTATTAACTTCGGAGAACTTTTGATCCACATAGAAGGTGGACCTTCGAGATGAGCTAAACGTAACGAGTCTAGCGGCTTGCGCTGTTTGAGAGATCAACAGCAGAGCCAACAGAACTAATGAAATTCTTTTCATTTTCATGCCTCCTCGCATTAGTGTTCCAATGCATAGTTATGCACGAGGAGGTCATTATTAGCTAAAATTATATTTAGGTGGTTTTCACCGCTTGTATAGGGGTTTTACTGATTTTTCACCGCCCCTTTTATGCTGGCCCAGTCCCAGTTTTCTCTTATTTTTTTATTCTGTTCCCAAGTTGCTTCAAGCTGTAAAGGGTTTAAATCATGGTCTTTGAATACAGCGATAAGTGCATTTATATCTTTTGGGAAACACTTGCCACCAAAACCTCTGTCGCCATCGTGACCAGGAATACTTGTGTGAGCCTTGGCTATTCTACCATCACTTAAAACCCCATCCATAATGCTAAGCCAATCAAGTCCTAATCTATCAGACAGCAATTTCATCTCATTAAAAAACAAAACCTTGGTAGCCAAGAAACCATTAGCCATATATTTAACTAATTCCGCTTCTTCTGGACCCATCTCAAACACGGGACATTGAGGAAACCTGCTTTTATATAGATTAGCCACCTTCCAGCTAGTAGCCGCATCTAAACAACCAACAACCTGACGGTTGGGGGTAATAAAATCAACTTGGGCATTTTTTTCTGTAAGGAACTCTGGGCTATGGACAATGGGTATTTCATACTTTTCACTTAGCTGTCTTGTAGTCCCTACTGGGATCGTAGATTTGATTATAAATATCGTTTTTTGATTAAGCCTAAACTCATCTTTGAGGGAATTAAAAAAATCATCTATGTAGCAGATGTCTGCCTTGCCCCCTTCTATGGTTTCCATAGGTGTTGGAAGACACACGAATACGAAATCAGAATTTACCACCACATCAAATGGGTGTGTTGTTTTTTTTGGATCAATATCATAACCCCGCACATCACATTCATACTTAAAGCCATTAAAAACAGCACCCCCCACGAAACCCATGCCCACCACACCAATACTTACCATGATTGAACTCCTCAAATAAGACATTGATAAAATAGTAGGAATGGCATAGAATCGAAGACCTGAAAGGAGTTGTCAACTTTTGAAAGGAGTCAAAAATGCGCAAGGATTGCGGAGTTTGTGGGGATTCCTTCGTGGATCATTCCCCGCACGGGAGCAGGAAGTTCTGTTCTTCTAAGTGCAAAACTAAAAACAGCAATGATAGGAGAAAAGCTCGACAGATTGCTGCACGAAACAATCAAACGTGCGAACTATGCGGAAAGACGTTTTCTGCCAAGATGCTGAAGAAGTATTGTTCGACAAAGTGCCAAATGAAAGTCAGTCGAGCAAATGTGGTAGCCCGTAACCAGAAGCGGTTGAAATCACTGACGTGCGAACAATGTGGTGATGAATTCTCAGCAAAACGAGGCGGGAATGGGATTCGATTTGGTAGATGGTGTCCAAAATGTCAAAAAATAAAGAACACCAAGAGCAGCAGAAGAACCCGAAAACTAAAAGCGATAAAACGACGCAAAGAGGGAGTATGCACTCTTTGTGGCGAGACTGCTGCGGAAGGGAAAGCGAAATGCCAGAAACACCTAGATCAATACAATGAATATGCGAAACAGGCGTATCGTCGTAAGATAGAAAAAGATAGCCAAGATAGCCTTCTTAAATACCCGTTGGGGACATTTATATTTATTCCTACAACCCGCCAAGAAAAGAAGAGTGAGGCCACAAATGCCCAACCTGGATCTGAAGAAAAAATTCTTACTCTTCAAGAGCGAGTGAGCAAAGGGTTGCCATTATTTCACCCCGAAGACAGGACAAACAAGATGCCTCAATTTAATTTTGAAGCATGGGTCGCAGATGATCACCCTGAACCTACAGTGTCATCTATGGCTACAAAAGAAAGGGATTGCGACTTCTACGCAGATGAGCTTAATACAAAACATCCAGTTCATTAATTACACAAGTCACCTGATCTTCGTATCTAGCAACATCAATTTGCTTCCTCCCAGGAGGTAGTTTTTTGAGTTCTATTTCTAATTCTGTAACATGACAATTAATTACCCGCCAGTGATTTTTTGATAACTCTTTAATCTCTTCATCTATATCGCTAACCTCTTTGCCAGGAAAATATTGCTTGATTTGCGGCCTGCATTCTTTTAAAATCCTCATATAAATGGGGGTATTGCAGGCACAACCTGGATTGCTTAGATATTTCTGTACATCATCCTGAACTTCCAGAGGCAGGCTCTCCCTGAACCTCTGGTCCCTCATCGCCTGTTTGATGTCCAGAATCGTTATTTTCCTGAGACTTTTCTTCATCTTCTATTTGTAACTTTCTAGGAAAAATCACCCTTCCACATTGAGGGCACTTGAACCTTTTCTTTTGTGGTTTAAATTTAGCTGGAATAGCCTTCTTTGTTTCAGGATCTAGCGTGGGCGGTGAAGTCATTAGCGGAGAAGTCTTAATTTCTACCAATGAATCATCAGAGCCATCAGTGATTTTTTTATAATTGCATATCTCGCAATACAAAAGATAGGTTTTAATCGCCATTTTCGTTTAGATCAATTACTGTTCTTGCTTCAAGAGCATTCATGTGGATAGCAGCCAAGGCAGACAGATAACTTCCTGCGCACCCGCAGAAGAAAGCAACAAAGGCTTGGCTCCAAAGCGGCATAAACATCGCTATTGTAAAATAGCCGCTTATCAAACCACACCAGAAGCCAGCGCATTGATAGCATTCAAACAAGCTGTAAACTCTCTCCGAGAGACGTTTCTTAAGCCAATTTCTTGCACCGTCAAAGATACTTCCATCTACTACAATGTGTGTCATTCCAATAGATGCAAGAATAAACAAGATTACGTTCGCTATTTCCATTCTTTCACCCTCATATGATTATTCGAGTTTTTCTTTCAAAAAAATTTAACGCCAGAAGGATACATATAGCTGATTACCCTTCCTATAGGTGGAAAATCCATTGTAACCACTTATTTCGCAGATTGCTTCTGGATCTTCTACCGAAACTTTAATATTCCTTACTATATGATAGTCGAGATTGTCCTCGATAACAATATCCTGACCTAAATATTCTTCCAGAATTTTAATGTGTTCATTATTGGTGCGATTTAGAAAGTCAAATAAAGATTGCCTTATGAGTGATCTCAACCCATACATTTTACCTAACTTCCATTGCCTAAACAGAAACTCAAAATCAGGCAACTTGGAATGTAATTTTTCATCAAAGAACACAAGGTCTTCTACATTGTCAATATTTATCGAAAGCATACTAACTTAAAGTAATAACATTTTTGAATTTTAGGAGAACATTATGCCAGATGCAAACGATGGTGGTATGAGCATTCAAGGAAACCCAACACCGGCTTTTCAACAAGCTATGAAACAAGTTCAAGCTGAGAAGACTGAAGGGGGTGGCGAAGCTGCTCCTCCTGCTCAACAACCTGCCAAACAAAGACCGCCTATGGGACCAACAACAGCACCGACTGGTCCTTTGCAAGATATGTTAAAAGACTTGCAGGTTTTAAATTATGAAGAAGTAGTGCTTCCATCCAGAGGCGTATTTTACTCGGATGACAGCGTTCTAAGTGGTGGAGTCTTACACGTAAGACCCATGACAGGTGCCGAAGAAGAAATTTTAGCTACGCCTCGTTATGTAAAGAAAAACGAAGCCATCGACATGATCTTCAGAAAGTGCAGTCAAGAAGATTATAACCCATTGGATCTTCTAACTATTGACAGAACTTTCTTGCTGATTTGGTTGCGTGGTATTTCTTATTCCAACGAGTATGAAGTAGAAGTTAAGTGCCCAGAGTGTGATGCCAAAGGTGGCCAAGTCATTAATCTGAATGCACTAGAAGTTAATTATTGTCCCGAAGACTTTGGCTCAGCCAACATGATGGGGACACTCCCTAAAACAAACTACAAGTTTGCCTATAAATTGTCCACAGGTAGAGATGAAAACAAAGTCAACGCATACAGAGAAAAAAGAGTTCGTCAATTCGGAGCAACCGGAACCGATGATACTTTGACTTATAGAACCGCTCAACTGTTGAACAATATTGGTGAAATTGATGATGCCAATTCCCTTACCATCCTTCTGAAGCGACTTCCCATTTCGGACGTATCATATTTAAGAAGTTTAGTCAACGATCCGCCGTTTGGCGTAGACACTGAAGTTGATTTAGTTTGTCCTTCCTGTACAGCAGACTTCAACATTGATATGCCGCTAGAAGCGGGTTTTTTCTTCCCACAATACAAGAGGAAGGAGGAGGAGTAAATTGGGAAAAGTCTAGTCTAACTTTTTTCAAAAGATGGCTACATGAAATTTTCTTTCTATGTTATCATATGCCTGGAATGGGCGGATTTGAACAAGTTTTAAGAATACCTGTTTATATGCGAAAAGAGTTGATACATTTGTTTGTTGAACAGAAAGAAAAAGAACACAAAGCTATGGAGCGTGAAAGGAAAAAGAAGAAATAATGGAAAGATACCAAAATCCCAAAGTAGGAGATGACTTGACACTGCGGCAGTTGTTTTGGAACGCCAACGTGCCTACTGATGTTTACTCCATAAAAAAAGTAGAAATTTATCAACACGATAATGATGAGCCTGACGATCTTACCAAAAGACGCCTCGTTCACACTATTGATGAAGCAGACATCACCCATGATGATACTGGAACTTATCGTGCAGAAATAAATTTAGAGGACAGGCTGTTTGTTGTTGGTAATTATTCTGATGTATGGCATGTTGCTTTTGAAGAATACAATGAAGATGAAAATGACATTGCTGAAGTAACGAATTACTTCCAAGTTTTCAGAGATTTGTGGTTCACTTCTCCCGTTCCATTGATCTATGATTTTTCATTTTCATTTCGTCCAAATCAAATAGCACAAGGAGCGAAACAATACCTGATAACCCAAATAACTCCTAATGTGCCTACCGCATCTGAATTGGAAAAATACTATTGCAATATAGCTGTGGTATCTCCTTTATACATTTCCATTGCCCAAAGCTGTGGTGATTGTGTACCTGAAGAAGAAGATTTAAGATTGGTGGTAGACAGAGAACTCGTTCAAATACGAGAACATTTGTATGGATATTACAAATGGGACACAACAGATGTTCCTTGTGGTATCTACGATGTGTGGTTTGAGTTAGAGGTAGGTGATAACCTATACATCTCTCCTAAAAATCAAATTCAAATATTCGGATAGGCCAAGCCCTTAATTTAACCTGTTAGCTACGGATAGCTTACCCTTGGCCGACGTATGGCTCTGAGACCTCGCTTTCAGTGCTAAAAGACCCTCGGAAGGTATCTTCCGGGGGTTGTTTTTTTCACATTGCCTCTATCTGTGCTATACTGGTAATGGAAAGGTCTCAGGACGGATTCTGCGCATTCGGAGCAAGAAATGGATCAATGGAATACGAGAAAAAAAGCATATCGTCGGTTGATGATGCCTAACGACTGGGTGGAAATTCGAGAATACCCCCCACAAGTTAGAACTGTTCGGATAGGCTCGAAAACTTTCGTATTACAGTTCCCATACACAGTGTTTGCAGGCACTTGGGAGGACTGGGATGAATACGATGAGCAATATAAAGTGAGTCTTTCTGTTGGATGGTCAAAAAAACCGATTACATCAATGTATGACGTGATCTACCATCCTGTTCTACCACATGTTCAAACTGGTTTGAAGATGTGCATGTCAGGAATGTTTGATTACGGCAATTGCGACTCGGATGATCTAGTAAAGGATTACTGGTGTAGCAGGTTCGCATCATTTGGTTCTGGTCACTGTTCCATTGGGTCAAGAGAAGCCCTTAGCGCTAATTTTGGAAGATTAGCCTCTTGGAGAGATTTAACTTTAGAACAAGTAACAGATCAGTTGTGTTATGGCCCTAGATGGTTCAAAACTTTTGCTCTTGGTGCAATGGCAGGATACTATGGAGATAGATTTAAGTATTCACTCAGGGGTGTTAAATTCTTAAAAAGCATCAGACGAAAAATGAATCAAACCGATAAGCGAAACGCTAAAAATGCCGGGTTGAATAGCAGTGGAGTCTGCAACATAGACTCTCTAGTTGACTACGATCTGAATGGAGATTATTAGTCTTTTCGTTTGATTATGAATTTCTTTGGCTTCTCGCCTCGTTTTTTCTTCTTTTTCTTTTTCTTCTTGGGTGGCTTAGCCCATGTTGCGCCTAACGGTATGTCTTCCGAATATCGTTTTGCTACAAACGAATCGGCAGATTCGGTGAGTTTAGGGGGGGATTTTATTGAACCTGTGAGATAAACGCCACTCTTTAGGTGAGTTTTACTTTTTTTTTCCAACCTCTTTTGTCGGCATACGTGAAGCCATAGACATGGGATCTAATGGCATCACTATCATGCACTTTTTCATCTTTCGGTTTTTTCCAAGCGGAACCGAATCTCATTTGTAAAAAGTGCTCTGGGTCTCTTGGTGCCCACATTTTCTTGCCGAAAATCTCTACCCTGGTCAATTCTTCTACCCACCAATCAGGAAATGATTTAGGTGCGTTGAGGCCAGGGCTTTTATAGATGTTCTTGTGATTATCATGTCTCCAGAAAAATATGTCTAGTGTCATGTGGTTCTTGCCACTACGGCATATTTTAATATGGTCATCACCAGGGCGAATTGGTCTTTTTATACCCATAGCAAAGCCATCTTTTTGCACTCTATCTTTTAAATCTAATATTTTGGGTCGATCCTCTACAAATGCACACAAATCGGCATCTGTATCATGTGGAACTGTTCTTCCTTCTCGAACAGCACCTAGAAGCGTTCCAAAATCAGCCCAATACGTGATTCCTTCTTCTTCCAATAAATCTATAGTATACCAAATTAACTCCCTGCAATGCTTGATGCAGCAAGGAGGCATTTCTCTAGTGTAGATATATGGTTCGTTGCCCCGTTTCCTTTTCAGGTATTCTGGATTCCGAGCTTTTACTCCAAGCCCGTAATTATGGTAAGGGCACTTCCTTGTGGCAACGGTACAACCGCGTAATACTTTTAACATATGATTTAAAAATCTTCTTTCAGAGGCTCTCCAGGTTTTCTGAATCTTTCTCCTAGTTCGGTAGTTGAAACATCAGGAGTCCTCTTAATATAGACTTCATTCGGCCACAATTCTGGACGCATATTGGATTGATCTTCCCCTTTTATCCAAACATCTGCTATTTGGAGGTAAGGAGTCATATCCATCGTGTCTAAAATAACAATTTTATCAACGTATTTGCATTTTCTGAGACCGACTATTCTTTTAATAAGAGACTCGAAGGGTCTGTCGTGTCCTTTTTGGACACGAACCCAGTAGTCGGTCATTATACCTACTACGAGGTAGTCACAATGTTCTTTGGATTGTTCAAGGACATTGACGTGTCCATCGTGCCACAAGTCCCAGACTCCAACAGTAAAACCTATTTTCATAATAATATATACCCAGATTATGGTTAAGTTTCTAGGCCCCTATTTTTCTAAACCTAAGTTAAATAAAGAAGTCGAGCCAGATTTTTCCATGTATGTGGAGCTAGAAAAGTTATTTTCTCGTATTCCACATGATGCTACGGTGCGTTGCGCCATCTATATGTGGAACGATAACACAGGTTTACCTAAAAAGGATTACAGGGATAAATGGAAGGACGAGCCAGGAAATCCTAACTTTGTTACGCAAACATTTGTAGATAGAGCCAGAAATTGCGATACTAAAATAATATTCGATAAATACAACGAATTCAACCATCCTGCCTTAGTAAAAAAGTTCAACCTTGCCTTCCATGAGAAAAACGTCATCATTGACACCCGCATTGGCACTAATGATCCAGAAGTAAGAAAAGAAATGGCCAAAGCTGAGGTAGAGGCTAAAACTGGTTACATGCACGATAAATTCTTTCTCATTTCCGAATTGGAAGGAATAGGCAAATATGTAATCATACAAACCACAGCCAATATTAACATTACCCAGACACACCAATTTAATAACATGGTGGTAATTTATGATGATAAAGACATTTACGCGAAATATTCTCATCATTGGAACGAACTGCAAGACACCATCAATTTAAGAAAAAACAAGAAAAAGCTCAGACCCAATCTAAACATATTCAGATTCGAGCCTCTTGTCCCAATAGAAACCCCTGCGGCAGCGTATTTCATGCCAAGGGATAGTTGTCCAGTTGAGAAAGAACTGCACAGGATTTATGAAAAAACAGATGGGGAGCGAACACGCATAGATGTGGCTATGGCTTATTTCACGAGAAGGAGAGTGAGGGAGTTCCTATTAAAATTCAAAGAAGGCGGATCTAAGGTGCGAGTCTTGCTAAGTGATGAGTGGCAAAACGTAAAAAATACCGTTCCATTTCTTAGGGAGAACAAAATACCATTTGCAATTGTTAGAAATGAGCATTACAACAAGGAAGTTTATATGTTAAATGATGAAATCCAAGTGCGAGATAACTGGCGTGGGAGGATGCATCATAAATTCCTATTAATAAAAACAGATGAACACCGAATAGTTTGGACTGGCTCCTATAATTATACTCACCCCGGCTTGAGACACAATGACGAAACTGTTTTAAGAATAAACAACCCCACTGTGTATTATCAATATAGGCATCAATTTGAATTGCTTTACAAAGCCGAAAAAAGACTACACAAAAGAGTGACCCACCTATAATCTTCCTGCCTTTTTGGATGCTGTGATTCTCTTCTTCACTGCGGCAACTGCTTTTTTGGCCCACACAATATCATCGGTGGTGCCATCTTCTACGAGTTCTTTTGCTGTGTGGAGATGCTTGTGATCCCAAAAAGGGCCTTTCCAGACATCTTCTGAACCATCTTCGGCCTCTCCGTAGGTTATATCCCATACTTTGGGGATATTAAAACATACGAAACAAATGCCTGGATATGTTCTGCCATCTATGTATGGGCATGTTTTGTGCTGGTGCCCAGTACATATTATTTCCATAAAAGTTCCACAAATTGGACAATTATCAGGATTCCTCGCCACCCTTGGCTTCCTTAAACCAGAATTCGTCTGGCAATTCTAACAAAGCGGTTAATGGTAACACAGCCCAGTCGTTGTATATCATGTGGAAGGACTTCCAGATTACAAGATATGGCTTCCTGCGCATAGGTAGGTCAATTTTTCGGACAAGCGCTACCCAAGGTTTGTAATCTTTCTTCCAAGTAATTATAGGCAATCTTTCGCTTCGTTTAGCTTCATCAATGGATTGCTCTATCCAAGAATCAATTTTAGCGTATCCCTTATTGGAACCTACGCAAAAATGCAAATCTAAGTCATTATACCCATCTTTGCATTCGATTACAAATTTAAAGTTTTCAGGACAAACTATGTCTCCTGAATAGGTATCAGTAGCGTGCTGAGGTAAAAATGACACCTGCCCCCAGCGATTGCCCGATCCAACAGTTCGAGTAAACTCGAATCCGAATCGTTCTTTTAGAACCTTCGCTAGGTTTCTCTCACCCCGTTTGCCTTTTTCGCCGGAATTCTTTTTTTTCTTTTTTTTCTTCTTTTTCTCGGCGTCAGCAATCACATCATCGAAATTAATGCCTTCAAAGTCCATAACATAAAGTAGTTAAACATCCTCCTTCTGGATAAATATATTTAGACAAGGAGGATGATATGAACAATAGAAGGGTGATGTTTTTAGTTCTAGCGTTTGCCATATCGGTTTTATTTTTCGTTCATGGTGCATCGCAACCGGCTCAGACAGGCGACTTTCAATCACAGCAGCCAGTGCAGCAGCACCCGCTTCCAGGGGTGCCTGTGCCGCCTCAACAACAACCGCCGCCTGAATTGCAGACTCCAGTGCCGACCTTTTCAACCTATCAACCCGTTAAAGAAGCGGATAGTAGTTTGGGAAAAGTGTTATCAGATATTGAATCTCATATGCCAGCAGGGCACATTTATAGAGATTCTGACCGTATCACATGGGCACACGAGACTTCGCACGGGTTAGCCAGTAAATTAAGAAGCCACTTTAGAGAGCAAAGCTCTCGTAGAATTAATGCTTTTTATGTTCTGGATGATAATGTTGTTGTTATGGAAGAGCCAAAAACCACCATGCAGGCAGCAGCTAAATATGTTTCTCCACAATTAAGAGGAATGTCATACAATCTTTATATGGTTCAACAAGCTAGATCGTGGGGGGATACTCCTTTATACATATGTGATGAATGGATTGCCTACACAAATGGCTCAGCTACAAGGATAGATTTGAAAATTCAAAGCAGAGGCGAAACTGTTACGCAGATGTTAGAATTTACTGTGTATTCATTATGTATGGCAATGTCAAATCCAGAGAGGTTAGATCCTCAATTTAAAAGTTTCATGGCGTGGCACATCAAAAGGGTTATGGACCTATATAATGCTAACCTTAGCATAGGTGATACCAGTAAGGCTACGGCTTACTTGAATAAAATAAGGACAGCCGATGACGAACACGCTAGAAACATGAGGTCTTTTGCTAAGGAGTATCTGGGTGAAAGGTGGACAAGAGAAATTTTGGGTTTCTAAAATGCTAAAAAGAGTAGGTTGTAGATTAGATACGCCTAAATGTGAAAAGAAAGACTGGCCAAGGGTCAATAGAAAAAGAGTCATGCCCCCCTGTTGTGTAAATCATCTGAGGGATGTGCTGTTTTACTTGCATGATTTATTTGAAGAACAAAATATTCACTATTGGTTGGATTTTGGAACGCTTCTAGGGGCTGTAAGAACAGGAAAAAACATTCCTCACGATACCGATGGGGACTTAGGAGTGTTTTATTCAGATAGAAAGAAAATAATAGGATTGAGGGACCGAATTAAAGCAGACGGTTATGGAATGTTTATTCACAAGTCTAAAAACGCTGCTGAAGAAAAGATTCATGGACAAACTGTAATTAGAATCCCCAGAAGTCCCACTAATCACATGACTGTAGATTTGTTCTTTTGGAAAAGAGATGTATTAACAAGAGAACTTACTTCGGATGGATTAAACATTCATAAATCTTTCCCTGAAATATTCATTCAAGGTCGCAAAGAAGTAGAGATGTTTGGCAGGAAATTATGGGGACCAAATAATGCCAAAGAATTTCTAAGGTTCAGGTATGGGGCTGATTGGTATATCGAACAGAAAAAAAAGGTGAACTTTAGAGAGGCCGATGAAACTCACGAAGGCATATTTGAATTTGGAGACTTTCAAGAAACCAAATTGAAAATGGTTTAAAGGATGATTTGCTTCCACGGAAACCTCAAAATCCTTTTGGGCCTATGGGGTTTATAAGGTTCTTTTTTGTCTTGAAGCATCAGTCTTGAAGGTTCTGATTCTTTGTCTTCCGGGTTATCTAATTCAACCACTCTGCCTTCATATATCATATTTATTTTAATATCATGCAAAGGCACAGATTTATGTCCTCGAAATTCGCATTCATATTTAAAATATATATCATCATGTCCATATTGTCCAGAAAAATCCTCGTCATATCCCCCTATTTTCCAAAACAAATCCCTAGTCAAAAGAAAAGAAGATGTGTTGTTGGCCACCCTTTCGCCTATATGAACTACAAAATCATATAATTCATTCTCCTCGTTTTCTATAGCATCCATTATTTCAGACATAGACTCGGCTGCAACCCAATTATCTACGTCTGCGTGAAATGCCCAAGGAGTATTAGTCATGCACATTCCCAAATTAATTGCACCAGGGATGTTCCAATAAATATCTTTAGTAATCACAAACAACTTGATTGAAAGTTTGTTTTTATAGGGTCTCACTATGGGGGCCAATGGTCTAGTTTTAGAACCATCATCCACCATTACAAATTCCAATTGAGATAAAACATCCGAGGGATAAGAAGACCATAGTTCTAGCTGTTTTTCGATGAATGGTTGATTGTAATAAGTAATCACATACGTTAATTTTGACATAATTCACCTAACAATCTCTTTCTTATTTTGTTGACTTCATCAATTACCAAGTTCTTTTTGATAAACCTACGAGAATTAACATACAGCCTGTGTCTTAATTCTCTATTTTCTATTAGCCTAATTATACGTTCTGGGATGTCTTGGGGTTCCTTATAGTTTAGGATACATCCTTTCTTGCTCCATTCTGAAAAATTAGGAGCCACCGTGACTGCTCCAAAATAAGTTGCTTCCAACCAAGCTATATTTGATTTACAATAATTAAAAAAGTGATCTTCCAGGGGATACAACAAAATACTTGGGCCTATATTTAGAGTTTTTTTAAAATAGCCCAACAAAGAAGGGTTGTAATCTACACACATGGTTCCCTTCTTGTTTCTGAGGAATGATTGATCGCCTCCTCCAATTACGACCCATAACCAATCACTATGAAGTGGGTGAATTTTTCTGTATGCTTCAAAAAGAATGTCTAAGTCTTTGTCGTGAGTGTCAGAACCCCTCCAAAAAATCATTTTTTTGTTAGAAATCTTAAACCCATCTTTTAAAAGAAAATCATCAAAAGCATTAGGGACCACATGTGCCGTCTCACCTAATCGATCAAACATTCTCTTTAAAGGAGTGGTTGAAACAGTCACTAAATCAGCATATTTAGCACACTCTCTCATTACCTTTCCTCGTTGGACATTCAGACTTGCATCTGCTCTCCATGAAGGTATATTCATTAAATTATCATCATAATCAACCCAGGTCTTAATTCCTATGTCACTTGTTTCTCTAAAATACTCTAGCATCTTAGGGGTTACTGGTCTTTCAAAATAAACCACTGATGCATCTGTTATGTGCATCCAGAGAGGTTTATCATCTTGAGAAATATCAACAACACTAACCTTTAGGTCCATATTATTGGCTAATCGCTTAAATGGGCCTACGGATCTGTAGAATGGACATGCGCCCTTGAGTCCCTCTAAAATTAAAACCACTTTCATAGGAACCCCTTAAAATTGAGGTTGCCCCATTGGTGGTTGCTGAGGGGGCTGACCTTGCCCAGGCATTGGCGGCTGTCCTGGTGTCCCAGGCATAGGAGGTTGACCTCCTATTTGAGGTTCCATTGGAGGATTGGGCGGCTGCTGTTGTTGCTGTTGTTGCTCTGGGGCTGTGTCCCCTTCTGGTGTTTCATCAGGCAATTGTGCTGGTTCAGCACCTTGTTGCACGCCCATTTGATTAACAGGCATTCCTAATTTACCAGATAATTGCTCTAACTCCGTCTTTATGCTAGGCATAATTTGTTTTAATTCGCCTTTTTCGTCAATCGTCTTAGCTAAAGCTACCCCTATTTTCTGCAAGTCTTTTAAATACTGTTGTTCACTTCTAGGCCAAGGACTATGCAGAACCCTCCTGATCGCTGTAACCACCTTCTCAGCAAATCGAACATAGTGTCGCTCGCCCATACCCGGTTCATCTTGCTGTAAATCATGCACAGCGCTTAAAATATCGCCTATTTTTTGGCCCAAATAGACCCTGTTTTCATTCAGAAGAAAGTCTTTAAATTGCATTGTCATGTTATTATTTATTAACCTTCTCTACGTTTTTGAATGGCTGCTTTCACAAGACCATTAAATAATGGTGCTGGCTTGTCTAATCTGCTTTTAAACTCTGGATGAGCCTGCGTCCCTATGAAATAAGGGTGAACCTCACGTTTTAGTTCCATGATCTCCACTAGGTTCCTTTGAGGATTCAATCCTGAAATGTTAAAATCAGGAAACTCATTGACTAAATCAGCGTTGACTTCATATCTATGGCGGTGCCTTTCACTAATGTTTTTCTTTTTATACAACTCGTGAGCAAGACTGTCTTTAGCTAAAGCACAATCATAAGCTCCAAGTCGCATTGTAGCTGATTTCTTTTTGACGGCCTTCTGTTCTTCCATGAGATGAACTACAGGAAACTCAGTATCAGGATCGAACTCTTGACTATTGGCGGTTTCTGCCCCCATTAAACGAGCATATTCAATTACAGCACACTGCAAACCTAAACAAATACCTAAAAACGGGATCTTCTTTTCACGACAGTATTTAGTTGCCTTGATTTTGCCTTCTATCCCTCTCGCATCAAAACCACCAGGAACAATCACACCATCTACATCACCAAAGTGGTTGTTGAACCCCCTCATGTCCTTGTAGTTTTCAAGGGTTTCTGCATTAATCCATTTAATATCCACCTTAATGTCGTTTGCTACGCTTGCATGATACAAGGCGTCTTTTAGACTAATGTAAGCCTCATCGCAGTTTTCATATTTACCCACAATTCCAATGCATACATGGGTGTCGCTTTCGTCGCATGATGTAACTTCAGCATGTTTTTCCACTAAATCCCGATATTTGTGGATTCTACAACCAGTCCTTTTTATGCGAAATTTATCGGCAACAAAATCATCAATATGCCTGTTGTAGAATTCAATGGGAACCTTATAGATTGTAGAAACATCTGGGGCATCAAACACAGCCTCGCGGGGCACGTTGGTCAGGTTAGCAACCTTATTTAATATATTGTCAGGCACCGGCCTGTCCACTCGACAGAGCAACATCTCTGGTTGGATACCAAAACTCTGCAAGCCTTTCACAGCAGCCTGTAAGGGCTTTGTTTTAAATTCTTTTATAGTGGGTATCCAAAGTATCGGGGCGACCATTGCAATGATGCAGTCGTCCCAATTTCGTTGTTTAAAATTAGCTATAGCGTGATAGAACTGCCCCGATTCTGTATCGCCTACTGTGCCGCCAATTTCAGCAATAACAATGTCAGAAGTTTTGCCTAAATTATAGAGGCGATTCTGTATTTTGTCAGTAACATGGGGGATCACCTGAATGGTGTCCCCCAAGTATTTGCCGTCTTCTTGTTCCTCAATCAACTCTTTGTAAATAGTCCCAGATGTGCAGATGTTGTCTTTGGAAACTGTGGTCCCAACAATTCGCTCATAATGGCCTAAATCTAAATCGGTTTCTGTGCCATCATCACACAGAAAGCACTCCCCATGCTCACGAGGAGCTAAAATACCAGCATTGATGTTCAAATATGGATCAAATTTAATTAATTGGACACTTTGACCTCTTAATTTCAATAACAGCCCGATAGATGCTGCTGCTATACCTTTGCCAGTTCCGCTGATGACACCACCGCAGACTATAATTGATTTCATTTTTTCTTTCCTCAGACATGCAATTCACAAACACCACCAGCACAAGCCACGGTTTCCTTCAATTCTACGTTGTTTTCTTCTTCAATGAATTGGTCGTAGGGAACATCTTTGTATTCACGGTTTAAATCCAACCAATGCTTCCAATTATTCACATCTTTAAGTAAATAAGTGGTCTTTTTAAGATCACCATTTAAATACCTATCAGCGAACTGTCTCATTCTTCTTACCCAATCCATTTTCTTTTCCCAATAACGGTGTTCTCCATTACTGGGTTCTATTAATTCATCTCCAAGACCCATTACAGCATCACATGCAGCCCAAAGATTATTACCAAAAGCATGTAATCCATCTACTACTAAACCCGACGCCATTAACGCCCCATCTCCATATTCTCTTAGGACTTCCGTAGGCAGCTTAACCTTTACCATCGGGGCTTGAGGATAATCTAAATCACCTGATGCTGGCAATAAAGAGATTCCCGCAAACCACTTTCTGTTCTTATAGATATAGTCTGCTACGTCGTCCCACTCATCATCTCGGATATTAATTGTATTAGAGACATTGTGGGACAACCAAGGCTGACTGCAATTATCAGCAACCTTGCCGCTTTCTACCCAATGTCTCTGTGTAGATTTAACATGTTCAAGAAGATCGATGGCGGAAATCTGGTTCTTTGTTTTCGCTCCGTCAGGAACCTCAACACAAAAGGTAATAACTTCATCTGTCTTGTTTGCTGCCCACACGCTGCCTTCAACTGCAACTGAGTTGTATGATTTGAAATAACCTAAAACGGGTTCAAGTGAATTGCCTTGAACCCGCCTAAAGTATCTTCTAGCGTGGTGTGGGTGAATACCACTGGCTGTGCCTAAAACACAGGATGTAGTTCCCGCAGGTTTTACACAAGTGGTTCTAGCTGCTGGATTGATGTCGATCTTTTTTGCCATCCATTTATTAGTCTTAACAACAAGCCGAGCCATTTTCTTTTGTGTGTCTGGATCGAAAATAATATCTGGATTGTCCATCATTCCAGTAATAGAAACCCCCAATAAAGCCTCTTTACGAATTATAGACTCTGAGATGGGTCCAAGATATTCAAAATCAGTGTAACCAGCTTGAAGTGTTCCAAGAATTGCTGCGCCTCTGGCTGCTAATGCAAAGTCTTCTTCGCATCTTATTTTCTTACCATTAATTTCACAAAGGTTGCAAACTTGCCAACCAGATTCACCTTGTTCATTCTTGGCGAAAAGACCTATTTCTCCACAAGGATTGAACCCAGCTTCTAGATCATCGGTCCAAAAGAACCCTGGTTCGCCATATTCACGAACCGCCCCAATTATATTGAGGAAATCCTCTTTGGATGTTTCGCCTCTTATGAGCACTACTGAGTTGTTTGAACGGGCACGTTGCGGGTTTTCATAAAACCAGTTGCCAGTCTTGGCGGCTATCATTTCTTCATCGTCAAGACTAAACAAACAAATGGTGGCTGATCTTCGCACTCCTCCACTCAAAACAGCGTCAGATGCGTGCATGACAATATCATAAGCATCAATTGGTCTTAATTTAGTGCGGCCTTCTTCAACACACAATTCTAACAAGTCTCTGATTTTAACTAGAGACTTGCGTAGAGGTTCAGGGCCGGGGGCTTTACCGACGCCAGAGGACAGGTAAGATCCAGCAGGTCTAATTTCATCAAAATCAAATCTTACTGTTTTCCCATACCAGTCTGGGTAATCAGCGTGTGGCATATAAGTTGCCACTAATATTCCTAAAGCATCTGACCAACCTTCAATAGAATCAGGTATGATGAAGGTTTCAACATCCGTGTTATCTACGCCTCTAATTTCTGGAAGTTTATCTACATGATGCTTCTGCATGGAGAAACCGACACCGGAGCCACACAGGAGCATCCATAGAGCTTCTTGAAAAAAACGTGGCCTATCACAGTAGCTAAAACTGCAATTGTAAAGCCTAGCATTTTTCTTTTCGATGGGATGACCGCCGAACTGCAATGCTCGCTGCGATCCTAAGAATCTTTTTTCCTTTATCAGTGGTCTAATCCATTCAATTTCCTCTCCCATATCAGGATATTTTCTAAGGTGCATATCCATCATGCGGTCTACTGCTTCTGACCACGTTTCACGTCTCTTTTCATTCTCTTTATAACAAGCATACCTTGAATAATAGGTATAATTCTGCAAAGCCTTAATTGACATAATCACCCTTTCAGATTCACATTCTAAGTAACACGGTAGAAGATATGTAAGTGTTATGAATCAAAAATATCCACTATTAATTGGAACGATTCGTAAGTATAGTGACACGCAGAATTTATTCAAGTATTAATTTTCATTTGAGAGAATTGTAAAGCCATTTTCTCTTCTAAGATGAACCTCACTGTGGCCTTTTAATAAATCCTGTAGCTGCTTATCGTGTGTCGTTACGAACACTTGTTGCTCTTGAGATAATTCTAAAATCATCTTATAAACAGACTCTTTACCGATTTCATCAATATTGGAACCCACTTCATCTAGGAAGATAAAAGATGGTATACATCCCCAACTTAATGCCATCACATGAGCGAAGGCACGGGAGATGGATAGGTTCAAAGTTCTCTGTTCTCCACGAGACATAGCGTGATAGACAAACGGATCGCCATCAGCGGGATTTCTTTCAATTGTCTCGTTTAATTCACTGTCTAATTTCAAACTGTAGGCTCCATCCAACAAAACATTAATCCAACGAGCAATACTTTCGTTCAAAGCTGGAACAACATCAGAAATAATCAGCTTTCGTATCCCAGTATCGCCAAATCCTTCAAACCAGTAATCATAGTAGGGTAAGAGCGATTCTTTCTCTTCTAAATCTTTCTTCTTATCCGCACATTCGGTTTCTTTGGTTTGCAATTCGTTACGTGCATCTTCTAAAATTTGCGTATAGGGAGTCTTGCCGCTATCAAAAGCACCCTTCTTCTTTATCAACTCTTTCTTTAATTGATCTATTTCCTTCTCCAAAAGCAGTGCTACGTTGTCACCTTCGGGTCGAGGGACTTTGGAGAAGCGAGCAAGCTCTTGATTTAACTTACTGATTCTAGCGTCTATCTCGCCCCTGCTGCCTTCAAGGACTGCTATATGCATTCTGATTTTTTTAATGACACCTTCTTTGTCAGTCGCCTCTTTATCTTTGTCTGCAAGGGTGCTCTTGTGGGTTTCAATTAGAAACTCTAATTGTGCTAGGTTATCTTTGCGGGAATTTACAGCATGATTGTGGTTGTCTTCCCCTACCAAACCCAAACAAGCAGGACAACGTGTTCCTTTTTTGTCTGCTATACCCTCGATAAAGGCCATGTCCGATGCGATCTCTTTATTGGCTCGCTCTATCTCTTGTTGTATGGTTTGAATATCAAGTTTAATTTTGTGAGCCGCTGTGGAGTAAGAATCTCTTTTAGTTTGAAGTTTTTGATGCATCTCATTTGACTCTGCTTTTTTGCCCTCACAATCTTCGATTTCAAGGCGTATCCTAGCAATACTGTCTTGAGCTTTTTGCCAAGCCAAAAGAGCCGCCCCCTCATCTGTGGTTTGCATCTCAGTTTTTAGAGATTTAATCTTCTCCATCAATTGCTTCATTTCAAATTTAAGATTAGAAACCCACTGTTCGTTTTGATTTTCAACTGACTGTATCCTAGCAGCAGCGGAATCACGATCTAAAGTCATCCTTTCGTAGTCTCTTATCAAGACTTTTAATTCATCTTTCAGGTCTTTTCGCATTTCCTTGACGGTATTGGCATACATCCTGTATTTTTCAAGGGACAATAAATTCTCAGCAATTTTTCGTTTATCAGCAAGTTCACATTCTAAGAATGCTTCATCATTTTTATCGGTAAACATGACGACATTAACAAATGTCTCATAGTTCATGCCTATTTTGGATATAATTAAATCTTGGGTGGCAATTTTACCCGATCCTCGGCTGATGTCTTTCCACTGACCATCTACTAATTCGTATAATTCCAGCTTGTCGGGCTTTCGTTTACGAATGACCTTGTATTTGTCCCAATGAACCTCAACATGCAGTTTGTTGCCAACTTTGTTATGAAATATATTGGTTTTAATTTTATTGTGTGGCTTTATTGTTTTGCCATACAGCGCATAGGTGGCTATTTCTGGTATTGTGCTTTTACCAGATCCGTTACTTCTGCCGGTTTCAACCACCAAACCAAAGACTTGGATTACATTTCCATAATCATCGAAATGGATTTCTATTCCTTCAGGTCCAAAGCATAAGAAATTAACTGCTTTGATGTATTTGAAACTAATTTTCCTCATATTCCATTTGATCCTGAATTATTCCTATAACATCTATCAGGTTATCAACCTCCGAAGGCGTGTATTCGATCCCCATTTCAGCCGCCACTTTCCTAAGTGTCAGCCTTTCGGTGGGTTCTCTTTCTCGCATTTGTTCAATTAAATCCCAATTCTTGCGAATTTTGACCTTTAGGTTGCTTAATCTTGTCCATGCCTCTTGTGCGTTTTCCTCTGGTATTCCGTGACTCAAACATACTTGGATAAAATCTAATTTAGACATTCGTTGTTCTCTTGCGTATTTCATTAAAGACCTTTAATAAAATAGCTTTGTCTAAATCGTTTGTCCCTTTCCAATCGAGATATTTTTCAGCCATCTTTTCTTCGTCGTTCAAGATGGACCTTGCAACCTCTATGGTTTCTTCTTCCTGTTCTGTCTTTCGTTTCTTGAATGCCTCTACTTTAACCTCTTTAAAATGAGGCGACAGCTTGTTTTGTAGGTCTATGTTTTCGGGATCGGTGAGGCTTTCTGTCAAGATTTTCAGAAATCCGCCTTCTGGATCAATGTCTTGTGCTTCGGTTGCCGTATAAATAAAGTGTTTGGGACTAAATTCATTTACAACGTATTTCTTCTCGTGTGTTTCGTGGTTGTAAATAATGACGTGTTTTTCATCAAACGCCTCACCGTAGCTCAATTGTAGTGGTGAGCCAACATATTCTATTTTTGGTGTGATTTGTTGTGCTGCGTGATAGTGACCAAGAAAAACTTGATTCCAGTTCTGAAACACATCACAATTAATCTTTACCATTTCCCCATCATGTTCTACCATTTCCTCACTACGGGTTTTGGCTCTGGTATTAAGGGTCGCACCATCTATAGCAAGGTGAGCAAACAACAATTTAAAATCATTGTCGTTGCCTATTGTGGCTAGAGCATCTAGGGGATTATCAGTGTAAGGCAGAAAGCTCACCGGATATTCAGGAACGCCTCTGCCTATTTGAGATACTGCTTGACAATGAAGCAGATTTAATGTGCAAGGCTTGTCAATCACATGAACGTGATCGAGTCCTGAGAGAGGTTTGAGACTGGTAACATCCCAGTTGTCGGAATACCACATATCATGGTTTCCGACCAAAAGATAGATGTTAAAAGGATTGAGTTTAACATACTTCTGAAATATCTCGAAAGTATGTTGATATGTTAAAATATCAATTTTCTGCCTATCGACAAAGAGATCGCCTACGCAAACGATGTTGGAGACATTGTGTTCGACGGCAGTTTTGAATACCCACTCTAAAGTTTCAAGACAATCCTGTAATCTTTCAACTTGCTTTTTATGAGGATGGATATGTATATCGGCAAAAATAAGAGTTTCCATGCAGGGATTTTAATTGAACTGCATGTAAAAGTCAAATATTAAGTCATCAAATGTTGAGGTTGAGGCGGCATTCCAGGTTGTCCTGGTGGTTGTCCAGGTGGTTGTCCAGGTTGTCCTGGCGGTTGCTGAGGCGGTTGTGGAGGTTGAGGTTGCTGCTGTTGTGGTTTTTGTTTCTGATCTGATTGACCATCTTCAATTCCCAAAATACGCTCTAAAACGCCCCAAACATCTAATGGTTTTAACTTTACGGGGGCTTGTTGTTGCCCGCCACCACCGGGACCACCCATCATCGGATCGCTACCAAGAGGCCCGCCGCCAATAGGATTAAGCCCACCACCCGGAGGAGGCATTCCAGGTGGCATTCCACCCATAGGACCGCCCATACCTGGAGGACCGCCCATACCTGGAGGACCGCCCATACCTGGAGGACCACCCATGCCTGGAGGACCACCCGGCAATGCGCCTGGTACCCCAATGCCTGGACCGGCTTCGCTAATCACTTGATCTTGGCAAAATTCTCGAAATTTCTTCAT